TAAAAAGTGCATTTTTGCTATTATAATAAGAATTAAGTTCTGCCGGTTGGGTTAGATATATGGAAAAGAGATTGGAATCAAAATATCTTAATACAAATAATAGAAATAAATAAAATATCAGATTGGAGCTTGCTCCGTTGACTGGTTTCCAGTCAACTAATTCTAGTTTTATAGAAAAGTAAAAAGGTATTTGCTTTAATGAATATATTTCCTAATAAATAGATAGCACATAATGTTAGAGTAGAATTTCCTTAGTTAAGAGAACAAACCGTTGCTTAGTCATGGGCAGCACAGATGACTCAGTTACCTTAGTTTACATTAAATGCTTCTCAGATTGCAAATGGACCTTGGATGATGTCAAGTATTCCAGCTGCATCGGTTCAATTTGAACCTATTACTATTTAGTTTTTACTTGATGAAAAATGGCAAGTATACGAAGAAATGTATAAATGGGCTCTAGGTGAAGGTGATTATATCAAAGGTCATTAGAATGAAATAACTACAACTCCTAGAGATATGCTTATTCATGTATTAGATAATAAGAATGAAAAAATTGTAATGACATTTAGATTTTAGAAGGCGTTTCCTAGTATGTTCGGTGGTGTAGATTTCGATTATTCCGATGAACAATCTACTTATAATAAACTTCAAATAACCTTCCAGTATGCATGGTTTACTATTGAAAGAAATGGTGAAACATTATATAAAGCTAAATTTAAGAAATAAGTTAATTAAAAGATCTTTTTGTTATAATTAAAATTATTTTTTTAGCAAGGAGATTTTATGGTTATTGTATTAACTGGTCAAAAACGTACTGGTAAATCTACAGCAGCTGATTTTTTCAATAAAAAAGGATTTAAATCAGTTGCATTAGCAGATGGTTTTAAACGTGATTTAGCGTTTACTATTGATCGATTAAAATTTTTAGGTAAACCTTTTAGTTATCAAGATGCAAATGGTGAAACTGAATTTGATAGAGAAGAAAAGATTTTTTCTAAATTTATAAGCGAAATTATTGTTCAAGAAACTTATAAAAGAATTTTATGTGGCGATCAAAAATATTATTTTGTTGATGATATTATTGATGAGTATTTTGATTCAGATGAACGAAAAATGTATTCATTTCGTGAATTGATGCAAATAACTGGTACTGATATTGGTTGTGATGAAATTGATACACAAATTTGGACGAAAAGAACTATTTCAGAAATTATTGATTCTAAAGATCAAAATTTTATCATTTCTGATTGTCGTCAAGATCATGAATTAAATGCATTTCGTAAACTAGGATTTAAAGTTTTACATATTAAACGAGACACAACAGGAATTATTTCTAAAGATTTTCACGTTACTGAAAGACCTTTACTAATTAAAGATGGTGATTCTGTTATTAATAATAATGGAACATTAGATGAATTTTATATCAAGTTAAATAATTTTTTAAACAAGGAATGAAAATGGACCAAACTCAATTATTACAACAACAAAATGCTGCATTAAAAATTCGTGTATTTGATGCAGAAGAAGAATTAAATCATATTAAAACAAATATACAATCGTTTTTAAATGGGGTTGCTGATTTACTTCAACAAGATCAAATCACTCTTCAAACGGTTTATGATTATATTAAAAACAGCAAAGACACAACTACAGAATCGGCTGAAGAAAAATCAGAAGATACTTTATTACTAGAGGGTAAAGAATGAGTAAAGTAAATTATGTTGGATGTAATCTTGGAAAAGTTGCTCAACAGATGATTTCTGATTTATATAAAGAATATAAAATTCCAGAAGAAAATCAAGTTAACTTAGACGATTTACATATTACTATTTTTAAGTCAGCTGAATTATTTGATTTTAACAGTGATGAAAAAAATCTTTTAGAAGCTTTAGATTTTAATGAAGTGGAAATTGATTATTGGACACCAACTGGCAATCAAATGATTCTAAAAGTTAAATCTCAATTCTGTAATGATATATTTGAATCGTTACAAAAAATTGCGAAACCTATTTATGATGATTACATTCCTCATATCACAATCGCAAGAGATTTACCGGTTGAAGTATTAAATACTTTACCAGAAAGATTAACTAAAGTAAAATTGAAATATTATCCAATTATTACTGAAGTTTATTCTAAAGTTCTTTAACAATTTAAATAATTTAAAGTTATATTAAACAATAATATGGTATTATAGATCTGTAAACAACAATACGGATCTATAAATAAAAACAATATAACAGATTACTTTCAGCAATTTCTCATTAATCAGAATCCTCTACATTGATTTTAATTTGAATAAAAGTAATCTGTTATGTTGTTTCATAAGTCCTCCTTGTTGTTTAAGTTGAAACGATTTAGCTTGCAGTAGTATAAAATACAGCAGATCTTATATTAAAATAAGTAATTTTCATTTTGGTTGAAAAAAGTTCGAGTAACAGGTCTCGAATTAAAATAATAAAATCTGGAACTATGCAAGCTGTTTTTATTTTGGTCCTATGGTGTAGATGGACAACATATCCGCCTGTCACGTGGATGCCTCGGGTTCGATTCCCGATAGGACCGCCAAAATTTAAATGCTCCGTTAGTCTAAAGGAAAGGCACCGGTCTTCTAAACCGGCAATTAATGTAGGTTCGAATCCTACACGGAGCGCCAAATATTCTAAATCAGAATACTAACAGCAATAAGTACTTTTATATTTTTTCATGGTTAGAGAGAACGATAAGATAGTATTCTGATTTATAATATTAAAAGCGGTTATCGTATAACGGCTATTATTCTTGGCTTCCAACCAAGGGATGTGAGTTCGATTCTCACTAGCCGCTCCAAATTATAAAATAAAAGTTTATACATAATTTTGTATGATATAATAAAACAGAATTACGTAATCGTGAGTGAACCACGTTAATAGTTCGGTAAGAGAGGCAAAGTACTCCTTATGGCTAAAACAGAGGTGTAGTTAGTAAAGACAATGTCTAAAGTCGAATTACTAAGTTTAATTTTATATTAAATGGTTTATAGATACCCAAACGAAATCTAAGAGGACACGTATTATGTATTCTTTTTGCAGTATTTACTACAAAATTTTACTTTAGATTTTCTTTTATTATTAGTAGAAAATTCTTTGTTACATCTATCACAAATGTATGTATATTTTGGTTTGTAATTTTGATACATTTCTTGTAATTTTTTATTAGGAAAATTAACTTTAAACCAATTGAACATAAAATCTAAATCTTTCTTATATAATATTTGTATATTATATCCTTGTGATTTTGCAGCATTTAATTTTAAATCTACTAATGGGGTATGAAATCCTTTTATTTCTATGATTGTATTATCTTCTAGAATAAAATCTGGATAATATTTTTTATTATTATCATATAAAATATAGAAATCACATCTTTTGAATTTTATATTATGATGTAAATTATAGATTACCCATAGTAATTCATATGTTGACCCGCAAAATATATTGTTATAATAACCCTGGATAGATCGACCACTATTTTCTCTATATCCTCCGGTGTTACCTTTATTAACATTAGAAATATGTTTCGCAGCACATTCTAGAGAACAACATTTTTTATTCTCTTGGCATGGATTGACATACATAATTTTATTACAAATAATACAATTTTTAATAATTTTAGGCTTCTTTAATTTTTCGGAAGCTTCTTTAAATTTAATCTAATTTTTGATAGATTTCTATAATTTTTCTTTATGTTCTTTAGACCATGATCTGCTATTAGCACATTTTCTAGAACAGAAAGCGCCGGATTTATTATGTAGTGTTTTACATTTAGGACATTCTTTCATAATATTATTTTAAATAAAAAGTTATATATATTGATTATTTAAATAAAATCAATTTAAAAATAAGAGTTCGATTCTCTTACGGAATACCAAATTTTGGATTATCTGCAGCAACTTAATTAGACTTGACTTTTAATCAATAATCTAGAAAGAATAATCCGTTTTATTTGGCTCAGTAGCACAATGGTTAGTGCGTTCGGCTGTTAACCGAGAGGTTATAGGTTCAAGTCCTATCTGGGCCGCCAAAATTTATTCTATGGAAGATTGGCCGAGCGGTTTATGGCATCTGACTCTAAATTAGACGAATCAGAAATGGTTCCGGGGGTTCAAATCCCTCATCTTCCGAAAGGGTTTTAGTATAGAGTTTTTTCGGAAGATGTTTTTTAAAATACTAACAGCAATTATTTGTCGCTGAATGTCGGCGGGTAGCTTAATTGGAAAAGCAGCAGACTGAGAATCTGTATATCTTGGTTCGAATCCAAGCCTTGTAAATAGTATTTTGTTTTATTAAAGTTATATTAAATCAGGATTCAAACAGCAATTATTTTTCTAATTTTTCCTGGTATGAAAAGGGTGTAGGTTCGAGTCCTACTGCGGAATTTCCGTATGGTGTAATGGGAGCATGTAAAAGAAAGAATCCTGATTTAATATAATTTGTTATTGCGATGAATTAGAGCTGGTGCACTAACTGGTCTCATAAGCCATGATTAGGTGGGTTCGATTCTCACCATCGCAACCAATAGGCCGTTAGCTCAGTTTGGTAGAGCAGTAGACTTTTAATCTATTGGTCACTGGTTCGAATCCAGCACGGCCTACCAATTTTATTGGAGTGTAGCCAAGTTCGGTTTAAGGCAACGGGTTTTGATCCCGTCATTCCTAGGTTCAAATCCTAGCACTCCAGCCAAATAATATGTAACACGCAAGTAGGTATGAATCTTCATAAACGGATTATTCTACGGTTTTAGATTAAACGCCTTTGTTGCAAGAGTAAGTGAATATGAGCAACAATACATATTAATTTTTCTCGGATTAGCTCAGTTGGTAGAGCATCTGGTTTGGGGCCAGAGGGTCAAACGTTCGAATCGTTTATCCGAGACCAAATGCCTTTTTAGTTTAACGGTAAAACGACTGTTTTGTAATCAGTTGTTGGGAGTTCGATTCTCTCAAAGGGCACCAATAAGTCTTTAGTATAATGGTATTATGCTGGTCTCCAAAACCATGCGATAAAGGTTCGAATCCTTTAAGACTTGCCATTCTCAATTAGCTCAGCGGTAGAGCAAAGTCTTGATAAGGCTTGGGCCACTAGTTCGAATCTAGTATTGAGAACCAATTTATGTGGCGGTATCATAAATGGTAATGATCTGGATTGTGATTTCAGAATATGTTGGTTCGAAGCCAACTCGTCACCCCAAATAACTATAATAATATTTGTACCTTAAAATTTTATGGAGTAGCTGATTTTGGTTACTCCTTTTTTATTATAGGCGGAGTATATATGAAATATGTGTTTAAATTATTAAATCAGCCTAATACAGATTTAAATTTGAATTTAGATGATTTGTATATCGGTGAGTATCAAAAGAGCATTACAGGTGATCTAGTCATCAAAATTAATTCAAATGTTCAAGAAGCTGAATCGTATGATTTTTTAATTCCAACTGATAAAGCAGAAAAACTTTATACCCGGCAATAAAAAACTATTTACATCTGTTAAAAATTTTGGTATTATATATTTTTGTTAAACAACAAAGAGGAATATAAAATGGCTTGGAATGATGGATATGATAGTTGGAGAACTGCAGAACCAGAACCAACAAAAGCTGAAATGTTTTCAGAAAAATATGTTGAAGAAAAATCTGAAGAAATTGTAAAATTTTTACAAGGATATGATGATTTAGATTTATGCGAATTTGTTGATTGGGATAAACTTGATAAAGTGTTATCAGAAAAGTCTGAAGAAGCATTACAAGACGCAAAAGACCAAGCAAAAATTGATGCATATGAATCTAGATTCGATTATTAATTAAACAAGGTGGCAAATGCCACCTTTATTTTTATGCTAAAAGTTCTTTATATTCTCTAGTTCTATCTTCTAATCCAAGTGTACCGCCATTAACACGTTTTGTTAATAACACAAAATCAGAAATTCCCTAAAGTTTATTTACATCCCAAAAGAATACACCTGTCAAAACAATCAATTTAGCTGAACTTAAAATTTTATCTGGATTCGATAAAATCTCTGGGTCATTTAACCATTTCTAAAATCTTGTGTAATTATCTTTCCCTGTTAATTGAACTACACCACGACCACGATATTTCCAACCGTCGCCTGTCGATGCCGGACCATTTCCCATTCTATTTGCATATACAATATTTGCAATTCCAACCTGGTCAGCTTTTTTAGTTATTACGCCGGCTTTATTTTTGATATAACCATATTGCTATGCAGTTACAACCTAAAAATACTTTGGAAACGTTTTTCTTAAACCATCAGAAGAGTAATTTAAATTTTCCTAAAATTTCTAAAAACCAGCTGATTCGTGGGCACATTGAGCAATAAACATGGCTAACTGATTATCGGTCTAAATACCAGCTTTTTGTACATTCTAAATGATCTCTTGATAAATTCCGGGCAATGCTTTTGGATATAATTTGTTGAACTTTTGTTCTGTTAGTTTAAAAGCCATAATCACCTCATAAAATTAAAGGCAGATAACTTATTGCCATCTGCCTTTATTATTTAATTTTAGTTATTTATTATTTTTGAGATTTGTGGTATTCGATACATTGAGAAGATTCTGGGTTTTTACAGATTTGATCTTCCATTTCAAAATACCCAGCGGCACCTAATGCTAATAAAATAAAAATTAAGTATCTGTATTTGTACAGAAGAACTGATACCTTTTCAGAGAGATCTGCAATTTTTGTTAATAAACTGCGGTTATCATTAAATTTTACGTTTTTCATATTGAACTCCTAGTTGTTTTGTTGTTAAGTTAATTTGTTTTTGTTGTAGATATAATACTACTTTTATCAGTTGATGTAAATAGAAATTTTAAGTTATTTTTAAAATTTTTTCATTAAATTGATATAAACAGGAGGACTTATGTCAAAAGTATATTTTATTTCCGATTTGCACCTTGGTCACCGAAACATTCCGAAGTATCGCGAACAATATGGTGACCAATTTAAAACTTTAGAATCGCATAATGAATTTATTATTTCTCAGATTCAGAAAACTGTTGGGCCTCGTGATACATTATGGATTTTAGGTGATACATGTTTTACTAAAGAAACGCTACCTTTATTAAATGAAATTAACTGCGTTAAACATTTGATTTTAGGAAATCATTGCACGGAACGACTACATATTTCAGAATACTTAAAATACTTTAAAGATATTCACGGAATGTTTAAACATAAATCCGGTATGTGGTTGACTCATGCTCCTATTCACCCAGATCAATTACGTGGTAGATTTAATATCCATGGACATATTCACGGTGATAAATTAAGTATTCAGTCATGGAAATATTTTAACTGCTCTTGTGAAAATATTAATTTTAAACCGATTGAACTTGAAGAAATTCGTGAAAAAATTTGGAATAACTTTCTGTTAAGTAATCAAGATATTTTAACAGAAACAAATATTTCAATTCAAGACATTTTGATTCATAATGGATTTACAATTCATAAAGTAAACAAAATGTTAAACAAAAATCTTTCATTGCCTGAGGTAAATCATGAATCAAAATAAAGAAGCAAAAGTTTTTAATAATCCATTAGGTATTCCATCAGAAAATATCAATGGACTTATTTCAAATGGTGTAAAAGATAGTGTTGAAGTTTCCTCAATAAAATCTATTATCACCAATTATATTAAAGGTAATGATTTACCTGAACATAAAAAGCTTCGATTAATTGAAGCAACAAATAAGTTAATTGTTTTACTTAACTGAGGATAATATGAATTACTTAGCAATGATATTAGGCGCCGTGATTATGTATGGTATTATGGAATTTTTCAAAAAACACAAAATCGTTAAAAAGGATGACAATGAATGAACAAATTAAACGTATCAATTATTTCTTTTGTGCTACTGGCTATTGTCGCTATTTTTGCAATCGGTTCATCGATTTATTCTGTAGATGCTGGCGAGACAGCTATTGTTACCAAATACGGTGAAATCGTTGACCAAAAAACATCTGGATTAAATTTTAAATCACCAGTTGAAAATGTTACATTTTTCAGTACACGCGAAGCTAAAGTAGATTTTGGTGATTTTGATAAAACTAGTGGTGATGTAATTTCTGGATTGTCTGCATACACAGCAGACCAACAAACCGCAACTGTTGCTTTAACTGTTACTTACCAGATTCACGATCCTGAACAAGTTTATACACGATACAAAACAACAGAAAACATGATTAACACTTTGTTGTCACCTAAAGTTCGTCAACAACTTGAAATCGTATTTTCTAAATATACCGCTCAAACAGCAATTCAAAATCGTGGTGAATTTGGCGCAGCATTAAGATCTGGTATTCAAGATGCGTTTAAAGGTTATCCATTAATTATTACTGATGTTCAATCTGTTATTAATTTCTCAAAAGAGTATGAAGCACGTATTGAAGCTTCTGTTAATAAAGATGTTGAAATCAGAAATAAAGAGCGTGAAACTCGAATTGCAATGGAAGAAGCACGCGCTCAAAAAGCAAGAGCTGAAGGTGAAGCCGCTGCAAGATTAGCGTTAGCTGAAGGTGAAGCTAAACAAAAAGTTGTTCAAGCAGATGCTGATGCTCATGCAATTAAAGTTAAAGGGGAAGCTGAAGCTGCAAATGTAAAAGCAATGGCAGATGCACTTGCTAAGAATCAAGAACTTGTTGCTCTTGAAACCGCAAAACGTTGGGATGGTAAATTGCCAACATATTTGCCTCAAGGTACTATGATGCCATTTATTAATTTACCGAATATGCCGCAAGCTGTTCAAAAATAATTTTATAAATTCTTAAAATAATAGTTTACATCCTCATTTGTTTTTGGTATTATAGATACATCAAAACAACAAATGAGGAATTTTTATTATGGAAACATTAGAATTTACAGGTGATAGCGAAGAACTTATTCTTGAAAAATTTAAGGATGGCTCTGTAGAATTGTCTATTGAATATGAAACACCTGATTGGGGATCACCAGACGACCCAGCTTTTGTTACAGCATCGTTTACTCTTCCAAAAGAACAAGTCGCTTCTTTGATTAAATTTCTATCTGAAAAATTAGAGGATTAAAAATTGACTACTTTAGAACTTGAAAACGAATATAAACAAGATATACGTGAAAAATTGACTCTTGAAAAATTAGAAAATGGTTCTATTTTAGTGACTGCTCTCCAGGAAGAAGATTGTGATTCATGTTGGGTAGATAACGCATTATTTAGTATGACTGAATATACTTTATCAAGAGAACAAATCAAAGAAGTTATTGAATTTTTAACAAAAAGTTTAGAAGGAAAATAAAATGGGTGGTAAAGCATTTCAAGGTTTATCTAGAATGACTGAAGCTGGATATATTTTTGCTACAAATGTAGTTGCTAAACATATGAACCTAATTGGTTTACATAATTCTTATTTTCCAAAAACATTTAGAAAAGAAAGTTATGGTGATGTTGATGTATTTTTAAAATGTGATGATAAAACATTATTTGAACAAGATACAGGTCTTTTGAATATTATTGACAAAAGAACAAATGGTAATTCAGTTCATTATCTTTGCGAAGTTAAATTAGATTTAGATACATCATTTAAATTCCAAGTTGACTTGAATTACTGTGATAATCCATTATTCCAAGCTGAATATTTTTCTTACGGTGGATTATGTGTATTTTTAAGCTTAACCGCAAAAACACTTGGTTTAAAATTTAGTAATAAAGGGTTATTTTTAGAAAAAGAATATATTAATCTAAAAGGTCGCAAAGAAGAACCTATTACAATTTTAATTGATAGTTCTTTTGATAGAATTCTTCAAAAATTAGGATTCAGTCCAATCGAATTCAGTAAGCTAACTAATTTTGAAGAAGCCGTTTTATTTTTGAAAAAGTCGAAATACTTTAATGTTTATGAAATTTTAAACGCAAAAATTAAGCAAAATTTTGAGTTATTAGATTATTTCAAAGATAATTATTTACGATTATCCACAACATATAAAAATGATTATTCTTTTTCTGTTAATTCTGTAATCAACTATTCTTATTTAGCACATAAATTACGATTACTTATTAAGCAACGACGAGCTAAAGAACATTTTAATAATCGATTTAAATTTAATCGAATTTATAAATTATCAAAATATTTGTTATCGCAAAATCTAATTAACAAAACTTTAACAAATGAAGAAATTGGTGAAGTTATTAAAATTGCAAAAGATAGATACTCGTCTGATAAATTACGATATGAATCGCGAGCCTCATTCGTTGCTATGTTAAAAGATACTATTAAATGGTATGTAAGTGATAAATAAAAGTTATTCTTAATCAAAACAGATTAAAATAAAAATCTCAATTTCCGATAAACAAACAAGAAGGATAAAATTATGTCAGCATTATTTCAAGCATTAACTGCAACTCCAACAGTATATACCCAAAATGGTATGCCAACTCTAGCAACATCCGGCAACGAACTTTTGGATTTGTTCGGTATTATTGGTAATCGTAATTTCAATTTTGAATATAACAATCATAAAATTGAAGTTGCAAAAACAACAGATCCTGTATTAACCGGCCGTTTATTTTTATGGGCACGTGATTGTCGTGGTGGTGCAGGTCATCGCGATCCTATCCGTAAATTAATTTTAAAATATGCTGGAAGCGATTTAAAATTTGCATTAGCATTAGCCGCTAAATTGCCTGAAGTTGGTTATTATAAAGATTTAATTTATCTTTATGAAAACACTTTTTCAAAAGAAGAATTTTCTGCATTTAAAACGGGTATTGTTGATTTGATCATCATTGAATTAACCAATGCATTAAAAGAAAAACGTTTTTCATTATTAGCTAAATATATGCCTCGAAAAGGTCAAACTGCTGTAATGCTACGTAATGAATTAAAATTATCACCTAAACAATATCGTAAACTTGTAGTTCAATTATCAAAAACTGTTGAACAACAAATGTGTATGAAAGAATGGGATAAAATTAAATTCGAAAATGTTCCATCTGTTGCAATGATGCGTTATCGTCGTGCTTTTGAACGTCATACTTTTAATTACGAAGAATTCCAAAATAAAGTGGCTAAAGGTGAAACTAAACTTAACGCAGCACAATTAACCCCAGGTGAAATTGTATATCAAGTTGAGCAAACTTCTCGTTCTGAGAGCACTCAATTAACATATTTGCAAAATGCGTGGAATTCATTACCGGATTATCTTGATAATTCAACTGAACGTTGGTTACCTGTAATTGATGTATCTGGCTCAATGACAACTCAAGCAGGTAATACAAATATGACTTGTATGCAAATTGCAATGGGTCTAGGTGTATATTTGTCAGAACGTAATAAAGGAATCTTCCAAGAACAATTTATTACATTCTCAAGTAATCCAGCTTTCGTTGATATGAAAGGCAAAAAATTCCAAGACATCAAAAATAAATTTGATTGGATTGCTCGACAAAATTGGGATATGTCAACCAACCTAGAACGAGTGTTTGATTTAGTATTAAATGCAGCTGTTAAAAATTCTATTAAAGAATCGGAAATGCCAACTAAAATTGTTATTTTCTCTGATATGGAATTTAACTCCGCAACCCGCAATTCAAATGATCGTGCGTTAACTATGATTAAACGTCGTTATACAGAAGCTGGTTATGAAATGCCTCAATTAGTTTTTTGGAATTTAGCTGGTCGTGGTAATAACATGACAGTTAATATTAACGATAAAGGTACTTGTCAAGTTTCTGGTTATAGCCCAGCTGTGTTGAAAAACTTAACTAATTTGGAAGCATTTACTCCGATGTCTGTGATGCTACAAACATTAGGTTCAGATCGTTATTCATTTTAAAAGTAAAGGAGGGAAACCCTCCTTTTTATAATGAGGAAATAAATGGAAGATAAAGTTGTTGAAATGACAGATGAAGTTGCAAATAAGTTAATTGAAAATATTCAAAAATCCATTGATAAAGAAAACAATACAGAAGTAAAAATTTGGCATGACCCTAATACAGATATGTTAAAAATTGAAACCGAAAATTATTCATTTTATCAAAACGTTTGGGATTTTTCAATTAATGATGTTATTGAGTTGCTTCAATCATTAGGTCATAGTACATTCTTAAAGGAATTTAATTACGATGAATAAGTTAACAAAAGAACAAACTTTTATTTCGATGGCATTATCGATGGCAGGACTATCAAAATGTGTTTCCCATAAAGTTTGTGCTTTAATTGTTAAAGATAACCGTGTAATTTCAACTGGTATTAACGGTACTGCCCATGGTAGAATTAATTGCTGCGATTATTGCGAAACCAAGGGATGGTTAAATGACGACGGTACATTAAATCAAGTATTCCGTCAAGACCATTCTAAATGGTCTAAAATCAATGAATTACATGCAGAGTTAAATGCAATTTGTAATTCAGCAAGACTCGGTATTTCACTTGAAGACTCAGAAATGTATTGTACATTAGCTCCGTGCACTGATTGCGCTAAAATTATTAGTTCTGCTGGGATTAAAAAATTATATTATTATAAAGAATATGATAATCCAAACCAACAGGATTTATCATGGAAGCAGATTCTAGAAGAATCTGGTGTTAAAGTAGAAAAGGTTGACTTATGACAAATAAATATGATAGCTTAACAGAAGCTCAAAAAACTAAAGTACGTAAACATTTATCTGGCTTATTTTTAAATGGTAATGTTTCATTTAGATTTTACAAAAAAGACGGAACACTTCGCGATTCTGTTGGCTGCTTAGATCAAGCAGTAATGGAAGCAAATAATGCTTTACCGAAAGAAAAATCAGAACCAGAACAAAAACCGATTAATTTAAATGTGTTTAAGTATTTTGATTTAGATAAAAAAGCATGGCGATCATTTAATTTATCATCCCTAGAAGATGTAATGGAAGTTAAATTTGATGATTTGATTGATAAAATTATTTTAAATCCTTAATTGGATTTTAGGTTCCGGGATTTATTCCCAGGTTTTATTAACCCTTAAATTATTAAAGGTTATTATGTCAGACAAACAATTTCATATTGTTCCCCTCGCTATCGGTGAATTTGTTGTTCTAGAAACATTTGCAGTTCATCCTGATAATTTAGAAGAAACTACTGATTCTGGTATTGTAATTTCAACACAAAAACAGGATTTTTCTAAAGCATTGCCTAGATATGCTAAAGTCGTGTCGAAAGGTTCTTTAGTACCAGATTCAGAATTAAATGTTGGTGATTTTGTTGTATTTCCTTTAGGCGGTCATGCTTCAAATATTGAAGATCCTCGTATCGTAAATGGACAAAAAATTACTGAAAAAGAAAAGCGTCAATTTTCATATGTTTATTGGAAAAATATTGGCGCACGTTATATTCAAGAATAAATTAAAAGGAAAATAAAATGTCATATATTGATTTAGAACGACCAAATGCTCCGACTTTCGAAACACAAGAAAAAGTTCGCAAAATTATTAAAGACGCATTAACTGCACAACGTAAACATTACGATAAAGAATGGCCTAAAGATCAAGGAAATTCTGTAATTGATATTTTATCTTATGCAGTTGATAATATTGCTGGAACTAAACGTGTATTATATTCATTACCGGAATTCACTGGTTCTAACTACTCTGCAATGTATCATTTAGCACATGCTAAACGTTTACATCATTCTGTAGTTACTTTCTTGAAAAAAGAACTCGCGTTTTTAGCACCAGTAGAACAAACCGAAACTAAATAATAAGGGAACAACAAATGGCAAAATTAAAAGCATCAACTAACAAAAAAGCTCGTTTTCAAGTTTATGAAAAAGAAAACCGTTTTGCAAAAAATAAAAAACGTGATTTAGAACGTCATTTAAAATTACACCCAAATGATGAAGTTGCAAAAGAAGCAGTTAAAAATATTCCAGCTAAACCAAGCCGTAGCACTCATGTTTCATCTGGTGTCACAGAATTTAAAGAGATCACTAATAAAACATTAGTGAAAGGTAAATGGATTGATGTTGTTGAACGTAAAATTCGTGTTAGTCGTTTAGATAAACAAATTGCTAAATTAGTTAAACGAGCTTTAGTGTTTAAAGATCCAACTTTAAAAGCTAAAGATGAATCCTTTAAACAACTTTCTTTAGCAAATGGTTTAAAAACTGCTCATGAACATTTCGATCGTATTCGTAAAGAAAAAGAAGAACGCAGTAAGAAGCAAGTTAAATCTGTTGGTAAATTAAAATAAAATATGTAAGGAAGCAAATGCTTCCTTAATTTATAGAGGTATAAATGAAAAAAGTTATCATTACAGATGTAGATGGAGTTATTTCCATGTGGAGTTCCATGTTACCATTTTTTGCCCAAGAAAAAGGTATTGATTTGTCTGAAATTTTAAAGTGTCAACGCACCGAGGAATTTATCCATACAAAAGATCTCTTTAAATGCACACCAGAACGAGCTAGAAAACTTAAACATGAATACCATAATTCTAATTGGATTCGCTATTTAACTGCTTATAATGATGCTCTAGATGTTTTAAATTCATTAAACAAAGATGAATATAAAGTCATCGCAGTTACTGCGTTGGATAATACAGATACTGCTTTAGAGAATAGATCTTATAATCTAAATGTTTTATTTCCAGGTGTATTTTCTGAAATTCATTTAACTGATAATGATAAATCTGCCGCATTTAGAAAAATTATTGGGTCAGAGATTGAAAACGGAAATAGAATTATCGCGTATGTTGATGACCTCGCTCATCATATTGATACATTTAATGAAGAATACAAAATGTTTTATGATATGACTGGACAACCTAAAACATTTTTCCTAGCTAGAGGTAAAAGAGATAAAATGCCAAGTTTAAATTATTATAGTTCTGTGTATAATGTAAAAGATTGGTATAACATAAAGGAAAAATTATTATGAGTTTAAAAGAACGACTTTTAAAACGAAGTACATTAAAATCAACAGCAGTTTTTGCTGAACAGGAATTATTTTAGTTTGACAAAATTCCAACAGAAGTTCCTTTAATTAATTTGGCTTTAACTGGTAAGTTTGACGAAGGTGTAACACCGGGTTTAACTGTTTTAGCAGCCCCTAGTAAACATTTTAAATCAATGCTTGGTCTTGTAATGGTCGCGGCGTATTTAAAAAAATACGATGATGCCGTTTGTTTATTTGTAGATTCTGAATTCGGCGCATCTAAACAGTACTTCAAAAATGCGGGAATTGACCCGGAAAGAGTTATTCACATTCCTGTGTTAAATGTTGAAGAAGCAAAATTTGAATTAACTGCTCAATTAGATGAAATTCAAAAAGGTGATCACGTTATTATCTTTATGGATTCTATCGGTAACCTTGCATCTAAAAAAGAAGCAGATGATGCATTAGATCAAAAAAGCGTCGCTGATATGGGGCGTGCTAAACAAATTAAGAGCTTATTCCGTATTATTACTCCTCATTTAACCTTGAAAAATATTCCGATGGTAGCGATTAATCATACTATTCAAACGATGGAAATGTTTTCAAAAACGGTAATGACCTCAGGCACTGGCGTTATGTACAGTTCTAATACAGTTTTATTTGTAACTAAAGCCCAAGAAAAAGAAGGTACGGAGCTTGTTGGATATAATTTCACGTTAAAAGCAGAAAAATCAAGATTTATTAAAGAAGGGTCAAAATTACCATTAACAGTAACATTTGATAAAGGTATTAATAAATATTCCGGTTTATTTGATTTAGCTTTAGAATTAGGATTCATTCACAAAAATTCTGCGGTAAGTTATTCAAGAATGTTTTTAGATAAAAACACAGGTGAACTTGTTCCAGAAGATAAAAAATGGCGTCGTAAAGAAGCTGATTGCAAAGAATTTTGGGAACCTATGTTAAATGATGAATACTTCAAAGAAACAGTAGAAAAACATTATTTACTAGATGCTCCTACATTTTCAACATCAGAAGCAGATGAACTTGTAAGTGAAGATGAATAATTTATCATTTCAAGAAATACAAAATTATATAGGGGAGCTGGAACGCTCCTCTTATAAAATAGTTATAGATGGCATTAATGTCTATATTATTGATATGAAATACGTGAACGGTAAATTGGATTTATCTTATATCTGTTTTGACCAAAGATCAAAAACTCCAGAATTTGATTTAAAAATCAGAACAGCTGTTCAAAGTTTAATTAATAAAGAAATTCAACAAGGACAAAAATGGTACAACATCTTATCTTCGAAAATCTATGCTTTAATAAAGATTATTAGAAAACTGTTTGGCCTTTCCTAAAAAGAGAATATTTTAATTCCAATCAAGAAAAGATTATTTTCGATTTGTTTAATTCTTATTATGAGAAATATAAACAAATGCCAAGTAAAGAATCTTTGTTAATTGATTTAGCTGCTAAAACTGGAATTAATACTGCAGATCATGATTCTGTAAAAGAAACTATTTCTTCTTTTAAAGAAAAAACAAATAACTTGCAATGGTTAATCGATACCACAGAAAAATTTTGTAAATCACAAGCAATTTTTAATGCTCTTTCAGAGTCTATTATAATCCAAGAAAATTTTAAAAAGGACGAATCACAAAGATCATCTAAAATTCAAGATATCGGAGCTATTCCGGATATTCTTAAAAATGCTTTATAGGTATCATTTGATAGTTCTATTGGTATGGACTATTTTAACGATGCAGAATCTAGATATCAGTCTTATATTCAAAAAGTAGATAAAATTCCATTCCAATTAGACATCCTAAATAAAATTACAAATGGCGGTGTTGAAAGAAAAACATTAAATCTTGTTATGGCTGGAACTAATGTTGGTAAATCTATCTGGCTTGTTAATATGGCGTCTCAGTATGTACAACAAGGATATAATGTTTTATATATTTAGATGGAAATGTCTGAAAAAGTTGTTGGTAAACGTATTGATGCAAATATTTTAAACGTATCGTTAGAAGATTTTGAAACTTTAACAAAAAATACATTTTTAGATCGTTTTAGCAATTTATAGAATACTAAAAAACTTGGTAAATTATTCATCAAAGAATATCCTACATCAAGTGCTCATGTTGGCCATTTTAGAACATTATTAAATGAATTATCATTAAAGAAAAATTTTGTTCCGGATGTAATTTGTGTAGACTATTTGGGTATTTGCGCATCCTCAAGAATTAGATCTGGCGCTGAAAACAGCTATGCTTTAGTTAAAGCAATTTCTGAAGAAATACGTGGATTAGCTGTAGAACAAAATTGTGTCGTTTGGTCTGCTACTCAAACTAACAGAGGTTCATGGGAAAATTCTGATTTTGGTTTAGAAGCAATTTCTGAATCTACCGGTCAAGCAATGACCGCTGATATGATTTTGGCGTTAATTGAAACAGAGCAATTAGCTTTACAAGGTCAACAAATGGTTAAACAACTTAAATCTAGATATGCTGATAGAAATCAGAATTCTCATTTTATTTTAGGTGTATCGAAATCTAAACAAAAATATTTTGAATGTGAAACTCAACAAGTAAATTCACAACAAAATAAAATTGAAGAAACTAGTACAAAACTTGAAAAACAAGTTGTACAAAATAAGCTTCAAACATCACAAGAAAAACGATCAAGTATGGAAGAAATACAATGGTAAAATAGTTAAAACAATTAGTTGAAGAAGTTGTAGCTGGCGATGCTGGCGGGAATCCTTAGAATATTGCTTCCGGAACAAATTCTGGTGCAATTGTAAATAAAGGCCCAGAACCTATTGGTAGAAAGAAAAAGATTAAAGAATCTGAAGATGTCAAAGATTCTAAATAAAATAAGTAATTTTTAATAAAGTCTATTGTATAATTATTATATGATAGACTTTTGTTTTAATTATTATGAACGATAATTTATTTTTTGAAATTCAAAAAGCAATAGAAGTATGTTCTACATTTGATAGATATAGACTAGTTCGGTGGAGCCCATTGAAAATTAATTGTCGGTGCCCACTATGCCACGACAGTCAGAAATCTAAAATAAAAGCAAGATTTTGGGTAAATGAAAAAGATGGTACTTTATTAGTGGGTTGTTTCAACTGCGGCCATCATTCAAATTTTACTTCATTTTGTAAAGATTATTATCCAGAAATATTCAAAGAACTGATGTTTCAAAAATATAATAAAAATAAGCCTAATGATCAACCTAAACTAGAAATACCAAAAGAACATGGTAATTCATTAAAAGTATCAGAAAAATCTAATATAGAAATACAAGTAAGAAAATATTGTAAATGCGTTAAAGAATTACCCGAATCGCATCCTATTGTAAAATATATTAAGAACAGGCAAATTCCTGAAGAATTTTATGATTACTTTTGGTTTACGAATAAATGGCAAGAATTAGTTCATGCAATTCAACCAGAATCATATAAAGATCCTAAACCTGAGTACAGATTAGTGATGATTATAAAGGATTTTGATAAAAGATGGACGGCTATTCAAGGTAGATCATTAGAAGATAACCCTAGAAATAAGTATATCACAATCAAAGAATTTGATACTGCAAATAAAATTTTTGGCTTAGATAAAGTTGATATTAATAAAACAGTATTTTTGGTTGAAGGTATTGTAGATTCTTTGTTTATAGATAATGCAATCGCTATTACAGGCGGCTCATTAAATTTCGATGAAATCCCGATTAAAAAAGAAAATAGAGTATGGTGTTGGGATAATGAACCTTATGCAGAACATACTATAAAAAGAATTGAAAAAGCCGTAGAAAATAATGAGAACATTGTGTTATTTGATAAAACTCAATGGTCCTCAAAAGATATTAATGACCTGATTACAAAAGAACATATTAGTCAAAAAGAAGTTAATGATTATCTTAAGGATAATATTATAAATGGTCTAATGGCTCAACTTAGATTTAAACAATGGAGAAAAGTATAATGTCAGAATTTAATAGTTGTGCTTCTTTAATTAATAAAGAAGATTATGAAAAAGCAAAATTAGAATATGAACGTGAATTAATTGCAGGTCGCGATCCGTTATGTGTTCTATTTGGTATGCAAAAATCATTACAAGATAAACTTGCTGATTCATTAGGTCGTATTCCTAAAATTGAAGATATTAAAACCAAAGGCCAATTATATGATTGGATGGAAGATCAAGAATTAGCTTTACGCGATGAACACCGCGAATTAGTTGAAGCTATTGCTGGTATGGAAAAACCGGAAAAAGATCGCTCTGCAATTTGGAAAAAATGGAAAGCTAAATATAATGAAATCAGAAATGAACCTATTTCTAGCTTAAGTGATTTTGAACAAAAAGAACTTAAATTTGAAATCATAGACGCCCTACATTTTTATATCAATAAGCTATTAGCACTAGGTATTGATCCAAAAGAAATGTTTATTCTTTATTACCTAAAAAATAAAGAAAATTTTGCTCGTCAAGAACGGAACTATTAATATGCAAGCTAAATGGAAATCACCTTTAAAGTATTTGCCTACAGAAGGCGCTAGAACTATTGTTTTATATTATAAAAATGGTTTTAAAAACACGGAAAATAATTTAGAATTTTGTTGCTGTGTTTATCAAAAAGGTAAATTTTATTCTATCGAAACTCAGGTTTCAAAAGATGTTTATAAATGGGATTATTTGGAATCTCAATTTTCACTTATGGAATTTTGGAAAAGTCTTAAATTACCACAATTAAAAGAAGGGCTTCCTGCATGAAATCATTTATTTTTGATACTGAAACGTTAGGTAAATCTCCTGATGGTGTAATTCTTGATATCAGTTGTTTAGTTGTTGATTTAGACCAAGTAGAAGCCCCACCAAAATTTATGGATTTAGTTAAAGCTGGTAAACAATGGAAACTTGATGTAAAAGATCAACTTAAATTAGGTCGTAAAACTGATCCTAAAGTTATTGAATGGTGGAAAGGTAAATCCGATGAAGCTAAAAAAGTTTTAGTTACAAACGGAACCGAAGTAAAACTTAATGATGCTCTTGATGAATTTAGTTTATATCTAACATCAAACGGAATTGACCAAAAAACTTCATTAGGTTTTTGTAGAGGAATGTCGTTCGATTTCCCATTACTGGTTCATAGTTTAGCTCAAAAATATAATCAAGATACTTTTGAATATGAACCGTGCAGATTTTGGAACCAACGAGATATCAGATCTGTTATTTCTGGTTTATTACTTGATGATAAACGAACAACTACTCCATTAAGAAAAGGTATTCTCCAAGGATTTGTTAAACATAATAGTTTACATGATATTGCGAAAGATGCATTGATGATTATTTATGCTAAACGTTATGCTCTTGGTTTAGAAGAATTACCATTAAATGATGAAGTAGATCCAGAAAGTTTATAAAAAATCTTAAAAATTTTCAAAAAATCTATTTACATCCTCATTTGTTCTTGATATTATAGCTACATCAAACAACAAATGAGGATTTTAAAATGAAAACAGAACGTGATTTAGTATTAGATTTTTTCGATGCAACTGAAGTTTCACCATGTGGTTGCAAAGCTGTAGTAAATAATCGTTGGGAATTTATTACAGACTTAATCGTTAAATACCGCAGAAATCAAAAATCTAAACAAACTGCAAAAATCAGACAACAAAAAATCGTAGCTGAATTTAATTTAGTTAGAGATACATTAGTATCAGAAGTCGAAGATTTTTGTAATGATTTATTTAGAAATAATGAAGATATCGTGGTTTTTGTAAATAGATCATCTGTTAATGTGTTTGACCCAATTACACAAACAACAGTTTACACAATGTTATCACCTATTTCGCATTGTATTTGTTTTAAATCAAAAACAGTAGAATTTTCTGCAATCAAAGATTTAGCTAAATCGTTAAATTATAATGTTGCTAAAAGTAAACATGAAGAGTGTATGGTAAATCAGTTAAAAGAAACTCGTGAAGTAGCTGAAGCAATTTTCGATATTTTATTAAAAGTTCGTTATGAGTAATATTCAATTTATTTTACAAAAGCTTAAACAGAAATGTTCTGATAAGGTATTTGAGGAAATCATAACAGATATCAAGCAGTTAAATGAGGACCAACGAGCTGCGTTGGTTACCTCTATCAATATTTTGTATAACACAAGGGATTCTGTTTGCATTTCTGGCCCTGCTGGCACAGGTAAAACATTTTTGACTAAAGTTTTATTAAAAATTTTAGAATCATTATATGATTCATCAAAGATTGCGTTATCTGCTCCTACACACCAAGCTAAAAAAGTATTAGCAAATAGTTCTGGTCGAGATGCATTTACTGTCCATTCATTATTTAGAATTCTGCCTAATCTTGAAGAAGACCGAACAGAATTTACTCAACGTGGTGATGACCTTCCTAAATTACAAGATATTTTGTTTTTAGTTATTGATGAAGTGTCAATGATTGACGAGAAGTTATTTAAAATCATTTATGAAAAACTTCCAATGAATACACGGATTATTGCTTTAGGAGATCCTTATCAATTAGCACCGGTGAATTCTGAGTCAATTTCATTGTTCTTTACTCACAAAGATTTTACTCAAATAAAGTTAACTAAAATCATGAGACAATCGTCTGGTTCACCAATTATTGAACAAGGTGATAATATTCGTAGACGAGTGCAAAATAATTTAGTAACATCAAATGATGGGAAAAATGGAATCTTTGGGTTTAATACTGAACAAGAATTTTTAGACAAATACTTAAGTATTGTTAAATCTGCTGATGATGCTATTGATAATAGAATTATTGCTTACACTAATAATAAAGTTAATGAGCTTAATAATATTATTAGAAGAGTTATTTACAAAACTGATGATCAAATAGTAAAAGGTGAATTACTTGTATTACAACAAGCAGTAATGAACGATAACGAATCTGTTTTTGATAACGGAGAAATTTTAAAGGTTCTTAATATTAAAGAAAAACACCAGTATTTTTTCTTTCCTGAGTCAAAAGATGAAATAAAGGTTAAATATTATAATATTGAAGTATTATCTTTAGATACTAGTTGTTCTCATTTTATTAATATCATTTCTGATGAAGATATCGGCGATTTTAATTTTAAAATGCATTGCGAAGCTTCACAATTAAAATTAAGAAAGAAAAAACAACCTTATATTAGACTAGGCCAAGAGTGGAAAGAATGGTGGGCAAACAAAAATTTCTTTGTTGAAACTAAACCTATTTTTGCATCTACTGTTCATAAAGCACAAGGTGTTAGTTTAGATAATTGCTTTGTCTACCAAAATGATTTTGATAAAGCTAGATTAGTTGATAATTATTATCAATTATTATATGTAGCAGTCACTAGAGCAAAGAATAATATTTATTTTGTATAAGAAGTTCTGGCGAAACTTCTTTTAAACTATAATAGGAGAATAAAGGATAATGTCCTCAAGGTTACTATCGAAATGTTTAATTGTAATTGCTAGTTTAATTACTTTTAACGTGCATGCGTCTAATCACAATAACCCAAAAGACTGGGAATTTTCAAAAGACCAAATTAATGTATTAAAACATGTTAAACAGAAATGTAATTCTAAAGGTGTTAATGGGGATTTATGTGCTGCGATTGTTTGGCATGAATCATCTGCGGGAAAGAATAAAATCGGTGGAGGCTCTGTTGGAAATTTTCATAATCAAGTTAGCACTGTTGTGAATAGAGAAAAAGAATGGAAAAAGATTAAAGATTCTAGATACTCTGGTTTTGTTTCTAGATCTACCGTTAAAAATAAATTATTAAATTCTGTTGATTATGAGGTTAAACATGCGTCTGCCCAATTAGGTGAATGTAAATCTCATTTGTCAAAAATCCATAAGTTTAATAACCAGAATATGTTATCTTGTTATAACGGCGGATTAAACGGATATAAAATTCCTGCTGCAAAAACGTATGCAAAAAATGTGTTAAAGAAAAAAGATTATCTTAAACAAAAAGGAGTTTAACTGTGCTGAACTTTTTAATTTAGAACACTAAATTTATTTTAGCTGTTTTAGCACTTCTATTAAGTGTATAGGGATATTTTAATTATCAACAATAGGTTACCATTAGCTCATTGAATTCTCGTGTTCTAGACGTTTCTAATGAGCTTAAAGATGCTAAATTAAAAATATCTAAGCTTGAAGAAATTGAAAAATTTAGAGTAGAGCAGATTAATAAATGGGAAAAAGAATCATTAGAAAAAGAAACAGAACTTGCGAAAGCAACTACTACAATTTTAAATCAACAAAATAAATTAGATTCATTATCAAAGGATAAATGGGAAAAAGTTGAATTTACTAATGATTGTAAGAAAGATATTAACATTCTGAAACATCATGCTTTAGACATTAAAGGAAACTGGAAATGAAAAAGTTAATATTTTTATTTTAGATTGTATTATTAGGATGTATTTAGTGTACATAGAAGCCTGAAGTACAAGTTGTGAAGGTTCCTGTTTATAGTTGTCCTATAGTAGAAATTCCAGAAAAACCTAATTTAGCATTAAATGATATTAATGAAAAATCTTAGGATTCATTTGTGTTAAAATCTTATGGTAGATCTATTGATCAACTCATAAATTATTAGAATTCACTTATCAGTATTATACAAAAACAAAATGAGTTATCAGAAAATAGTAAATTACATCAAAATGATAAATGACATCAAAAGAGATTTGAATTTACTTAAAGAATATGATATCCACTTTGAATATCAAAACGGGCTTGGATTTATTTGTTCAAGCCCGTTCTTTTTTAACTTTTATTTTTTAATAGTTCTTTTTGATGGGGGTTATCAAATAAGAACATACAGAAATGGGTTATTAGAGTATAATTTCAAAGAGCGAGAATACTTTTCATATTTTTTAATTAAAGATATTATAAACATTATCAACAAGGAAATTGAACATGAACTTGGGATTGAATAAATTTTGGATTACGGTTGGTATATCTGGCTCCGGAAAAACATTTTACTCTAAGTTTTTGACAAAAAATTTTGATTTTGCAAATGTTAATAATGATGATATCAGAAGAAGCTTATTTGGAATAGATCATTGGGATAAATACGATTTTAGATTAAATGAAAAATTGGTTACTAAAATTAGAAAAGATATTATCAACAGACTAATAGAAGATTCTAGGAATATTATTGTTTCAAATATTCATCTATCAGAAAAACATCTTAAATATTACAAGAAATTGGCTGAAGACAACGGATATAATTTTAAAGTTATTTTGTTAGATACACCGTTAGATGTTTGTTTAGCCCGTAATCGTAAAAGAACGGAAATGCAATTAAGAGATGAACGAATAGTTAGTCAACATATAGAATTTTGTAAAATATATGAAACTATTCTAAAAGAATACGATTATGAAATTATAAAATGGAGAGAATGATGTTAGAAAAATTTTTAAAATTAGAAGATGATTCTATTTTATATACAAGTGCTATTGTTGATGAAATTAATTTTAGGCTTGATGAAAAAGATCGTATACCATTTGCTCCATTTAAAGAACTTGCCCCTACATGTAATCCTATTGATTATATTAACAGCGTAGAAAATCTTCTAAATTATATATCAGATAATTATTCTACAAAAGTAGATCCTGAACGACCATTTTTGTATGAATTAAACTATACTGATAAACTAACTTTACAAACTTTTAAATTATCAAATTATAATAAGTTATCTAGTGAAGTTAATCCAAAAATTCGTAATTATATTTTTGAAGTTGTCGATTACTTTAAACGTAATGGTATAACCAATTTTGATGGCAAGATCACATTTTGTTTTAACAAAAAAGATTTGTTTGTTTACTTATTAAGAGTTAAGGAAAACGATGTAGACTAATTTAAAACAATTAAAACAAATTGGATTTTAGTTTTTGACTGATGTTTAGTTGGACCAATATGGTTTATTAAAAATAAATGATAATGATGCAAAAAATTAGGTTTATGCTATTTACATCAACGATAAACTGGTTTATATTGGTAAAACAAAACGATGGAGAAAACGTTGGGATACCTATAGAAATGCTATTAACTGGGTATCTGGTAATTCATCTAATGTTAAAAAGACATCTTTAATAACAGAAGCCATAAAACAGGGTTATGATATAAAGGTTTATTATAAACAAGCAATTTTTTAGCATTCTTTTAAAGATTTTGATAATAATGAACTTATTGTTTAGACATTGTTAGAAGAAGAAAAAAGAATGATTAAAAAATTTAAACCAAAGTGGAATATTCAGCATGCAACTAACTAAAAAAGATCAAAAAACTATCAAATCATTATTTGATAATTTAATGAATTTATGTTCTGATGATAGCAATACGTTTTTCTTTGTAGATGCTACAAGTTCAATGCAATCTAAATTCAGAATTTTTTCTTATTATATTGCAAGTTATTCTGAGTGGTTAAAACCAGATGCCTTGGAATGCCGCGGTATTATGTTTGAACTTGATGACAACAATAATCCTATTCGTATTGCAGCAAGACCGCCTAAAAAATTCTTTAATCTTTTTGAAAATCCATTTACGGAAGATATTAAAGATGACCAAGTCGGTTTAGCTTTTAAAAAAGAAGACGGCTCATTAATCAGTTCATTTATTGATAAAGGTGAATTGTTTTTAAAATCTAAAGGTTCTTTATTTTCTCAACAAGTTTTAGATGCTCAAAAATGGTTATATGATGAACGCCGTAAACCTTTACTTGAATGTTTAAAATGGTATGCCGAAAATGGTATTACTATTAATATGGAATGGGTATCCCCAGATAACCGTGTTGTATTAACATATGAAGAACCTAGACTTATTATTTTAAATGCAAGACATATTATCACCGGTGAATATATTGATCTTGAAGATTTAGTCAAAGATCAAACGATTAATCAATATATGGTAGACAATCACCCATTCGAAACGATTAACGAATTGATTAAAGAAGTTCAAGAATTAAAAGATCAAGAAGGATATGTTGTTTACAATTCAAAAGGTGCAGAACCTGTATTTAAAATTAAATGCCCATGGTATGTTCATTTGCATTCTGTAAAATCTTCTGTTAGTTCTGATAAAAATTTATGGGAAGCAGTTGCTGAAGGTGTTTCTGATGATATTAAAGCACTATTTGAAACAGATAAAGCATCGCTAGACAGAATCGCTAAATTTGAATCTATTTACAAAAAGCAATTTTCTTTTGTGTATAAAACTGCGATTGACATTTATAATAAATTACGTGGCAATAGTAGAAAAGATTATGCAATTGAATCTCAATCAATTTTAAATGAAATTGGTTATCCTCAATTGTTTAATATTGTAATGCGTTTGTACTTAAATGGCCCAGACGAATCAATCGTTGGTTTAATTAAGGATCATTTAGTTAAATTTATTGATGTGTATTTGGAGTTATAATTATGATTGATATCAGAGATGAAAATGCTTTGCCTATTAGCATTACTCTTATTAAGAAAGTTCAAGACCAGTATTCTTTGCAAATGATGAATGCTTCTATGCAATTCAAAACTGCGATTGACAAAAATAAAAGCATTGAACGACAAGTTTTTGGTTATCTTAAAGGAAAGGAAATTTTTACAGGATTAGTTGATATTATTATTACTAAATTTAGCAGAGATGCTCTGTTAAGATTAATGAATCATGAACCTTATCAAAATTATTCTGAATTAATTAAAGAATTTCAAAAAACAGAAGAAAAGATTTTGTCATTATCCGTTTGGATTAAAAACGAAACGATAATTGAAGCGTTAGAAGATTGTTAAAAGAAAAGGGATCTATACGATCCCTTTGAAGTTATTTAGGTAGCTTAGATTTATTTTGCTTCCATGCATACCAACCAAACATTCTAACAAATAAATGAATTAAATGACGGACGCCAGTTGCGACTTTATCATCTTTCATTGCTTCGTAGAAGATTTGATCCGCTTCTTTCCTAGTTGTATATTGTTTTGAATACAAATAATCATGAACAACAGCAGATTTCTAATATCTACCGAATGGCGCATATAAAAACCATAATGCTCTAGGAATCTAAGCTAAATCTGTCATAAATCCTTTAGGGACTGTAATAACCTCATTTGTTTTTACTACCGTGTAAACAACATCTTCTTTAAGTTTCCATTTAACATTAGTATTACTAATTGGTAACTCTTCTAAAATAAGATTTTTTGTCTAAAATCCCATGATTTTCTCCTTTTATAAACAGATATTTTATTTATATTATTAAGTTCAAATAGTATTTTGTTCAAAAAATGATCATTTAAAAGATTTTTCTAAAATTTCTTAAAATAACTATTTACATACTTCAAAAATGTGGTATTATAGCTACATAAAGTTAATCAACAAGAAGTTAAGTTGAAAACTTTTTAAAAATTTTTCAAATAACTATTTACATCTGTGGATTTCTGATATAGAATAACCACAATAAAACAACAAATGAGGACAACAAAATGACTACTTCAATCAAATCTGTAAATCACCACGAAAACTTTGTTAAAGTTGTTTTGCCATCAGAAAAACAAATCGCTAAATTAGCTGAATTTGGTTATGATGAAGAAATCACAAAATTATTCGTGAACGCGGTTAACTGGATTTCAATTAATGACAACGATCGCAAATCAATGAAATTTTTCAAGAAAAATCAACAGTTAGTTGATTTAGGATTAGCAGAAACATTTGAAGAAGATGGTAATACTTACATGCGTTTAACTAATAAAGCAGTTAAAGTAATGCAAGGTCGTAAAAATAAAATTAATGTATCTTCTGAACCTCGTCAAAAAATTAAACAATCAAAAGGATATACTGCAAAAGCAGAAATTCCGGCTGAAGTTCAAGAATTTTTGGACAGAACTGGTTGGTCAGTTCGTTCAACTGAATTAATGAAACCTACTTACAACCTACGTGTTCATAAAGAAGGTTCTGCACGTGCGATGTTAGTTGCTATTTATGAAAATGATGTAAAATTCTGTTTCTTTGGTAAATATAAACAAGACATGATGAATCATGTATTAAGTTTAATCCCAGCTGATTTAGTATTACATCAAAAAATGTCGAACACATTTGGATTTATTTTAGTAAAACAATCAGATTTAGTTAATTTAACTGAAGAAATGTTTACATTTTAATAATTAATTGGAGGGAAACCTCCAATATTTTTAGGAGTAAATATGTTAATTATTAAACACGGTGATATTTTTGAGGAATTTAAAAATTCTACAAATTGTCTTTTAGTTCATGGGTGTAATTGTTGTAATATTATGGGTGCTGGTATCGCAGCTGCTATTAGTATAAAATATCCTATGGCGTATGATATTGATAAAGCTATGCATAATTTACCAAATAATAAAGTAAATGAATTAATGGCTGGTAGATATTCAATTGTTCCGGATTTCTCAAATAAATGCAAGTCAAATTATATTGGAAATCTTTATACACAATTATTTCCTGGAAAATATTTTAGTTATGACTTATTAATTTCGTGCCTGCAAAATCTGGAAAAAGAAGTGTTAAAACAATTTAAAATCAAAAAGATTTTGATGCCAGCAATTGGGTGCGGTATCGGTGGTGGTAATTTTGATAAAGTAGTTAATATCATTATGAATTGGTGTAGATTTAATGTTCCGGATATTGAAGTACATTTATATTATCCGCAATAAACTATAAGGCAATAAGATGACAGATTTTAAAGTACTTACTGACCGAGACCATATTTTACTTCGCCCTGCGATGTATATAGGTTCAACTACTCTTGAAGAACACCAACAATTTATTTCTGGTCAATGGACTGAATTAAAGTATTCTTCTGGGTTAGTAAAAATTATTAATGAAATTATTGATAACTCGGTGGACGAAGCCATTCGCACTAAATTTAAATTCGCAAATAAAATTGATGTACAAATTAATAATGAGAAAGTTAGTGTATCTGATAACGGCCGGGGAATCCCACAAGATTTAATTGAAACGCCAGAAGGTGAAAAATTATTAAGACCAGTTTTAGCATGGACCAGAACAAAAGCAGGTAGTAATTTCTCTAATGATCGTGTTACTGTTGGTATGAACGGTGTTGGCTCAAGTTTAACAGCAATTTTCTCGAAAGAATTTACAGGTATCACATCAGACGGTAAAAATGAAGTTCTGGTGCAGATTAATAATAATGCTGATGATATCAATTGGACACAAAAGAAAAGTGCTTCTATGGGCACTACTGTGTCATTTAAACCGGATTTAAAAAGATTTGATTGCTCGGAAATCTCAACAGATGTAGAAAAATTAATTTTAGAAAGACTTCAATCATTATCTGTTGTATATCCGAAAATTAAATTTTCTTTAAACTGTAAAAATGTTAACTTGAAGTTAACTGATTATTTCAATCAATTTGGGTTAAATGTTCAATATAAATCGGAAAATTATTCTGTTGCGCTGGCTGCTTCTGAAGATGGATTAAAACAAAACTCATATATCAATGGTCTTTATATTAAAAATGGCGGGTCTCATCAAGATTTCTTTTTGGACCAATTCTGTCAAGAGTTGTTAGTATTAATTAAAAAGAAACATAAAAAGTTAGATATCAAGCCTGCTAGAATTAAAGAGTGCATTACTTTTGTGATGATTGGTTCAAATTTTAATAATCCAAAATTTGATTCTCAAACAAAAGAACGATTAACCAATTCTGTTTCTGAGGTAAAAGAATATTTTAATTTAGATGAAAAGAAATTCAAAAAGTTTGTTAAAGAATTCTTTGAAACATCTGAATTATTAGATCCTATTATTGAATCTGCTTTAGCTAGAATTTTAGCAGCTGAAAAGGCACTAGAAACAAAATTAGCTAAAAAGATCAAAAAGGTTAACGTTCCATCGCATATCAAAGCAGGACAAAAAGAAAATAGTATTTTATTCTTAACAGAAGGTGATAGTGCTATTTCATCATTATTAGATTCAAGAAATCCAAAAATTCATGGAGGATTTCCGTTAAGAGGTAAAGTTCTTAATACATTTGGTGAAACTAATGCAAGAATTTTGGAAAATAAAGAACTTGCTAATATTATTAACATCCTTGGATTAGAATTTAATAAATCGCCAATTGAAATTGATAAACGCGGCAATGTTATTTGTAATATGAATTATGATTATATTGGCATTATGACTGATGCTGATGTGGACGGTGGTTCAATTCAATTATTATTATGTTTATTCTTTTCTAAATGGCCTGATTTGTTTAAACATAATCGAGTAAAAATTGTTAAGTCTCCTAGATGGATTTTAACATCTAAAACTGAATCATTATTCTTTTACACGGATGAATCGTATGAAGAATTTTGCAGTAAGAACAAAATTAATTCATATGAAATCAGATATATCAAAGGTCTTGGTAGTTTACGTAAACATGAATATAAGAAAATGTTAAATGAACCTTTCTTTGTTGATGTTAAGTTAAATGATAATTATCAAGAATGGCTTGATATGTTATTTGGCAATAATGCAGATTTACGAAAAGATTGGATGTTAGAAGGAATTACTCCAGCTGAAGTAAAATCTGCTCAAAATAATAAACAAAATATTTTTGAAGGTTTATGATGGAAGTTTATCAAAATTTATCCGGAGATCACACAGAAGGAATTGAAATCAGGAAAGAACAGAATCTTGTTAAGCTTACTGTTGTTAATTTTAATAAATCAGTATCTGTTTATTTGTCGGAAAAACAAATTATAGAGTTATATAAAAATTTAATCTTGGCATCCATGACATAATTCATAAATGGGCAATTTTTAATCAATTGATCATTTTCTTTTAAAAAATCTATTTACATCTGTTTTTAATCAGATATAATAGCAATCGTTAAATCAATTTATTAATGAGGACTTACAAATGATTAAAACAGAAAACCAAAAAACAGAAAACAAAAACTATGAATTATGCGCTGATATCTTAACAACATTTTCTATTTTAGAAAAATGGGGATTTGATAATATCACAAGTAATTTATCTTTGTTTGCAGAAGTGTTAAATGAATTGGATTTCAAAACATTTAATGGTTTACCACTGAATTCATCAAACTTATCTAATATGTTCCGTCGTTTATCTAAAAAAGAACGTGAATCATTATTAGAAGAATTTAATTCTGGTTTCAGATCATTCCATTTAATGCAAGAACAAAACACAAGAAACATTATTCACTAACAGCATGTAGGAGACTAAAATGATTATTAATCAACCTAAATCAGAAATCTTTGGTTCACAGGTAGAAACAAATAGTTTTTCTATCAAAAGTTCACCAAAAGCATTCCAGATTTTGTCATCTAATTTATATTCAAACAAAATCCGTGCAGTGATTCGTGAATATTCTTGTAATGCATTAGATGCTCATCGTTATGCTAAAAAGGAAAAAGAACCGTTTCAAGTAACATTACCATCTGAACTGCAACAAAATTTTATTGTTCGCGATTTTGGTAATGGATTATCGGAACAAGAAATTAAAGAATTATTTACCACATATTTTGGCAGTTCAAAAGACCAATCAAATGATTTTACTGGTGCATTAGGATTAGGTTCTAAATCTGCGTTTAGTTATACAGATTCATTTAATTGTACTTCTTATCATAATGGAACTAAATCAGTTTATTCATTATTTTTAGACCAAGGTGAACCTAAAGTTACTTTGATGTATCAATCCGAATCGGATGAACCATCTGGTGTTGAAATTAATATTCCAGTTCAATATAATGATATCAACTCATTTGAAAATGAAGCACAAATTGTTTACTCTGCATTTGATGTAAAACCTATTGGATTTGAAAATAAAACTAGTATTCATTATTACTTTAAAGACTTTGGCACAATTAATTTACAAAAATCTAGCATTAGCCGCGATGAATTCGCTGGTAAATATATTTACGCTAGAATGGGTAATGTGTTATATCCAATTTCATCAGAATATACAAAAGAATACAGATTTAATCTAGAAATATATGGATTTGATTCTTGGTCAAATATTGTATTTGTTGATTTTAATATCGGGGAATTAGATATTGCTCCATCTCGCGAACAATTATCTTATGATAAAACTACGATTGAAAATATCAATAATAAATTATCTCAGATTTTTGAAAACACCATTTCTAAAATGGTAGAATACCATAAAGATGAAATCAATAAGGATTCATGGCTTAAATTTGGTAAATCTATTGCGGAAATTACCATAAAATGTCATGGATTATCTAGATTTACTCGTGCTTGTTATTGGATGGATGGATCTCATGGAATCCAAAAATATTTACTTGGATTAACTGAAAAAATTAATGGCTATACATACCAAGAATGTAAGAACCTTACATTTAAAGATGTAGTTAATGATTCTTATTATAATAAAGTAGATTCTAATGGCGTTGAAATTATTCCGGAACCTGTTACCGTTTATTCAAGAAGCCGTTCATTAAACAGATATAAACCTGTTCGTAATGGCTCTAATTATATTGACCAAGTTATGCATACTGACTTGTATGAAAAACCTCAAATTTTCTTTGATGTATTGTGGTATGATATGCAAGAAACAGATGTTGTTATCGTTTTAGACAAATCTGATTATAAAAGACGGAAACCAGTTATGGATTATTTGGTTAATGAATATAGTAAAACTAAAAATGGATTTTTGATTATTTCAGCTAATCCAAAAATTTGCGATGATATCAAAAAATTCTTAGAAACCAAATACAAAAATACAGAATTAGTTCTATTGGATTTAGACAGCAATTTAGAACAAAAAGTTAAGGATTATATTAGCTCATTAAAACCAGAAACAAAAGATAAACCTCAAAAAACAGATCCAATGGGAACTATTTTTGAAATTAATAAAAATACTTTTGGTAAAGAAGGAACAACTAAAGACGATTTAACTAAAATTGATTTATTTGGTATCAAAGATCTTCGAGCATTTGTTGCAGATAACCCAGATGCTTTATTTGTTCCTTTATATGAAGGTTGGTATAATTTACGTTGGGTATTTAGAAATTCTGGTTTTAATGATATCAGCACATCTAATTCGCAGGAAATTAAAAATCTTATTAAATTAGCAGAAGCCGCTTGTAAAAAAGTTTATGGATTTAATTTTAAAGACAGATGCTCTGATTCGTGGTATGATGTAATAAAACCATTTACTTACGATCTACAAACATTCTTACCAGTAAATGCAATAGAAGCTGATGCTAAAGATATCTATAAACCTTTAATTAAACTCGGTTTTTATAACAGTTATGGCAGCTGGGAATCATATAATTTAAAATGGGATTTGGGAGTATTCAATCTTGGCCGTTTTGTTAAATTAAATGATAAAGAACAAATTGTGTATGAACAGTTAAAAGATATTGCTAGAAAAAATGCATTTTGGATTGAGCCTAATTTAGACTTTTTTGATTCTCAGTTGGATGAAATGGAAATAGATATTCCTTTTTATGAATCAGAATTAAGAAATCTATTTACAAAGGTTTTAGAACTTGATAAAATTAGATTCGAAACATTAAATGAAACAATTAACAAAATTATTTCTAAAATTAAACCGTTAGAATATATCAAAGAAATTTTAGGTGAATTCGGCCCAAATAATGTTTCACAATATTCTGATTTTTTAGGAGATTCGGATTCAGGTTCTTATGAAGAACAAGTTAAAGTATACGAATCATTTAATAAAATGATGAAAAATCAACAAGAGGTATTTTAATTATGAAAGATTTATCTTTATTAGATATTACACGTGAAAGACGCAACGAATATCTTCGCGATTATTATTCACAAGGTTATACATATTCAGAAATTGCAAAAGCAACTGGATTAACTTACGATACTGTTCGTGGCGTATTACGTAATGAACCAAAGCCAACTACCCAAAAAGTATATTCAACAAAAGCACCGGGTTTATCTGAACTTCATTCATTAATGGGTATCAGTACAGTAACACAAGATGAACTTGATGCACCGGTTGAAGGTAATTCAAGCCAAGATTACAATTATTCAGATGATTTCGCTGAAGCTGATGAACATTTAGTTCAGCCTATTGAACCTAAAAATGTGAAATGGGTTGCAAATAATACGATGGTTAATATTGTTATTAACGGTGAAGTAGTAAATGCTGATTATACACATCCATCTTTTAAAGAAATTATTGCAGCATGTTTAGCCGAAGATTTTGAAAAAGCAGTTACTTTAGCTAATACCGGCAAAACAATTGAAAAATGGTCTTTAGGCGCATTTGAATTCAAAAATGGTAAATTATATTATTGCGGTGAAGCATTACATGGTTCTTTAATTGAAAAAATTATTAAATCAATTCAAGAAGGTGATCAAAATGTGAACAAGTATGTATTTTTCCTTGAAGATGCACTACGCAATGATAAAAACTCATATAATGAAATGTGGGATTTTATTAAACATAATGATATTAAGATTCATGGTAATGGCGCAATTATCGGTTATAAAAAAGTAACTGTTGGTGCTGATGGTAAATTATACGATTCTTATACTCATACAGTTCCTAATGACCCAGGCACATTAGTTCAAATGCCACGTCATTTAGTTAACGATAATAAATCAGAAACTTGTTCTTACGGTTTACATGTTGGTTCAATTGATTATGTTCGTAATTTCTCCGGTAATCAAATCGTAAAAGTATTAGTTGCACCAGCGAACGTAGTTTCTGTTCCAACAGATTATAACGGCCAAAAAATGCGCTGTTCTGAATATTTTGTTTTAGAAACTTTGGATTATGATATGAACACTTTAGCACACGAAACTGATTGTTTACGTGTTGCTACAGTTAACCGCGAAGGTTTATATTCTGTAGAAGAAGTTGTGCCAGGATACTCTGTAAAAGGTATCGAATAATAATGTAATATAAAGGGCATCTAGCCCTTTATTTGGAGTACAAATGATTACTAAAACAGATTTATTTTTTAATAAGTATCATGAACGTTTAAAACCGTATATAATGCCAATTAAATAGTTCAATAATTGTAGAACATCTGGTGCATTAAATTATTCTCACCCAGGCGATGAAAGATCTGTTGAGGATAAAATGCTTAATATTAGTATTGGCGAAACTGTTGAAGATTATTTTATTAATAGATTTGATGATTTAAAATTAAACGGAAATAAACATAATAAAGAAGATCTACATTCTTATTAGTACGATTTGTTTGATATTCAAAATAATCTCAGAATTGAAATGAAAACATATTCTAGCAATACGATTTCATTTACAATGAGAAATAATAAAAAATGGTCTCCTAAACCAGGAACATATCATCAAAGATGTTTAGATTTAACTCATCCTATTAATGGTTCTGCTGATATTATTATTTTCTGTCATTATGAAATGCTCAATGAATTTGAAATTAAAATTACACCAACTTTAATCATTGATGCTGAGCTTCATATTCTTGATAAAATTGGCAACAAAACATTAAGTTATAATACATATACGAAAAATGGAAAGTTATATGTAGGCGCAAATTGGATAGGATGTAATACAAGTTAGGTAAATATACACAATAAAGAAGGCGAAGGTATTAGAAAGCTATGACGAGCAAAGACCACAATAGATTATTATCTGACATTATTAATACAGAAGGATTGGAGTACGCGATGTACACGATTGAAAATCGTGCAATTCCTTCAATGATAGACGGTTTAAAACCAGTACAAAGATTCTTTTTATATTCTGCGCTTCAAACTGCAAAAGATAAATTTAATAAAGTAGCATCTATTGGTGGTCGAGTTTCTGAATGGGGATATCATCATGGGGAACAAAGCGCATGCGAAGCTGGTATTTTAATGGCTGCTGATTATTGTAATAATATTACATTACTTACCGGGGATGGCGCATTTGGTTCTAGATTTATTCGTAAAGCTGCTGCGGCTCGTTATATCTTTGCAAAAATTTCTGATAATTTTAATAAGATCTATAAAGATATTGATATTTCTCCGGTTCATGAAGATCCTGAACATATCCCACCAAAATACTATTTACCATTAATTCCTTTTGTGTTAATTAATGGCGTGAAAGGTATCGCAACTGGATTTGCGACACAAATTTTACCTCATGACTATCAATCAGTTGCTGATAAAGTTAAAGAATACTTAGAAACAGGTAATATTAAAGAAAATCCACTCGTTAAGTATTATGACTTCAAAGGAACTATTGAACCATATAGCAAAATTGTGAACCAGAAGCTTATTAAAGGAGTTACTCTAACTGGTCTATATAAACTATCAGGGTTTACTTTAACAATCTCAGAACTTCCTTTTAACACTGAACGTGAAGACTATATTGCGTTACTTGATAAATTAGAAGAATCTGGTAAAATTGTTTCTTATACGGAAGAAATTAGTTCAGAAAGAGTTCATATTGTTGTTAAATTGAAACGCGATTTTTTGACAACAGATACAGAAAAAAATCATCAGTTAATTTTAAAAGAATTTAAACTACAGGAATCTATTGCTCAAAATATTACTGTACTTGATGAAAATAATAAATTGAAAGTATATGATGAGCCAAAAGAATTAATTAAGGATTTCGTAGATTTTAGATTAACGTATTTTGATAAACGTATTCAAAACAACATCAAAAAAGAAACTGATAAATTTAATTTAGCAACCGCAAAAATTATTTTTATTAAAAAGGTAATTAATAAAGAAATTGTTTTGGATAAATTATCAAGAAAGGATTCTATTAAACTTATTGAGAGTTACAATGAATTAAAAGATTATTCAGAAGAACTTATTAACATGAAGCTTTATCATTTAACAACAGATGAAGTTAAAAAACTGGAACAGCAGCAAGAAGAACTAAAAAAATCTTTAGATTATTGGAAAACTACTACTGCTAAAACAGAATATCTTAAAGACTTATAGAACAAGTGAGGTAAGTTATGAAATTATTAAAGAAAATTATTATTGCTCTACTTTTATTAGTTGTTGGCGCAGGGGCATATGTTGGATATTATTATGTAACACATGATCAAGTAGTTTCTCCTCAAAAATACAAGGAATCATTAATCCTAAAAAATAAAGTGTATGAAAAAGATTTAGTTCAAAAAGAAGGTGTTTCGTTTACTACAATGGGTAAATGGAATTATTTCAAATCAGAATTAAACTGTAATACTGATAAATACATCAAAGCTTACAGACTAGGTGCTATAGATTATAAAAAATGTGCAGACAAAGAAACATTAGAATATTCACCTGATTTGAGTTATAGTACAGATAAATTAGACAGATTAATTGATGATGCAAATGCTTTTGATCGTTATGTTTCTAGTGGAGACTTTGAGAAAAATAAATTTAAAGTAAACACCCCAGAAGAAGTATTTACATTTTTAATTGAAGGCCATGATGTTGTTAAATCATTGTATTCAGACATGCAGTCTGGTAAATTAAGAACCAATGATAAATTTTTTGTATCACAAATTACATGCGATTTTGTTAATGCATCAAAAGCAAAAGAAGAAAATAAACCATTTAAAAATTGTGATTCACATGATGTATTTAAATACTATAAAACAGAACGGTATATGACACTGTTGCGTAAATTGGCAAGTATTTAAATGTATCAATTATTTGGAAAAAAGATTAAAGAATATAAAAAACAATTATTCGAAGAACAAAATGGTTTATGCAAAATTTGTAAAAGACCATTGAATTCAGTTGGTGAAGCTCATCTTGATCATGACCACTCTGTAGTTGGCGAAAATGCCGGTAGATGCCGTGGGTTATTATGTAGAGCATGTAATGTCGCTGAATAGAGAATGAAAAATAGATTTATTCGAGAAGGGTTGAAAGGCAAAGTTGATTACCCTACATATTTAAGATCGTTAGCTGATTATTATGAACAAGATTTTACTAAAAATCCAATTCACCAAAATTTTCCAAATGATTTTATTAAACATTATAAGCGATTGTAGTTATCTGAGATGAAGGATTATTATAATCAATATAAATTTAATTTACCAGATGGAAAAATTACAAAAGAAATTTTGATTAAAGATTTTTCCAAACAATTTAAGAAGTATCAGAAGTAGTTATGAGTTTTAAAAGTTATACATTGCAAGAACAAGAATTAATTAAAATTTTTAGATTAAATCAAGGAAATCAATTTTTATCTGATTTTGTTGAATTATTTGAAAAAACTCATTGGGGGCCTAAAACATTTGTATGTGAATGCATTGATAATGTTATTGTTAGTGTTGTTAATAATGAAGAAATTATAGGACCATCTTCTAAAGAAGTTTTTAATGAAATGAAAATGTATGCTGCAGGCTACGCGAATGGACAGGTGATGAATAATGAATAATTTAGAATTTTATGATAAAGTAAAAGTAGCTCTAACGGATAAAGAATTAGAACGTGAAGTTATTTACATGTTAGCCTCAGAAGGCGAAACTACTGATGGCTCTGGTTTTATTAAAGAATATGGCTACTACAAAGAGATTTTGAATTTATTAATGGGTAGTATGTTGAATACATTGTCAGATGATAATTCTCATTATGCTGATGATTATTTGCCATTGCTTAAAACATTTTTCTATGGTTATTTTTCTGGGCAGCAAAGAATGTTAAAAAGTTCTTCCGAGATTTTTAAACCAAAACTTGGTTATATGCCAGCAAATACAAATATCAGACTTTTGGGAGATGTTAGTGAAAGTTAAAATTTATGGATTTGATTCGTCATTAAAATATTGTATGTATTGTGAAATGGCGAAAAAATTATGTACTCGTAAAAAAATTGATTTTGAGTTTATTTCTGTAATCAGAAAAGCAGACAATCAAGATGGGTACGAATTAATCCCAGGAATCGAAAGCGAATTGGCTAAACTATTAAACAAGTCAGAATTAAAAGGGACAACAATGCCTCAGATTTTCGTTGATGGAAATCATATTGGTGGTTGTGATGATTTTAAAAAATTTTTAAGTTAATAATCAATATTTTGTAGCGAAATTTCATTGCATACCACATCTAATGGAGGTATCTAGGGGAGATTCTACATAATTGAGATTAGTTTTAAACAAGTCTTTATAGTGTAGTATTCATTATAAAGACTTTTCTTTTAGGTGATTTATGAAAGTTAAAATTTATGGATTTGATACTAGTTTATACCCATGTGAATCATGTTTAAGAGCAAAAGAATTTTTAGATTATCATAAAATTGATTATGAATTTCTTTCAGTTATTGAACGCGATGAAAATGGTAAATTAGTACATAAGGAATCTGTTGTTAAGCAATTAGAACTAGAATATGGTGATGATGTATCTGGTATAAGTTTACCTCAGATTTTTGTAAATGGCAAATACATCGGAAAATTTGCAATCTTTAAACAAAAGTTTCTTGAAGGAGTTTTTAATGGAACTTGATCTAACAAAAATTGATAAAACCAGTAAAGAATATAAAACAGCAGTTCGAAATATGATTAAGTCAGATTGTTTTGAAAGATATTCTGATGGTTTAGAAAATGGTTGGAAAATTTCAAATAAAGAAATTTCTAGTTTTTGCGCAGAATACAAAGAGTATGGTTCTGAAAATTATATCAGAGCAATTATTGTTCCGATGCTATTAGAAAATTTTGGTGATTGTATCAAATAAGGATAATTATGAAAACAATTAGTTATTATATTTCATTATTCATTCGCTGGCTTTTGTTCCAAAATGCAACGTTTGAAAATGTTGTTAAAGATTTAGACGAAAAGAATTTTTATATTTCTGGCAATTTTAATCATGCTCGCGATTTAGTACACAAAGATCAAACGTATAAAATTTGCGGTCTAAATCATTTTAAGCCATCATTTTTAAGTATTAAAGATCTTAACACTAACAGTATCGGGATTGATTCTGAATATATTCCATTAATTTATCGTGTGATTATTTTCATCAAAGCTAAAAAATTATACACTGAATTATTTTTCGATAAAGTTGAAAAAGATTTAACAAATAAAGAATAAACTATTTACAACAGATCTTAAATAGATTAATATAGATCTAAATTTTAGTAAATAGGAAACAAAAATGAAACAGATCAAAATCACAAAACAAGAATACCTTGACATCTTAAATGATAACTCTAAAAAATTAGTTGTTAAAAAAGTTAAGCAAGGTCTTAAATTTAAAGAAGTTATTTTTTCCGGTGTTGATGTAGTTGCTGAACGTGTAGTAACTGCTGATGGTGTTGAGTACTTTAAATATGCGTAAATTTTTATAGATTATTTTATTAGGATTAACATCCGCAAGCCCATCAATCGCTAAAGCAGTTGAGTGTCCTGATATTGAAACTTAGTTAAAAGTTGAAGTACAGTCTGATGATATTGTAAAAATTTGCAATGATCAGTATATTTAGTACTTTAGTAAAGAATGGAAAATTCCAGTTGCTGTTGTTGAAAAATTAGAAGAATCTGATTTTAAACAAAATAAAGCTCATAGAACAAATGATTTTAGATTTGATTCTAGACTTAGTTATAAAGATCAATTAAATCCTAAGCAATATGCTAAAAGTGGTTATGATAAAGGTCATCTAGCAGCATAGTCTGATACCTCTGATTATGATACTGTAAGTCAATAGTACTTAATGACAAATATTGTTCCACAAGATCCTGTTTTAAACAGAACAACCTGGAAAAACATGGAAACATTTGCAAAAGATTTAAGAAAGTCTAATTATCATGCTAAGTATGTGATTTCTGGTATTGTATTTGATAATTGTGAAATTCATAAAACAAAAAACGGAATGAATATTCCGGATAAAATGTTTAAAATCATTGCTCATGATAGAATTTCTACGGTATTCTTTATTGATAATATAAAACCTGAATAGAATAAAATTTTTAATTATGAATCTAATTTAGGTATTGTAAATTCATAGTTATGTAAAGTAAAAATTAAGTTTAATCCAGAATAAAGGTATTATAATGGCTTTGATAAACGAAATCGAAAAACTTGATGAAAAAGAACGTCAACAACTGTTTAATGATTTTATTAAACTTTTGAATAAAAAACGTGAATATCACGAAATCCCAGAAAGAATTGTGTGTTCAGCTTGTCAAGTTTTCGTTGATGAACGCGATGGCACTTTAGAGAACGGCGATTATATTATTCATGAAGTATATGGTTTAAGACACTATGATTCTTTTATGAATAAACAAATCAAAGAACTTGAGAAAATGTATAAACATGCTTTATTAGATTGGGAACAAGGATTCTTGACAAATAAAGGTCGTTTTGTTGGGCGCGAAGAAGCAATGAAAATTGCGAAAGAACAAAATCAAGTAATTCGTTTATCAGGGTCACTTAATTCTGATATCTTGTTTTCTGAGGATTTATATTAATGGCTGCAATTTAGTTAGATGGCGCAAGCACTACAGGACATGGAAATTTTCCACCAACAACATGTAAAGCAACTGTATAGAATGTTGTTGTAAATGGGAAGGCTCCATTAATCGATGGCGATCAAATGTTAACCCATTGTGATCCATCGCCATCATGTCATGACTCTGTTGTAATCGGAAGTTCAACAGTGTTCATAAATGGGAAATCTGCAATTAAAATCGGCGATTCTACTGCGTGTGGAGATACTGTTGCGGATGGTTCTGGTAATGTATTCATAGGATAAAAATAAATGAAAAGATTAGAAAATGGCCGTTTTGAATTAACTGAAGAAGAATTGGTTAAGTTATTTGCGGCTGAAGCTGAATTAGAAGCATTAGAATGTGCTGGTGTCGATAACTGGAGCGGTTACGATTATCGTTGGGATTATCTTGAAGAAGATGGTTTCGAAACATTCCGTGGGTATGCTGAAGATAAAGTAAAAAATCTTTAAAAATTAGTTTACATCATATAAATTTTATATTATTATAAAAATCGTTACTCGGTTAGATTCTGTGGTAACGATTTTATTTTTCTTAATTAATAGGAGTTTAAATGAAACAACAAAAAATTTCTGTTTTAATGGCAACATTATTAGTATCAGCTGGTGTAATGGCTGAAGATCTAAGTTTAAAAAATCCCCTAGTGCTAGATGGTCAAACTGTAGATACTCGTACTGTAACTGAACGAGAAACTTACAAAAATACTGTAGTTCCATCTGTAGTTGCAGGACCTGGCCATGTAGTCGTAGGTCAATCAAACATAGTAAATGCAACTGACGGTTCAACTACAGTAATCGGTGGTCAAAACTTTGTAGCAGATACTGCTAAAGATGGTAACATTTTTGGTGATGGCTCTTCTATTAGAGGTTATCAAAGTCAAGCTGGTGGAGATAACAACCATTTAATCGGCGAACAAAATAGTGCGTTCGGCATGAATAACCAAGTGAATGGTAATCATACACATGCTTACGGCGGTGGCAATAATATCACGGGTGATCAATCAACTGCGACGGGTCACTACAATTTAATTACAGGCCATAATTCAAGCGCATTTGGTTATGATAATAAAGCTCAAGCTAATGAGACCACGGTTGTAGGTCATCAATCTGTTGCAAGCGGTTTAAATGCTAGCGCTTTTGGCTCAAAAGCTACTGCATCTGGCGAATCTTCTTTAGCAATGGGTACAGGTTCAAATGCAACTGCTGATTCCGCAGTTGCAATTGGTAATGATAGTAATGCGACTGGTAAAAGTTCTGTTGCACTTGGCGAATCAACAAATGCAACTGGTGTATTTGCAACATCATTAGGTGATAGTTCAAGCGCGTTAGCAAATGGTTCTGTTGCAATTTCAGTTGATTCAAAAGCTAAAGGTGTTAACTCGATGGCTATGGGCCGCGAATCTTTAACCACCCATGATAACTCGGTTGCGTTAGGTTCACATTCCGTGTCTAAGTTAGAAAAATCAGTAACTACAGCAACAGTAGGCTCTAACACATATACAGGTTTTGCTGGCACAACTCCGATTGCAACAGTTTCTGTTGGCGATGAAGGAAAAGAACGTCAAGTTGTTAATGTTGCGGCAGGTGAAATTTCTGCTACTTCTACAGATGCAATTAATGGTTCTCAATTATATGCAGTTGCTTCAAAAATCGGCGATGCTGTAAAAGTTCCTGTTGTAGAAGCTGGGCAAAATGTTACTGTAGATACAACTACAAATGCAAATAGTCAAACTGTATATACAGTAAATGCAAAAGATTATCAACCAGCGATTGATGCACTTGAAACTAAAGTAACAACAAATACTGCTGATATCCGTTCTGCTGAAAAATTGATTGATAAAAATGCAAAAGATATCGCCGAAAACACTAAATACATCAAATCAGTTGAGCAAAAATTACCTGAAGTAAAATCTGGTGATAACACAACTGTTACATCTGAAACTGATACAAATGGCAAAATTATCTATACAGTTTCAAGCAAAGATTATCAACCAGCAATTGATGCAAATACAGCTAAAATTACTGAAGTTGAAAAAGAAGCTAAACGTCATACTGTTGTTGAAGCAGGTGATAATATTAAAGTTACAAAACAAGCTGGTAAAAACGGCGAATCTGTTTACAAAGTTGAAACTGCTAAAGATTTAACTGTAAATTCTGTTACCGCTGAAAAACTTGAAATTAAAAATGGCCCAAGTGTGACTAAAGATGGTATTGATGCAAACAATACACGAGTCGCTAATGTCTCTGATGGTGTTGATTTACATGATGCTGTAAATGTTTCTCAATTAAACGGTGTTAAATTAAAACAAGCTGTTCAAGGTCGTAAAATTAAAGAACTTCAAAATAGTACAGCTTTAGCCCATAAACGTATTGATACTTTAGATAAAGAAGTTCGTAAAAATCGTAAACGTACTGATGCAGGTATTGCAGGTGTAGCTGCAATGGCAAACATTCCTCAAGTATACTTACCTGGTAAATCTGGTGTTGGTGTCGGTATTGGCCACAAGCATGGTCAATCTGCTGTAGCAATTGGTGCAAGTCGTTCATCTGATAACGGTAAACATATTGTGAAAGTATCTGTATCATTTGATACACAAAAAGATACTACAGTAGGCGCTGGTTACATGTACCAATGGTAATTTATTAATAACTTGATTGGGGTTTATTAAACCCCATTTATAAACAGAAATCATTAAGGAATATAAATGAAATTATTAAAAACATTATTAATTAGTTTATCTGTTGCATTAGTTGCGGCTTGTGGTAATTTAAGTAAAGTTACAAATGAAGGTACTTTAGCTGATGGCCATGAACTTGTTTGGCCGAAAATTGAAAAATCTGGATTTAATCATGATGGTTCACAATTTGGTACTTGGCCAAATTTAGATAATTTAGCAACAGTTGAGTTATCTGGCAAAGGTATGAACAAAGACCAATTACATAATTTATTAGGTCGTCCGCATTTTGCTGAAGGTTTATTTGGTGTATCTGAATGGGATTATGTTTTCAATTTCAAAGAAAATGGTGAACATAAAATCTGTCAATACAAAATCTTATTTGATAAAAATCACAATGCTCAGTCATTCTTTTGGAATCCAGTAAATTGTGGTTTAGATAAACAAATTCACGAAGTATCTGCTGACTTTTTATTTGGCTTTGACTCAGCGAAATTAACTGGGCAAGGCAAAACTTATTTAGTTGAATATCTAAAACAATTAACCGATGCTAAATCTTTAACTGTAATTGGTTATACAGATAAGTTAGGCTCAGATAAATACAATGTAAAATTAGCAACTGCTCGCGCTGAATCGGTTAAAGAATTTTTAATTCAAAATGGTATCAAAGCAGATATTAATACCAAAGGTTTTGGTAAAGATGAAAAACAGGTGCAATGTGATAACTTCAAATCATCTGAATTAATTGATTGTTTAGCGCCTAATCGTCGAGTAGAAATTATTTCTTACAAATAATAAAATTTTTGAAAAATCTATTTACATCCTCATTTGTTCTTGATATTATAGCTACATCAAACAACAAATGAGGATTTTTTTATTATGTTATTACTACAGTTAAACTTTTGCACAAAAGAAGTGCTAGATCAACAAAGAGATTTATTTGATGGAGAAGATTTATTTTGTGTAAATCGTGATGGTTTAGTTTATAAGTTAATTTATAAAAAAGAAACTAATAAATTAGTATCATTAACCGGCAAAGAATATGAATTTGATGATTTTATTGAATTCGCTACCATGTATGTTGAATAAGGAGTATAAAATGGAATATATTTTCTATGTTTCTTTTCAAGAAAAAGATTTCCAAAAATATAGTAAAGCATTCTTGATTCAGTGCACTGAATCAGCGGTTGGCCAAAAAGTCCAAGAGCTCAAAAAGAAATATTCTGAAGAACTCAAAGGAAAAGATGTTGCTTATATCGGAACAGAATGCTGTGGTCAAGTTTCTCATCTAGGCCCAGAAATTTTAGATTACCAAGCAATCATTGATTTCAAAAAGAAACCATTAATTTTAAATATTGTTTCCGGTAATTGGAAACATTTTCTAAATTAATTAAAAATTTTAAGAAAACTATTTACAACAGAAAATAATTAGTGTATTATTAATTCATAAATTCAACAAATAACAAGGAAACAAAAATGAAATATACTAAAATCGACGCTCCAATCGTAAACACCCAACAAGTAAAATTAAATAGGGAATTTATTACTATCCCATCAACGTATGATGGGATACGCATCCGTGGCGATTACGATCGATTAACCGTTTATCTTTGCAGCTTCGAACCAGACACTGAATGGGTTTTTGCTATTGTAGAGCTCGACGATACAGAGGCTATCGATGGTTGTATCCGCACCGAGCATGACATCTATGATGGCTACGACATTGATGCTGCTATTGAACATGTTTTAGAACAATCAAAAGAGTAAGGATATACTATGAATTTAGATTTATCAGAACTTAAACAAAATGTTAAGCTATTTAGAGAAAGTTTTAAGTATGATTTTACGTTAGAATCATGCAATAGTTTCTTATTGAAAGTATTAATGTTTACAAAAGATGTAACTTGTAATGGCTTTGTTGAAAATGTTAAATTAAAGGCAGTTAAAAAAGCTCTTGAATATGGTATTTTAAAATTCAAAGATCCAGATAATTTTCAAGTAACTCGTTATCAAGAGTTACTGTTAAAAGCAATAGATGAAATGGAGAAATATTTTAATGAATGAGCTATACAAACGATTGCTGATTGAATCAAAAGAAAAACTCGAAGATGCTTGGAGGTATCTTTGACATCAATCAGAAAAAGCTTGATCTTGAAGAATTGAATTTAGAAATGAGTATTCCATCATTTTGGAATAATCAAGTAAAAGCTATTCAAAAATCAAAGGAACAAGAATCGTTAAATTCTGAAATTAGTAAATTAGAAAATATTAAAGATTCTATTGAATTGCTAATGTCTGATGATGATGAACATCAAGATATTTTAGATGAAGTCATTAAAGAACTAAATGAAATAGAATTCCAAAAAATGTTTTCTTCTGAAACAGATTTTCTAAATTGCTATATTGATATTCAAGCAGGCTCTGGCGGCACTGAATCAAACGATTGGGCTCAAATGCTTTTGAGAATGTATACCAGATGGTTATCACAAAAAGGATTTGAAACTGAATTATTAGATTATACTAAAGGTGATGTTGCCGGTATTAAATCAGCTACACTAAAAGTAACCGGTAAACTTGCTTACGGTTGGTGTAAATTTGAATCAGGTGTGCATCGTTTAGTTCGTAAATCTCCATTTGATTCAAATAATAAACGCCATACATCATTTGCAGCGGTATTTGTTTACCCGGAAGTAGATAATTCAATTAATATTGAAATTAATAAATCTGATGTACGTGAAGATACATTTAGAGCATCTGGTGCGGGTGGTCAGCATATTAATAAAACTGATTCCGCTATTAGATTAACACATATCCCAACCGGTATTGTTGTTACTTGTCAATCCGAACGGTCTCAGCATTCAAATAGAGCATCTGCTTGGGAACAATTGAAATCCAAGTTATATCAATTAGAGCTTCAAAAACAAAATGAAGTTAAATCAGAAATTGAAAATAGTAAATTAGAAAATGGTTGGGGATCGCAAATTAGAAGTTATGTATTAGATGATTCTAGAGTTAAAGATTTAAGAACTGGTTATGAATCGAAAAATCCATCCTCTGTTTTAGATGGTGATTTAGATCCATTTGTTATTGAAATGCTACGTAAAGGAAATTAATTATGCAAGTAAATATTGGAAAGGCGATGATTCCACCTGCCTTTGAAATTGGAGTAAAGAATGTTGGAGACACTGTTTGGTTCCACGATGGTAAAACTGGTAAAATTGTTGCTGTAGCTGGGAAGAATTTTCCATACCATCCATTTGTAGTTAATGTTGATGGAAATCTTAAACAATATGACTATTTTGGAAATCCGTTGTTAGATGATGACCCAATTATCATTAAAGTAATTTCTAGATTTAGTGAAAAGAAAATCATTCAAATTTCAACAGCATTATCACCAGACACGGAAGAAACCTGGGGTGAACATATCATTACAGCTTTATGCGATGATGGATCTGTTTATGTAAAATCAAATGACAAAGAATGGAAAAAATTACCACCAATTCCTAAGGATTAATTTATGAGTAAAGTTCAGCAAGTTTTTAAAACAACCGATGGATATTTCCATCCATCGTTAGAATTAGCAGAATTTCATCAGAAACAAGTAGACCAATTAAGAGATGCAAGAAATGGCTATCTTGCGATTGAATTTCTTAAACGATATCATCCTGATATTTACGAATTGAATAGGAAATGTTTTTGGCTGATTTTCAGTGGAAATGATTCATCAACCGATATCTCAAATATGATTTCTATTTTCTATGGTGAATATAAAGATGCAATTCTATACGCATTAACAAAATCCTGTTTTTATATCCATGATACGTTTGGCCAGATTATTCCGATGGAAGGAGAATTTAAAAATGACTAAAGATGTTTTGAAGTTATTAGCACTTTTGGTTATTGTGATTTTTATCTCAATGTGTATTTCTGTTTCAGTTGGATTTATTGCTCAAGGATTTTTAATGTTTTCCCCCTAATGCAGCATCAATTTTAACAATGCTTACTTTCTGTGGTGTATTGGGTTTTATTGGTCATAAAGTTGTAAATAGTAAAAATAAATTCATAAATTTTTTCTTTTAACTATTTACATCCTCATTTGTATTTGGTATTATAACCATATCAAATAACAAATGAGGATTTTTATTATGTCTACAGAAGTATTATTTTTCAACAAAGAATGCCAAGTTCACCGTTTATATAAAGAAAAACAAAACATTCCAGAATCACGTATCAAAATTACTGCCCGTGAATTAAGATTATTTACTACCTTTATCGCACAGGTTACTAAAGATAACAAATATGTTACAGTAACTGCTTATCGTTGGAATAAATTATTAACACGTTATGATATAATGAGTGTTAAAGAATACTATTTAGAAGGTTATCAATTAATCCCAGCAAAAGCTAAACGTAATTAATTGGAGGATTTATGTTATCGAAAATTGCAGATGTTATTTTATCTATCATAGGGTTTGTTGTACTTGGCTTGTGTGTTGCTGGGTTTATTTTATTAGTAAATTTATAAGGAGCCCTTATGTCTCAAAAAGAATATGTTGTTAAGTACAGAAAACCAGCAATTGTTAAAACAGTTGATGCTAGCGCAGTTATTGGTATAGATACTCAAGAGTTTACTAATGTTCATGACTTCAAAGAATTCGTTAGTTCATTACAATTTGATCAAGTTATTGAAATCTATGAAAAGGTTAAATTGAACTATGATGAATTTGTCAAAGATACATTATACAGTATTACATATCAGATGAACTCGTCAAGTCTAGGTTTATCACAAACACTAACGAAATCATTTAAGACTTTTGAAGAACTTAGTAAATTCGCGGATTCTATTGTTCATAAGCATACTATTTTATCTGTTGGCCTACCAAAGTCTGCTGAATGGATTAAAGAATTCAAAAGAATTTCATAAAAATCTTAAAAATTTTCAAAAATCTATTTACATCATCTTTCTGTTTTGGTATTATAGCTACATCAAAACAACAAATGAGGATTTTTATTATGCGTAACTCAAAATTTATTCGTCACCCAAACCGTGAAATGTTTATCGATGCACAAGATGATATCTATGGGCCAGGTAATTCTTTTGTTACTTGGGAAAACATAAAGGGGATGAAATCCAGGTTAAAACTATCGATGGCGTAAAATATACTATCGCGTCTAAATGTGTTCAAATGAGTAATGGTATCTGGGTTGGTCTTGAAGAACAATTTCCATTAGAAGATTACTTAAACTCGCATTATAAAATTAAAATTGATGGAAATGGTTATATTTTAGTGGAGGAATAAAAATGATTCGTACTGAAGTTATTTGCATATTGGCTAATGGGGGTTAAATATAATTATTTTATTAATTATGAAAAAGAGTATCCTTTAGATTATATGATACGATTTGGTTTAGAAGTTATTAAAAATGCAACGAACCAAGAAATTGATTATTCAAAGGATGTAATTATGATTATAGACAATTGTGGCACGTTTAAACTTCTCGGTGAGGACTGCAAGAAATGGAATATAAACACAATAAAGGCAAAATTAATGAATCTATGGTTAAGGCTTTGGTAACCGATTCTTTATTCAGACAACGCATAGAGAAACCAAAGAAAGGAAAAGGATCTTATTCAAGAAAGGATAAATATAATAAAGGAGCTTATGGCTCCTTTTAATTTATCTAGAATATACCGAGGTAAATATGTGTAAAAATAATGAGCAAGAAGAGCTAGAAACACTAGACAATGAATAGCAATAGGATAATTCAGATTTAATTGAAAATGATTCTAATGAGCTTCTAGATGACGATAACGGCGATAATAAATATAACCCAGAAGTAACAGAAGATATAGAATTAAAGGAAGAATATAATGATTCAGAATATCATTACCACCATAAAATTGTTCCGCCTGAATACAACGATCAAGAATTTGATTCGTTATCTAAAACAGAACAAAATAAAATAGTTCGTAATAACATTATTAGTGTTATTGCTTTCTTTATATTTTTTCTGATTATTTTTTAGATAATTTTATAAAATGGTTTACATCCTCATTTGGTTATGTTATTATATGAGATAATCCAAATGAGGATTTTTTATAAGGATAATTTATGAGAGGTTTATCAGAGTTACTAAACGAAATGACTCCACAAAGAATTCAGTTAAGCTATGGATATGTTAAAGAATATCAAGAAGATATTCTAAATAATATCGAAAAAGCAAAGTTGTTATCAGTTGAATCTAGGGATGTTGGATTTTATTCTTTAACAACTTCTAACGGTAATTATTACTTTCTATATAAAGATAGAATAATTTATTACTTTGTTCACTATAAAGAATTTCCAGGTTTCAAAAATATTTCAAAAACACCATTTAGACAATGCCTGGTATGGAGAAATAAAGTTAATAGAACCGGTGCTACCGTCGGTTTTGCTAAAAAAGTATTTTGGGATATTTTATTCAAAAAATATAACGCAGTTATTTCAGATTCGCAACAGTCTAAAGAAGGCGAAGGTTTATGGGATAACTTAATTCAACAAGCATTTGAAAAAGGATATATAGTTAAGGTCCACAACACCAATGATAAATCGTTTAAAGAATATAAGTCATTTGACGATTTAGATAATGATAAAGATTCTCATTATGGTGATTCAAATTTTTACCAAAGATTTATCATTTCTATTGAGAAACCATAATTAAAATCTAAAGAAAAGGTCCAATTAAGGACCTTTATTTTCATGCATACTGTAATCTTTCTTGAAGTAATGCCATCTGATGTAAAATGTGATGGATATCAGTATTCTTTTCAAACCATTTAGTTAACTTATCAAAATATTTTTCAACCATTTCTTCAAACGGCAATTCCGATACTTTAACATGCCATCTAACTGAAATATCTTCAGCCATATCGTTAATCATAATATTCCAATAATCTTCATTTTTCTTATTAAGAATATGAACTTTTACTTCAATGTTATTATTTGTCTTACGGATGTTTCCGTAAGTTTCTAATTCTTTCTTTAAATCTTCTAAATTCATTTCTAACACCTTTAGAAGGACTGATTAAATCAGTCCTATGGATTATGCAGAACAACTTTGACAATCCTCTAGATCTCTTTGTTTAAGCTTTCTAGAAAATTCCTGAGCAGCATTCACATTAAATTGATAATATAATGTTTTTACGCCAAGTTCTTCAGCAAGTAATGTCAGTTTACTAATTTCACCTCTAGAAGTTTCTTCAGTGAACATTAGATTAAGTGATTGACTTTGGTCAATATAAGCTTGACGTTGAGCTGCTTGTTGAATAATTTTTAGTTGGTTAATTTCAACAAATGTTTTAAACACATTCTTTTCATCTTGCGATAATTGAGACAAATGTTGAACAGATCCGCCATATAACAAAATTGATTCCCAAATTTCTGAAGTATTAATTCCTTTACTTTCTAGTAATTCCTCAAGATATGGATTTTTATAAATCTATTTAGTTTTTGCTAAATCTTTTACAAAATAATTTGCCTTAAACGGCTCAATTGATGGTGATACTTGACCAAGAATTGCTGAACTTGATTTAGTTGGTGCTAAAGCCATTAATGTAGCATTACGTCTGCCATATCCTTTAATCAATTCAGGTTCACCAAATAATTCAGCAAGTTCTTTAGATGCTTCTAGAGTTTTTTCTTGTAATAAAGAAAAGATTTCATCATTTAATCTAAATGCTTCTTGAGATTCAAACGGAATCATTTTGGATTGCAAATAACTATGCCAGCCTAAAACACCAATACCAATCGCTCTTTGATTTTTAGCAAAACGAACAGCTCTTTCTAGGTGTTTATATTTTTTAGCTTTATTAATAAATTCAGTCATTACTGAATCTAAAAAGTAAGTTAATACTTTTGGAGCATCAGTGTCTTTCCATTCATCATAATGTAATAAATTCATTGATGACAAACAACACACGAACGATTCTAAGTTATTGTTATTCAAAGCTATTTCGGCACATAAATTCTAATGATAAATTTGTAAGCTTTTATCAATATATACATCTGGTTTATTTTCATTTACATTATCGCGAAAAAACAAATATGGAATACCAGTTTCGCATCTACGTTTAATGATTTTACCCCAGATTTTGCGTTTCTGTTGGTCTCCAGCTTTCATTTCTTCTAGCCACTTACGACCAATACAAACACCATAATACATTACTTGAATTGGATTTTCATCCGATTGAATATCAAGCCATTCATCAATATCAGCATGTTCTACATCAATATAACCAGCAAATTGCCCGCGACGTGTAGTTCCTTGAGAAATTACATTAATAATAGTATCATATAATTTTGCAAAGTTAAATGTGCCATCTGATGTTCCGTTGTCTTTAATAACAGATCCTCTTGGTCTGATATGACCAAAATAACCAGATGCCCCACCACCTACTTTATTCATAACACCAACTTCTGAAGCAGTGTCCATAATTTCTTCAACGGAATCACCGATATAAGAACCAAAACAGCTAATAGGTAAACCACGGTCTAATCCATAATTTGCAAGAATCGGAGAAGCTAAGCTAAACCAACCTCTCTAGAAATAGTCATAAAATTTTTCTGAGAATCCAGAAATACCTAAACGTTTTTCTGCAGTATCTGCGATGAATTTAAACCGCTCTTTGGCGGTTTGTCCGTTTACTAAATATCCTTTTTCTAAAAATCTTTTCTAATCATTGTTCAACCAATAAAATGGCTCATATTGTCTTGTCATAGTTATTCCTTAATTAAACCAATCATCATCTACTTCTGAATCCGCACCACGTTTTGTATAATCAACAGATCGCTTGTTGAAAAAATCGTGTTCAACGGGTGCTAGCACTTCCACATCAAAAAACTCAGTAGGTTTTAATAATTCTTTATTTATTGGGTATTCGAAATTTACCCCTAACGTTGTTAAAGATTTATTGTATCTAGATTTCACGTATTCTTTAACTGAATCTTTTGGCATAAAGGATAAATCAGTGGTTTCATAAATCCAGTCAATGATATCCATTTCAGCTTTAAATGCATCTTTTGATAATTCTAATAAATCAGAATAAAATTCATCAGTAAATAATTCACGATTTTCGATATGTAAAATTTTGAAAATTTCTACACCAAAATTACCGTGAATTTCTTCTTCTTTAGCAGTTGCTTGAATTGCGTTAGATAATCCTTTAAATTGGTTTCTATATTTATTGAAGCTCATCATAATCACAAATTGACTGAATAATGAAATATGTTCAATAAACATGCTAAAAAGAATAATTGATAACACGAAATGTTGGTCATCTAAATTTTTATCTTTCATGAATTTTTGCATATAATTTACACGACCAATTAATGCAGGAATTTCATGAATTTTAGAGAAGTCATCATTGATACCAAGTAATTCTAAAATAGAACTGTAAGCATCTGCATGACGAACTTCAGATTCAGCAAATGTTACGCCAACAGCATCAACTTCCGGCTTCGGAAATTTATAATAAATGTCAGCCCAAAATCTTTTTACAGTAACTTCAATCTGCGAAATCGCTAACATACATCTGCGAATAACTTCGCGTTCTTCTTGATTTAAATTAACTTTATAATCCTGGATGTCTGGAGTATAGTTGTACTCACTATGTACCCAGTAGCTTTTTCTAATTGCATCTTTAAACCCAAGTAATTCTGGGTATTCATAAGGTTTAAATGCAAGTCTAGGTTCAAATAAATTTCTCATTATACCACCATTTCAAATTTCATCGTTGGGTGACAATTATAATTTTCAATTTCATAATCGTCTGGAATAGATTTTTCAATATCTTCTAATGTTTTAATATGATTCGCGATTTTTAGTGTTGGTAATTCTAAAGTATCGCGTTTTAATAATTCATTAAATTGTTCAATATGATTTTTGTAAATATGAACAGAACCTAATGAACCAATTAAATATCTAGGTTCTTTATTTGTAATTTTAGCAATAATTGATAACAACAACCCGTAGGAAGCTACATTATAATATAATCCACAACCAACATCTGTTGAACGTTGTGTCCACATCAGATCTAAATATTTACCATCAGCCGATATATTAAATTGGAATGAATAATGACAAGGGGGTAATGCCATTTTACGTAAATCATTTACTTGCCATGAATTAACAATAATTCTACGCGAATAAGGATCATTTTTAATTAAATCAATCGCTTCTTTTAATGGATCTGTTAATACAGCTCTAGAAATTTCTTGATTATCTTTTAGATATTTTTTTCTCCATTGGCCACCATAAATTGGGCCAAGTTCACCATTTTGATAACCTAATTCAACTGCTTGGTGTTCATAATTATCATCCCAAATAGTTCGTTTATTACTATTTTCACCATGTTGAATTTTTCTTAATTCATTTACATTTGTAGAACCTTTAATAAACCATAGTAACTCAGACACAATAGATCTCCATGGCATTTTTCTTAAAGTACCTAATGGAAATCCTTTTCTTAGATCGAATTTAATTGTATGGCCAAATGAATCAAGTGTATCTACACCGGTTCTGTTCTATTTTAATTCACCAAAATCTAAAACGGTTTTTACTAATTCTTTATATTGTTTCATAAATCTCTCTTAACATAATGATATAAGTTAACATTTTGGTCGATGTTTTTAATTTCAAGTAACTGATAATCTTTAACGAGTTCTTGTAAATCGGCAGGGCTAACCGTGATTAAATCACCCGTGGTGTTAAATTCAGTTTCAAAGATGGTAATATATAGATCTTGAATTTCATAATCATTTTGGGCCCTAGAATGATTACATTCAACACATTCTTCTGTGTGCTCATGGTCGCGATGGTCATGAAAATGAAATTGATTATCTATTAATTCCTTAATTAAACTAAACCCACCGATGATAGATACTAAACTGTTCTCTGGTAGATTTAACATTAATTCTTTAAAATCATCAATTGACTGAATTACCATATCAGGCTCATCGCCATTTTGAGCTTTGATTTTTAATTCCTTTGTGCTTAATACGTAATTAAGACGTTCTGGTAATTTGTTTGGGAATGATTTAAAAGTATTTGAACCCATTACAATAATAGATTTTTCAAAATCATCAGAACCAATTGTAGTTTTTTTAAATTCTTGGAGATCATTTTTATTTCTCCAAAGCATTTGGTGATTACCTTTTTTTCCAAACACAAATTCATCGCCATAACGATGTAACTAAAACACCTATTGAATTAACGCCATTTGTTTAACCCCTTAACTTTAATTTTTTCGTTATTAAGTAAAATAGCAACATAGATCGCAGCAATTAGATTTACGATAAAAATACCAATGCCACAATATAACGGAAGCCAGATATAAAATGAAGATAATACTAAAACGCCAGCTTCATTTAAAATTAATAATAAAATACTTATGAATAACCCTACTATAATCATTTTCACCTCATAAAATAAAAGCTATGTAACATTTAAAATATAATATTACATAGCTTAAATTAATAAACTTTTATTTTATATTAACCGTTTAATAAGGCTTCTAATTCATCGTCAGACACTGTATCAGTGCTACCCGATGTTGATTTAGATTCATATTCGGTCATTGCAGCATCAAAACTAGAATTACCAGAAATACTTTCTTCTAATTCAGCTGCAGCTGATTTCACTGTGCCATTTGTTTTTGATTGGAATTTTGCAGTTAATTCTTCAGCAGATTTAAATTTGTCAGGAGAAATATAATCCATGATGTTATACATTTGAGCAATTAATTCATTTGCATAAGCTTCATCATTAATATTTTCAATTTCAGACGCCGGGAGGAACTTCGAATCGTCGTAATTTGCGAATCCTGCCACTTTCTTGGCTTTAAGAACGAAATTACTACCAGTGAATACACATGTTACATCTTGGCCCGGTGTTCCTAATTCAGCGTCACCCGCTGCTTGAGCAATAATTTTATCCATAATTTTTTGGCCAAAGCTAAACACACGTACTTTGCCGGTGTTTTCTGGATTTGTTGGATCTTTCACAACAAGAATATTTGCATAATAACGGATTTTACGTTTTTGTTTTTTAGCAACTTCTTTATCTTGCTCAATACCAGAATTCCATAAAGAACCATTATGTTCACAAATAGGGCAAGGTAATCCAATTGTGCTTGGACAATTTTCAATAAACCATTTTCCGTTGGCCATTTTAAAGCCATGGGAATAAAGTTTTGCAAAAGGAACAGAGTCGGCGATGTTTGGATTTGCTGGCAAAAAACGGATAATTGCTTGACCGTTACCAGTTGCTGGGTCAGTTGATAAAGTCCATTCATGTTCTTTATTTGAATCAAATGAATTTTTTTGTGTTAATTTTTCAAGTTGCTCTTGAAGAGCGGAAGGATTTGCACGTTTAAATGTAGCCATTTTTATTTTCTCATATTATATTATACTATTTTTGATGTTGTACACAGAGCCCGCAACACCTCGGACGAATTAAAATTATATCAAATAAATTACTAATATAACTTTAATGATTCTTTAAGAATTTTAATAACTTCAAGTTTATCTATAACAAATAAATTTTTATATGCTTTAATTCTAACAGAATACTAATCCCAAATGAAATTCTTGGATTCATCTAACATCTCTATGATATTAAAATATGAATCTAATAGTATAAATGTTTCATACTAAATGGAATCATTCTGTAGCAATTTAAATATCATCGGTTCTTTATTGTCTTCTATCAAAAACAAGCTCTTAAACATTCTGCCTTTAGATTTACAAAATAAAATTAAGTTTTGTAAATCCTCTTTAAACAGAATACTTAAGTCATTAAATCGGCTCATATATTTACGGTAAAACATAATAGAATCTTGGTTTAACATATCGCCAATCCATTGATCTTGATTTGCTAATAGATTCACCATAAAAATTTTTTGTTGCTCAAAGATATCAAAACTCTTCTAAATCTTTTCGAAAAAATACTTGTCTTTTCTTTTTTCAAATGAATTTTGCTAGACCCGAATTTTCCACGAATATTTTACTGGATCATAACCTTTCTTAAAAGCGTTTACTAATATCAAATATAGTTTATAGCTCTAAAAAGAGTTTATGTAAATCGGATGCTCTGTTGGATGAATCATCTTTAATAACATTAAGTTTAACCGATTCCATTTTTAATCTGTTAATCAAAACTTCAGAAACTTGATCTTGAAAATCATGATAATCAATATCTTTATCTTCAAGCCAATCAATAATGGCCTCAAGCAATGTCTATTGATTATCTTTTGCTAATTTTTCAATTTCCAAAGAATTTTGTTCTTTAAGTGTTTGCTAAATTATTTCTTTCTTTTCACGCATTGTTAACTTGGTCATATAAGTCAATCAACTCATCAGTTTCGGCTTCGAATTCATCCTTCGATTGATTGAACATTAATTTTAGTAAAGCATTGAATTTTTTAGGTTCTAAACCTAATTCTTCTTTTGCACGTGTACGAATATCTTTAATAGAATCAGCATATAACTGAACTTTAGATTTAATTTCAACAGCTTCTTCAAGCATTTTCTTTAAATCTTCGCCGTGTACAGATACATTGAATTCAACTTTTTCTTTTTTTGTTCTAGCCATTTTATTGTTCCTTTGTTGTATTTAAATTAAAATTCTTGAATAGATTCTAATAGTTTAGTTAACTTATTACTTAATAAGTACTGATACATTTTAGATTTATTTCCCTTCGGAATAACTAATAATTCATTTTCAATTTTATCAGCTTGCTCTTTATGGATATTTGATAAATCAATTAATTTAACATTTTCATTTAATCTTTCATATAGATCTGTTGATAGTAATTTCGCAACTTCTGGAATTGAACCTGCTTTAATATAAAGATCTAATTCCGATTGTTTAATACTAGGAGCTCGTTTTTGTTCATTTAATTCAGATTGCCCCATGTTTTGATTATAATAAAAATCAGAAGGACATTTAACTGGTGATACAGAGTCTTTTTTATCTCCCTTTATAATTTTTGTAATCATATCACCAAATGCAGTTGTTTTTGGCTCAATTTGTTTACCATGAATAAACGAATATTGCTTTGTATATTTAGAATGTAATTGTGTAAAATCGCCATCAGAACTAACGATCATTGAATGGTATTCACCAGCATTTCCTTTTGTCGCAAGGTAACCAATAATATCATCTGCTTCTAAACCGGGAATATCAATTACTTGATAACAAAAATTTTCCTTTAAGTCTTGAATAAGTTCTTTTGAAGCAGAGAAAATCATTTCCCAATTTAATTTAGAATCTTCACGGCTTTTTGAACGATGCGCTTTATAAAATGGAGAAATAGTTCTTTTATAATACGGAATAGACGCATTATCGCAACAGATAATCACATTAGGGTATTTCTGTTTATATTTTTTAAGAACATCTTTTAATGAACCTAATACTACAGCTTTTACTTGAAATTTAGTTAACTCAGATTGTTCTTGTTCTGTCTTAAAAGACCCAGTAACAGCAGTAATAACTAATTGACTAAAATCAATTAATAACTTATTGTCATTACTTCCAAGTTGACTTTCTAAAATATTTTGTTTCTTAAATGGGTGCATTTTTATTTTTTACCTAACTAAAATAATAATAAATAATTTTAAAATTATACGTATAAATTTTAACTTTAACAGGATATATAAATGACCATCAAAAAACAGCTAAGAGCTACATACGGTTTAGATTAGGCTGGAGAAAAAATCATTAATGTTGGTATGCCCACAGAATTAACTGATGGCGTAAATATCCAATATTTTATTGACAACAACACAGTCCAGGAATACGATCCTACCCGCGGATATGATGAACATTTTATCATTTCGTATAAAAGAAAATTATATTCAGCAGCAAGAAAAATAACTAAACCTGCTGGCAATTTTGCTTTACAAGATTGGAATGAAATTCGTGTAGATACATTATGGCAAAGTTTTAATCATCAAAGTACATTTGAACTTTCACCAGAAGCTGGTTCACAAATTTTATATGATGTTCGTTTTGCGTAGAGATCCATTATTTTACCAACAGATCCAACACATGGTGACGCCGTATGGATTAAAGATAATTTCAATGCATTACCATATAATAAATTAACGGTTCATACAAGAAAATTCTAGTTATAGAATGGTACTTCAGAATTCAGCCCGACAGTTCCGGGTGAGATGAATATGTTTGTATGGGATGCAAATCAAAAATATTGGAGAATTTTTAGATTTATTTCTGAATCTACACAAGATGGAGTCAAAAGTACACCAAGATTTAACCAAAACGAAGTGATCCAAGTTGGTGTAAATCAAACGGTTGCGGTGAACTCTTTAGAGAAAAATCATGAAATCAAATTCCCGATTTTTGCAAATAACAACGAAAGAATTACTATTATCGACGAGCATCAAAATTTAGGATAGAATCCATTAAAAATTCATTGCTTTAATAATACATATAAAATCAATAATAAAACTGGTTTTTATATGTTAGATAAACCAGGTGTTACTACATTTATCTTTAAGAAATCTGATAATAATTGGCACCCGGTGTTCGAAGTAACTAATTCATGGAAAAAAATCTCTTAGAATTATAAAACAAAAGCATTTGAGAAATTACATTTACAACCTGCATAGAATATCGAAATTACATTACCTGATAATGCATAGCTAGGCGATGAGATTACATTAACAAATGCAACTGGTTATCAGTATCAAGTAACTATTATACCAACAGGTAATCACAAAATCGTCGGGGATATTAATCAATATTATAATAGAAAATATTCTCAATTAACAAAAGGCACTCCTGGGTTAACTAATAGATTCGTATTACCAAATAATGGTCAAGGTACTTTAGTTCAATTAACGTATCTTGAAGATAATAAATGGTATGTATAGGATTTTTAGACAAGAGTTGAACATGTTGATGAGACCGCAAGAGCAAGACCTGGCATTGCAAGTTTAGCTGATCAAAACGAAGTAAATAAAAATCATGAAAATAATCCACGCGATGACCAAATTATTACTCCGAAAACGTTAGCAAATAAAACATAGACAGAAACAAGACGCGGTATTTAGAGAATAGCTACATTAGATGAAGTAAATCTACCGACTTCTGGAAATCATTTACATGATGTAATCGTTACTCCTAAATAGTTGAATAACCGTCAAGCAACTGAAGAGATTCGTGGTTTAGCTGAAATCACTACTAATACTGAAGTAAAAGATAATAATAACGATACCCATATTATCACACCTAAGAAATTAGATCATAGACGAGCTACAGAAACACTTTCAGGTGTTGCCTTATTGGTTAATACAAATAATCCAAAAAGTGCATCTAGCAGATCTACAGAGGGCACTGGTGTATATAAACATCTAACAAATAATATTGATATCATTACGCCAAAATCATTATCGCAAGCGCAAGCTACAGAAACTTCTAAAGGGGTTGCATATATCAGTACACAATCAGAAGCAAACGAAGCAAAAGAAAACGCTTAGGATTCTGTAATTATTACACCTAAAAAATTAGCGAACAGAACAGCTCTTGAAAATAGAACCGGTGTTGCTAGAATGGTTAATAGAGCAGATAATGAACATAAGAAAAATATAAATGATTCATTACACTCTGAAGTGTTTATTACTCCAAAAGCATTAGCTGAACGCGAAGCAACAGAAGATTTATCTGGTATTGCATTTATAGCAACACAAAATGATGTAGACCAAGGTGAATTAGATACTAAAATTCTAACACCGAAAAAATTTAAAGCATATAATAAATATGACCATTTTATTACACAAACGAATTCTGGTATTGAACATTCCGGTAATATTTGGGATAAAGTTACATTTAACATCAGAGAATCTTCCGAAACTCAAAGAGGTACTTTAAGAACTGCTACCCAAGATGAATCAAATGTTAGAACAAGTCAAGCATCTGATTTGTTATATATTACTCCTAAAAAATTAAATGGACGTAGAGCAAAAGAAGATCTTGAGGGTATCGCAAGAATCGCGACTAACCAAGAAGTTGATGCAGGAACATTAAATGCTGAGCAATTTATTACTCCAGCAAAACTAACAAGATGGACCAGAGTTTCAGCAAATGCACAAGCAACAGAAGAAAATCGTGGGGTTGGTAAAGTTGCAAATATTCAAGAAGCTTGGGTAGGTAATCAAACAGTTGGATAGACTAAATCATATCAAGATTATTCTGACCAATATATTATCACACCAAGAAAACTTAATTATACTTTACAAAATTATTTACCATTAAAAGGTAAAGCATTTGACTAGGATAAACTTGATAATTTAGATTCTACACAGTTTTTAAGATCTGATGTTGATACAACAAGTACTGCTAAACTTACAGTTAATAAACAAACTAGAGTCGGTGCATTATTTTTAAATCCTATTGCTAATACAGAAACTGCATTAACTACAGATGTTATTAAAGATAAAACAGGTGGATTAATTTATCAAAATGGAACTAATTTTACATTTGATAATAATATCGAAAATGCTGACAAATTTATCTTTGATATAAATGGACAGAAAAAAGCTGAATTAACCAAAAACGGTGAATTCAAAACCACAACAACAGATACGACAAATGTAAATACACAAAATTTAAATGTTACAAATACAATGACATTTAAAAACCGTTAGTTCGATGATTACTTTGTTAAATCTGATGGCCATACAATGACAGGCGAATTAACTGTTAGAAAAAATGGTTCTGTAACTGTTGGTAATGCTGCTGTTAAAACAAATCTTAATAATCAAAATTGGGATTTAATTAATAACAACGGTTTTTAGATTAAACATAATAACCAAGATGTTTTAAGTTTTACTAATCAAGATGTTGCTACATTTAAATCTGCGGTGAAAGTTGGGAATACAGAAGTTATTGATTAGTCAGCTAAAATTGATTATCAAAGACTTAAAAATGTTCCACAAGCAAATATTACTCAATTTGGTGTTATTAAATTATAGAATGAATTAGATGATTCATCTGAGCAATTAGCACCTTAGATGAAAGTATTTGCAGATTTAAAAGCTATCGTTGACCAAAAAGCAGATACTGTTGGTTAGTCGTATAAAAACCTTAGAATTAAAGAATATCTTCAAATCGGGAATATTCGATTAATTCCGGACTACGCAAATAAAACAGTGAAATTTGTTTGGGCTGATACTTAGGAAGAAGCTGTATAATGAAAACATTATTTCAAATATCACAAATCGGAGTTCAAGGTAAAATAACCGAGAACTCCGGTTATAAAAAGAAAATTTATATTCAGAAAAATGAACAAAAATTCTCTACTATTATAAAAGATTTTAAAAATGGAGAATATGTAGATTCTTTACCTTTAATAGAATTTTACGGGAACGCAGGTTTTCTTTATGCAACAAAAATTAACTTATAGAATAATCAATAGAATTCATATGATTTTAAAATTAACTAGAATACATTTTTTCAAAATTTTAATCGTGTAATTAATGATTTAAATGATGATAATTATATTCTTTGTCTTTATTACGAAAAGAAAAAAGACGAATCATATCAGATTACGCAAGAATTATATGATTACTTGGTAAGTTTAGGGTAGAATTAGTTTTATCCAGTAAATTCAGAAATGAACCCATATTTTGGATTTTGCGGAATAATTCATAAAAGAAAATTTGTTGCTCAGTAGTGCAGCTTTATTCAAAATACATTTGATCTGGAATTATTGCTAAATACAAAAAATGATATAGGTTAGTCTGATTTTGGAAAAAATTTAATCCCAGATGATAAAGTTAATTTTTAGACTAGAAAAGAGCAAGAAATTATTTGCGAGTTCCCAACGCCTGATGCAAAATTTCTTCATTTATCTGGAATGATTAAAAAGAATATGAATGTATTATCTGGTCACCCGGACTAGATTTTTACAATTCAGTATCTAAACGAACAAAATACAGTTTTAAATTCCCATGATTGTCAAATGAAATCTGCTTATACTTTTTAGGATATAGAACTATATTAGCTAGTAAACAAATAGTCTAGAAAAGTTAGAGTAATAATGCAATGTAAAAACGCATTAACAGTCCCGGGAGATTTAGAAATAAGAAATCTACAGTTATTTGAATAGAATGGAAAATTTAATCATCAATCAACGGATGATAATTATAAAAATAATGATTTTTTAACGGCTATCTCGGAAGCAGGTATTCAGACAAATTAGTATAATGAGTCAATTGGTTTTAATCCTAGAAATTTTGAGGAATATAAACAAGAATATAATTCACAAATGAATTTATATAAAGGTAAATAGTTACCGGTTGTTGTAGAAGAACCTATTAAAATTTTTAATGAAATTATTGATAGCAATTCTTTAAGAACAGTTATTAAATAGACGAATAGACAACACCAGATTACATTACCTTAGGTAAACGTAAATTCACATTAGTCATATATATTTGGCGTATGGATTAACACAAAGAATAATTAGAATATTAAGTTATAGGTTTAGTGTTAGCAGAAAACAAGAACATTAGACGGGATTGATGTTATTAAAAATCAATAGATTTTACTTGATGAATCTGATATTACCAATCAAGATTATAGATTCTATTATGGATTTGTTTATCCGTATGGCTTAAGAAAATATTCAGCACAACAAACTAAAGATTTGTTGGCTAAAATAGATCAGTAGTTATCTGAAATTTAGGTAAATCATTCTAACGAATAGAAAAGAGGTATTATCTGTTTAGAAAAAACTGATTTTACATTTACTCCTACAATTAGTTTTACATAGGAATAGCAAGTTTCAGGAACTATTGTAATGCCAATCTTTAAGGAATTATAGATTGCATAGTTCAGAAGAGATTAGATAACAGCATTAAATCTTGAGGAGCGTACTTTCTAAAGATAAATAAATTTAAGGAGAATAATATATGACATTATATTTAGTATTATTAAGCTCATTACCGATATGGCCAATTCTAATTCAATTATTAATTATAGGCTATCAGATACTAGAGCATAGTTGCGAATATCGTGGGCATAGAAAATAGGTAAAATAGAATTAAAATGGAAAATGCTAACACTTAGATTTTATAGCAATTTCTCGATTTTTTCTAGACTACAAATAAATAGAATTTTTTCGTAAGAGTTGGATCTGTTTTTGTATTAATTCTTTAGGTGTTTTTGTATAATCAACAAGATGCATTAGTTTCAGTGTGGAGAGAATCTAGACTTGAGAATGTAGTAGAGAATATACACAAAAAAAGAGTTGAAGAATATCCAGCGACAGCAAAAGAACAAGTTCAAATTTAGTATTAGGTTATCAAGCCGGATATTGTTTTAGTTTATGAATATCACCCATTAGGAAAAAATAATTTCGCAAATGTTGTTGAATATGAAGGGGTACTACCAGAAAACACTACACCAGAATAGTTAAAAACAGTACCTATTAATAAATAGTAGAAAGAATATGTTGAGCATATTACTGGGAGAAATTATGAAGGTGATCCTCAAGATCGGGCACTATTAATTAAAAACTATCTTAATCAGAATGTTAAAAAAATGTATTAGTGCCCGATTTATAACTTAGATAATATATATTCAGGCCAGGTAACATACATTTGGTATAAAGATTCTGATATTTAGAAAATAAATAGCGAAACACTTGAAGCACAATGTACGTAGTCTGCTAGAATTTTAGGTCGTGCTAAATAAAGGGTAGAAATCTACCCTTTTATTATTTCAAAAATTCATCATATAATTTAATATCAAAACCGGGTTCATTACAGAATTGAATAATATTTTCATAAGGAACCCAAACTGAAATAGATGGATGATTATACTTATAATAATTAATACCTTTCGAAATCAAATCAATTAACCAAACTTCATCTTCATACAATACGAAAATTTCATTTTTATCAGATCGTTTAATTTTAATCTTTGAATCTAAATTAATTACTTTAAGTAACGATTCAATAGCCTGTTTATGTAATACTGGAATAAATGCGGAATTCATTTTTAATCCTTAAAGTCAGATAACAAATTAGTGTCGGTTTTATCAAATCGGAAGCATGTAATTCTAGGCAAGAATAATGAGTATTCTTCTTTATCTTTTGATTTAATAATACTATTACATTTTACAGTAACAATTTTACCAATTAACTCATTATTCATCGCGGCTTTATAAGCTCCGCTACGGTCCATTAAATCATCAGTATTTGAATCCTTAAACCCAGAACCAACTGATACTTTAATTAAACCATCATCAGATTCAACTAACAATGCACCAATTTTATTAGGTTGTTTTGAGTGTAATTCATATCCAACAATTTTTAAATCAACATCAAATTCATCTTTAAATTTAAATGCATCTTGGGATCGTTTATTAACCCATCGCATAAACTGGTTTTTTAAGATAATTCCTTCATACCCAGCTGCACGATATTTTTGGTATAAATCTTTTGTTTCTTGTAATGACTTAACGATATAATTATCCACTTTAATAATATTAAAATTATCAATTACATCATCAAGTTTATTAAAACGCTCAAAATACATTGTTGCATTTGATTCTTTTTGATATTCATCTAATTCAATAAAATCCCACACAACATATTGAAGATGTTTAGACTCTTCTGGAAGGATTGTTCCTTGAATAGATTTATTAACTATACCATTAGATAATTGACGTTCTTCTGGCGATGTAGAAAGTGAATTTTGACATTTATTTTCTGATGGATTATAAATGATTTCTCCGTCTAATACAAAATTACCAGAAATATTTTTTAATACATTTTTAATATGATCCAATCCAAGATATTCATTACCGGATCTTGTCAGAATTTTAATATCTTGATTTTCTTTAATTAAAATTGCTCTAGCACCATCTACTTTTAATTGGGCAATAGCTGGGAATCTGATATTTTTATCAATTTTCTTTTGGTCAAATGCAGACACAAGCATTACTTTTGGTTTTTTAATAATTCCCGGGAAAATCTTTTCTACTAAACCTTCATTTACACCTGCATTTAAATCGCGTGACAAAATACATTTCATAAGATCACTATAACCTGAAATTTTAGCTGAGCTCATAATATAAGAAACGTATTCAATTGCAGCATTTCCTGTATAAGTACGGTCAACTAATCTGTCAAGTAAAGAAATCAAATTAGAACATGGTAATCTTTCAGCGTCTAAGCCAAAAACGTCAGCCGTTTCTGGACTTTTTTTAATACCATAAGTATAAGTCACATTATCATAGGTATAAGCCAAAATTTTCTTAAGTAATTCTTGATCTTTAAATTCTTTTAATAATTTAATCTTTTCAGATGATTTAGTTGTAGAACGTAAATCTTTAAGTAATTTATTTACCATGAAATTCTTCCCATACTTCACGTACTAATTTAGCATCATATTGTCCTTTATGATAGCTAGACAAATATTTCATAAGTTCACCAAATGATTTATAATTATCACTAGAAAAAATTTCAGTGATATCTTCTTTTGATAATTTAACCGGCAAATATTTCTTAATAACTTCAAGTTCATCGTTTAGTTCTTGAACAAATACCTTGTTACTAGAAAATGAATCGATATTTTTTAGCAGATTCTTTTCATAACGTAAAATAATATCCATCATAGCAGATTCTTGCTTGTCTTCTGGTAATTTTTGAAGCTGAATAGAATCTGCTTCTGATAAAAGCATCGTTAGAACTTTAGTGTCAATTTCTTTTCGAAGTTTTCTTGCTTCTAATTGATCTGTTTTAATTTTTTGGTATAACATATTAATAACCTTTTAAATTTTCAATTGCCGTTTTAATTTGTTCTTTATTATAAGGAGTAAGATAGTAAGAACTATTAAACTCAAAAAACTCATCTAAAATCCTTTGATATTTTCTAATATAATTAATTTTTTCATCTTTTGAACTAAATGATAAATTAATTATTGCTTCTCTAACAGAACATTCCCATTTCTTTGATAACAAAATTGCTAACAAAATATCTTCAAGTTCAGATAAACTATTATCTACCTTTTTTGAATATCTTTTCGTTTTTGTTGTAATACTTCTTTGTAAAAAATCAAAATGTGATTGTTTATCTAAAAATTTAGTTCTATTAGCAAAACCTGTTGCAAGAATACAATCTACATTTTGAGATAATAATCTATTTACCATAAACTCAGAATAATTATTTTCAACTTTTATTCTGTCATATGAACTTGAAATTTTATTAATATAATCAAATAAGGAATAGCTAGATTTTTTGTGTTTTTCTTCAGGTTCTTCTTGACTTATGGAAATATTATTTCCACCCATTAGTTTATCTAGCATACAAAACTCACTTAAATGATAAAGTTAACATCAATTGTGCTAACATATAAGTTAATTCAATTTGAAGATCCGCGACTAAATTATACTGACGATTACTATCGCCAATAATTGTTAATAAATCTGGAATACTTGCTGGTTGAATTTCTTTATATAGTGTTTCTTGAAGCTCACGTAAAAAATCTGGATAATTTAAAGCATATTTTTGAGCATATACTTTTAGTTCATTAAATTTTTTACTTTTTAGTGCTTCAATAACACCTTCAATAGAATCATTTTGCACAGCAGATAAAATAGAGCTATCGATTACACCAGATCTACCAAATTTTTGTAAAGAACCGATAAGTTGTCTGATATCTGGGAAGAATTTATTTACTAATTCACGAATGATTTGTGCATCTGTAACTTGAACATTTTCATTCTTTAAAATAAAAACAATTCTTTTGAAAATTTGTTTAATAACATCTTGTTTTTCTGTTTCATCAACAAGATCCGCAAATTCAATCGTTTCACATCTAGACTTAATTGGGTTAATAATATTTTCAGCATCATTTGCGGTAATAATGAATGAACATGATTTTGAAAATTGTTCCATTAATGGTCTTAGAATTTTTTGTTTATCAACAGCATTCCCACGGTCAAACTCATCAATAATAATGACTTTATGTTTTCCATCAATAGATTTTGTTGCTGCGAATTGGGGGATTTCATTTCTAAATGAATCAATACCAATTTCAGAACCGTTTAAAAACATATAATCTACATTAAGATCATTAACTAATGCTTTAGCGAAGCTTGTTTTACCTGTACCCGGCTGCTTAGACACCAACAATAAATTAGGGATTCTGCCGGATTGAATAATCGCATTAAAGATTTTTTTAACACGTTCTGGAGCAATTAAATCTTCAACCGTTTGTGGACGATATCGTTGAATCCAGAGATGTTCGTTTAAGTCAATTTTTTTCATTAGATCACCTGTGTTAAATATAAAATTCCTAAGATCATAAATGCAATTACACCAAGTTTAATAATGACATTTAAAATCCAGTCAATAGATTTAGTAATAAAGGTAAGTAAAATCATTTTAGTCCTCATAAAATAAAAGGGATAATATATTTTATTACCCCTTCGAGAAAAATTAACTTACATTAGTAGTAAATATAACTTCATTGCAAACACTGCAGTTAATCCTAACCACGTTCCAAAAATCAACGAAGTACTTAAAATGATATATAATAATCCAATTACATGTTTCATAGTTCAAAATCGTGAGAACTTGTTTCTTGTAACGCAAGAATATAAGAATGTTTATCTTCTTGATCTTTAGATTCAAAACGGATTACACCGGCAGCTGCAATTTGAACAATATAATCACTTTTCATAAAGTTCATTGTTTTGATATCTAATTGAAAATCAAATTTATTATCACCATCATAGTCTTGGATTTCGATGGCAAAAGCATTACTATTTTTAGATTTAGTTTCAAATGCTTTAAGGATTAATTTACCATTTTTTGTAGTAATAGATAATGTATCTAAACCAAGCGCTTGTGAAGCTTTTGTGATTTGACTTAATTGATCATTTGTTAATTCAAAAATCACATTTGCAGCCGGCAATTGTGGACGTTTTGCTGGATATGCAATAATAGATGAATCTGAAAGATGATAAGTAACTTCAGTTCCATTACCAACAATAGTCAATACTTCGCCATCTGATGTAATTTCAGCATCTTCACCGATTAATGATAAAACACGTAAGAATGCAGATAATGAATAAATACACCATTCTTCTGTAAATGTTTCTTTAATTTCAGATTCAGCATATACAGTGTTGTTAATAGATTTAGTCATTAATAGTGAACCAGCATCAATTTTAATCTATGGATTAATTTGTGCAAAATTCTATAAAATTTCACGAGTTTCTTTACTTAGTTTCATTAAATTTCTCCAATAATATTCTTTAAGTTGATTTTAGAAGGTTCTTGTTTCTTTGGGAAATCAAGTCTCTGTTTAATATTATCTTGTTTTACAAAATTCTAACTTGATAATTCTAATTTATTTTCTAAATATTTTTTAATTTGTTCGCCGATGTATCTAGCAGTTGAAACAGGAACATTCTGTGTTATATGCTACCATTGACTTTTTGGGTTCAATAACTCAAAATCATGAGGATGACCCATTAACCATAATAATTCACGAATTGTTAAACAACGTTCTTCTGTAGGATGAATCGTTTTGCCACAGTTTTTTCCGATAATTGCATTTGTAAATTTACCTTTGTTTGGTAAATATGGAGTTGAATCCCAATATCCTAATCCTTGCTAAACTTTGTTTAAACAATGATTCTATATTCTAACATAGTTATCATTTTGTTTTTCTGTAAAATATTCAACTGCTTTATCAAATCCAACTTTTTCAGTTAGTTGCAATGCAGTCCATGATGTTTTCTTTGTTCCTTGTGGAACAATTTTTTCAATTGCATCAGAGAATTTAGACTAATTAGTATAATCAAGAATAAATTGATAAAAAGGATCATTTGTCCCGCCCCATCCTATATTTTGATCATGATGGACGCTATCTTTAGGAATTAAATCTAAATATTCAGCAAGTTCTTTAAATTCTTTACTTTCATATTCAAATAACCCTGGATTTGTATCACGATAGAACATAATGAATGTTCGTTGTCTAGACTGCGGTATTCCATGCAATAATGTATTTGTTTTTACTAGCTGAATAGAATAATTATTTTTAGATGAAATTTCCTTTAAACGTTCTACAACGCCTTCTCCAGTTAATGTATATGCGGCAGGAGCATTTTCAAAACATACAACTTTTGCTCTTGTGTTAAATCCTAGTTGAGTTAAATTATACATGTTTTGATTCTGATCATTATTAGGATCACCACGTTTTTTAGAGCCTGATGATTGCGCATTTAACATCTATAAACCAGCGCAAACAGCAACATGAATCAAAACATCAATTCCTTCATCAACTAATTTATTATAAATTTCTTCAGATTTTTCATCTAAAAATTTTGTATACTAAACATCCATATTAATCACAGGAATATCCAGTTTACGAATATTATTCATGTAATTAATATAATGCTAATCATTTTTAAACCCAGCTGAAATAATTGCTAGTGGTGGAACGCCTAATGCTTTTTCAAATCCTAAAGCCATTCCACCACATAAAGGCTGAGCAACCACCCATTTAATACTCAATTAAATTCCCTCATTATAGTATCTGAAATTGTTTTTCCATTTATATCATTTTCAGTTATAAATTTATTTTGCAATTCAGTGATTAATTTTACATAAAAATCATTATCAGATTTTATAATATCTATACGTTCTTTTAACTGATTAGGAGATTCAATTCTTAAAAAGTCCGGTATATCTAAATTCTTTTGAGAATCATAATCAGGGTGGAAGAATGGAATAATTCCATTATTAATTAACTCAATATATTTTGAAGTAACCCAACCAGGTGAAATTGGAATAATAAAACTAAATTTAGATTTTTTTGTAATATCAACAATTTCAGTAAATGGTTTAGGACCTTTGAATCTTAAGTCATTTTTAGTTTCTTCAGAATACCATTCGCCGTAAATATTAACATCATCAAAAAAGTTCAACACATATTTCTTAAGCTCTGGGTATCTAGATTTGACACCATTTTTTCCTTCGTTTAATATAATGTTGAAATCATTATTTTTATTTTCAAAATTTTTATTTGTTTTATTGTTAAACAACATAATTTTTTCAACACCAGAATATTCTGAATTAATTGTCATATCAATTAAATCATTATCATTGTCTGGCGGTAATTTTGAAAACACTTTTTTAACAAAAGATTCATTATATTGCGACAAATATTTTAATGGTTTGTTTGTTAGATCGCGAACATCTTTTAAGTAATATCTTGGATCGTTACATACACCAATCCATTTTACATTAGAGTTATTTAGATAATGAATAATAGGAGCGCAATAACTTTTCGCAAAACCAAGTCTAGGCCAATATTCCAAATTCTTTCTGCATGTTGGGCCTAAAACAATAATAGCTCCAGCAATATCTTTATCTTTTAATGTATCAGTTAGAAATCCATCATACATATTTTTTAATGGGCCTAACGATTTTAACCCATTAATAATATTTGATGGTTTATTAAACTGTACCTTGTCAAAATCATTTGAACTAATTAAAATAAATGTATCATTTGGATTTTGCTCAGCTAATTTAAGTATTAACGAGGGAGCTTCATTATCACCGCCAGTAGCTCCCCATTTTTTACTATCAAATTTAATTGCCTTTCCGATCTTACCAAACACATATGTTTTACCTGTTGATTTAGGTTTAGAGGTTTCAATTAAAGTTTCTAAAAAATTCATTTACAATATTCCGTGTAGATTGTTTTAAAAATATTAAAGTATATTTTTTGATTTTGTTTGTTATGCGCGTGTAAAGGAATCATTGACAAAAATAAAGATGCACAAATATAATAAATTAATTTGACTTCATTTTTACTATATCTACGATTTATTTCATTAATAAATAGTTGTTTAATTAATTCTTTACCCTCATTATAAACAACCGTGTTTTTATTTGAATCTACTAAATACAATTCTGCATCAATAAAATCATAATCAAACAATGCGCTATGCATTAATTTAGCGACTTCGTAATAATGCGACCCAAAAATTTCACCACGTGGGTCAATTAATTTAAAATCATTATTTGAGATATTATATAAAATATTACTAAAGCAAAAATCGCCATGCATTACACATGGTATATCTTGATTATCAAGAATAGTATAGTAAAAATTTGTTAAAAAATTATTAATTAATATCTTATCGTACTCGTCAGATAATTCTTTTGTTCTATTAACAGTTTTTTCGTATATCTTATTCAAATAATTTTCTTTGATATTAAATTCTTTTAATTTCGTTTGATCTAAATAGTCAAATAAACAATTGAATATATTAATATAGTCTTCTTTTTCAGATGAAATAAACAAATAAAAATCTCTTAAAGTTGGGTATTTAATTGTTTCCATTGTATATGAAGTTTCTAACAAATTAAGAGAATACACTCTAGGAGTAAATCTTTTAAGTTCATCAGGAATATTCATAAACCAATTATATTCATCAATGATTTTTTGACGTTTAGCTGTACTTAATTTTGTAATTTTATAGCCGTCTTGTTTTAATTCATTAAAAGATCTTGATTTTTTTATTGAACGATTTTCTAAATATTCTTCTAAAGTGCCAAAATCAATAACATCAATAAATTTTACATATAAATCTAATTTTTGTAAAACTGTTGAAAATTGAAATTCATTTTTTGTTTTTTCATTATTAAGAAATTGTTCTTCTAATAATTTTTTTACTAAATTAATATCTTTAAGATAGTAAATACCACTAACAGCTAAATCAGTATCAGGTTGTTCATCCGGCTTATCAATAAAAGAAATTACTCTTCCGGATTGATTGATTTCAACCATACACCATCTAGAATAATCAGGAACTTTTTTAACGGAAATAAATTGATTGTCTAAAACAAATTTTGAAGCTGGAAGAATATCACCTAAAATAATTAATAAATTATCATTAGTATTATAATCAGATAATCCTTCATATATTGCGCCTGATAAACCATTTAAGTTTGTTTGTTCAAATAGTTTAACATCAGTATGATTATATGCGTCCAAAAAATATTTTACTTTTTGTGACTGGTGCCCAACAATAACTCTGATATCAAGTTCTTTATTAGAAAAATTTTCTTTTACAAAATTAATTTGATGGACTAAAATTGGAACTTCTTTATATGGTAAACAACTTTTTGGATATTGTTTACCTAATTCCTAAAAACGTGTACCTTTACCAGCTGCTGGTATAATAACGATTAGTTTTTCTTTCATAATAATTTCTCTAATTGTAAAATATCATTAGGCAATAATGATAAGTCATCAACATAATATAAAGCTAAATCTTTATTAAAAGATAATTCATTATACAACACATTATTATCTGATAACCATTTCTCAATAATAGGTCTATATTTTTTATCAGCTTGTTCTCTAGATTTACATGATAAATGACCACGTGCTGTTAATATTTTGATATAAAAACCATTTTCATATAATTTGTTAATAGTTTGTATTAATGATATATTAGGTTCACATTTAGAAATATCGGAGGTGTCATCTGTTTTATGCAAACCTATTGTATTATCAAAATCAAAAATAATTTTATTTGTTTTCATTTAATTTATTAAGTAACTCAGTTAAAACAACATCATCATATTCGCCATGTTTATTTATGATTGGTTTTTTAAGCTCAATTTTGTTGAAGTCAAAATCATGTTTCAACATATCTTCAACTAAATCAAAATCAGGCTCATAAATATGCAGTGACATTGCATTATGATAATAATATCCTAGTTCTAACTCAGGATAAACTTCTTTTAATAATAAAAACATATTTTGAAGTAATAACATAAAGAAAGGAATATCAAACGTTGTTCCTTTAATTAAATCATTAGATCTCATATTAACGATTAAATGAAGTTTATTTTTTCGAATAAAAAATTGCAAAAAACTTGTACACGGCAGATCTTTATTTGATTCATATTGAAATTTAGGAGAACCGATATACATAATTGCCTGGCGGGTATCTTTATCTTTGATTAAAGAATTATATGCCCATTCCCATTGTGAAATATTATGTTCGTTTAGATCTTTGAATAAACGATAACCATAAGCAGAATTACATGTGCCGTCTTTATTTGCAATATGTTTCCAAAATGAACTATATTCTATAATATCACTTAATTTATTAGACCCAGTGAAATACCATTTTAATTCACCAATCAAATAATTCATTGGAGTCTAACGAACTTTATTTTTAAAAATAATATTTGTTGGATCTTTAAAAAGATACTATGCGTTTAAAATTTCTTTAATACCTTTACCACGAGGAGACGAATATTCTCCGTCATTAATAACATCAGATAACATCTGTTTATATGTATAATTCATTGTTGTTCCTTATAATATTGTCTAACTTCAGATAATGCTTGACCTAAAAGATTTTGACCCTTCCAAAACTTTTCTGGTGTTTGTTCTGCATCATATTGTGATAAACCAATACCCCATATTTTATCATAAGGAGAAGCTTCTACAAACTTACCATCTTGCAAAATATATTTTTTCAAATCAGTTGAAAATTTTGCTTTTAAAATTTTCACCATTATATCATATCTAACAGAATCCCATTTATCTGTATAATTTTTGACTTTACGTCCAAGTTGTTTAATTTTGTTTACTTCAGCAGTCCATTGATATTTTAAATTTGTATTTGATAAAATATTGCTTCTTGTTATAGAACCATTTACAAATAATCTAAAAATTCCGGAATATTTTGTGAAATCTAGAATTTCTTTCATAATCTCGGTATCACCAAAATATTTTGCTTTTTCATACATAAAAGCTTGTTCAGAGCATACAAATAGTTGATTATCATACTCAAATTTTGAAGGGTGAAAGTTTGAATAAACATCGCTCATACCCCAGAAATATATATATTTGTTCATTTTTTAATCACCAGGTGAGATTTTTAATAATTTCTTAAGTTATCTATTTACATTTTTTCTATATATGGTATTATAACCACATCAACAAACAAATAAACTTAAACAACAAACAAGGAGCTTATCATGGCTAAACAACAAAAAATCTACAAAATTAAAACAGTTAATTTTAGAAATGGTTCTGAAAGAATTTCAGAAGGAACTTTAGAAGAATTGATTGAAGGCAGCCGTTATACATTAGAATGCGGTAAATCATACGAACATGAAAAAGGTAATAAGAAAATTAATCTTAACCCAAAATCAATTAAAGCATATATTACTGCATTAAACAATGCACGAAATAATTCTGCAGCAAATGGATGGTCAAATTATCATTCTGAATTAGTTGAAGAATAATTTAAATTAAAAAGAAAAGGCAGGATAATTCCTGCCTTTATTATTTGGAGACCAGTGTTGGATTCGAACCAACGAATAATGGATTTGCAATCCACCGCATTAGACCACTCCGCCAACTAGCCGATGAACAGATTATACAGTACAATAAGAAACTTAAGAATCACAAATCTGTTCAAACTCATTCTCAATATAATCTTATTGACGTGTCAAGTTTTATTGTGAAATTGGTGCATATATGATAAAACTTGAAATTGGTCGACAGAACTCGATTCGAACGAGTATCTCCGGCTTCTCCACAATTCGAAGATTATGCTGAACGAATTTTAAACCAAAATTCAATTATTGCGGCATTTTTCCTAATTAAACTATCTGTCGAAATTTGGTCCCCGGGGTGAGACTTGAACTCACAACCTCTCGATTATGAGTCGATTGCTCTAACCAATTAAGCTACCTGGAGATTGATGATGTATTTAATTATACATCAAAATTTATTATCAGTAACTTTAAAATTAAATCCTTTAAAATATTCTTCAATCACACGACCGTATCTTCTATAAAGAACAGCGTGATCAAACAAAACTGTATCATCAATGCCATATAATGATAACATATCCCAATAAATCGTTTTGCTTAAATCGCCAATTACAATAACATTAGCATTATGCCCAAATAAACGTTTATAATGATACTTCATTGGCTCAGGAACAACAAAAAATACTCGACCTTTTAATGATAAATCATTAACCTCTTTAACAGTTCTTGTTGTTCGTCCAGTTTGACGAAGGGCTTCTTCAATCATTTTCGGTTACCTCTAATATACTAAATCTACCTTTCTTAATAACTTCAATATGTCTGTTAAAATCATCAGAAAGTTGTTCTCTATGTGAAATAATATACACATTAGAATCTAAACTATCTAAAACGGATTTTAATCCACTAACCCCAGATGAATCAATCGCTGAATCAAAAACTTCATCTAATACTAATAAGTTAATATTAGTGCCAGAAATAATTGAAGCAATATCTCTCCATGTAAACATAATTGCAAGGTCTACACGAGATTTTTCACCTTGGCTGAAAGAAAAATAACTTGATTTCTCTCTGCCTGCACCACGAATTTGTTCATTAAATTCATTATCCAATAAAAACATATAATCAGCACCTAATAACTTTAAGTACATATTAATCTTTTTATTAATAACTGGAACAAATTTTTTGATAACAGTTGCTTTAATACCAGAGTCTACTAATAAAGTAGACAAAACTGTTCTTAAATATTTTTCATTAAACCAATTTTGTTGTGATAATTCTAATTCTAAAATAGATGTGTTTAACTCATTTATTTTATCTTGAACAGATGAATCTACAATAGTTTCTTTATTCAATTCTTCAGTTAATTGTTTTACTTCTTGAATAGCTGTGGAAAATTTGGTATTCAATTCAACTAATTTTAGATTATGATCTGATAGTTCTGTCTGGCGTTCCTTATGAATTTTTAACTCATCCATAATAGAATTCAATTTATCTTGAATTTGATTTGATTTATTAGTATCATTATCAATTTCTAATTGAATTCCTTTAATAATAAATGAACGTTGCTCTTCTGATATTTTTTGTTGACAACTTAAACAAAAATCTTTTTCACAGGTTTCTTGAATTTTTTGTGTATTAACTGCGATTCTATTTGCTAAAACAGATGAAACATTATCAAGTTTCTTAATCGTTTCAACCACATCATTTGCTTTTATTAAATTCGTTAATGCTTCTACTTTAACTTTTAATTCATTTATTTTACTTAATAATTCTTTAGCAAAAATTTTCTTTTCAATTAATTTTTGTTCTAGTTGCTCTTTATCAGAAAAAACTGAATTATTTTTTTCTTTTAATAAAAGCGTATATGCTGTAAGTTCTGATTTCAGAGAATTTAGTTTAATTAAATTCTCGTTCATCTGTTGATTAATTTCCTTAATGCTACCTTTATTAAGTTGATCCATTTTAGTAAAGATAGAAACATCTAGAAGGTCATCTACAAGCTTTCTTCTATTAGCCGATGATAACTGCATAAACGGAATAAAATTTGCTGTACCAAGCACTACAAGCTGTTTGAATGAAGCTAAACTCATTCTTAATACTTCAGACTGAATATATTCCTGGAAATCTTTAACAGATGCTGATTCTGGAATTAATTCATCATTTTTAAACAACTGTAAAATATTAGGCTTTTGACCGCGAATAATTTTATACTCATCTGAGCTAATAGAAAATTCTAATTCAACCACAGAATTCTTGTCATTAATAAAATTAATTAGTTGGCCTTTCTTAATATCACGAAAAGGTTGTCCAAACAATGCATAAGTTAAACCTTCAACTAATAAAGAACTTTTACCAGCACCATTTGAACCAGTTACTAAATTCAATTTATAATTTTCGAGATCAATTTCGGTATCATTATTTCCAAATGATAAAAAATTCTTAACTTTTAATTTTTTGAAAACAATCATTGATGTAATGCCTCGGTGTATAACTGATTAAACAGAGTTAATAATAATTCTTTTTGTTCTTCTGGCTCATCTAATTTATAAATTTCTTCTTTAACTAAATCCAATGTTTTTTGGGTATCTTCAAAATTATCTGCGATTTCTTCAGAAGATTCTAATGCTTCATAAGTAATCTGATATTTAAAAGAAGAACACACTTCTTCGAATTTAGTTAAAATTTTATCAAGTTCTTTTTTGTCAGAATAATCTTGAACCATAACAACAACACTTTTATTTTGATATTGCTGAATATCGTTAAGATCAATCTTAGATGTATCAGATAAAAATAATTTATAATGATAAGTTTCTGGATTACTTATAAATTGTGCGTGGTGTTGGACATCGGAATACCGTTTGGTATTAAAGATCCAAATACCTCTTTGATCATTAGCATCACCGGAGGTGATTGTATAAGGAGTTCCCAAATACAATACATTAGAATTACTGCTAATTGTATGGAAGTGCCCGCTATAAACATATTTGTATTTCTCCAAAAAATTAGTTTCTAAACCATGGGATTTTAACCCACGATAATAATAGAATCCGTTTAACTCAAAATGGCCAACACAAAAATCTGAATCACTATTTTTAATAAAATCAAAAATTTGTTGTTCGTTTTCTTGACAGATCCAAGGAATCAAATCAAATGAATATGAATTAAATTTAAAAGTAGTTGGCTCATTTATAACTTTAAAATTATCATAATTACTTAATAACTCTGTTGGAGAATTAGGTAATATCTGATTTTTAAAATGTAAATCATGATTTCCAACTGGAATATAAACAGTTAATCCATCAAATAATGGAACAATTTTTTCGCGATTAAATTCCATTGTTCGGTGAGAAATTGCTTTGCGATTATCGAAAAAATCCCCGGTCTGAATAATCGTATCAATTCCATTTGACTTACAATAATCAGTAAAATATTTCAAAGAATTGTAAATACACTCTTCAGCCCATTGATTATCTTTTGATACCCCTAAATGTAAGTCCCCGATTAATGCAATATTCTCAGAACACTTAATCGTTTTCGGTTTCTGGTTTTTCATATAATTTAAATGCTTCTTCAAATTCTTTTAAGTAAACTTCAGAAATATGTTTAGGATTGTAATCTTTTAATGTTTGATATACAAACTGAACAATTTTCTTATATGCTGGCTGTTCTATATTTAGACCTTTATTAAGGTTAAGGGAAACCCCAACACCAATTTTTAATACATTTACTAATGAGTATTCAAACTTCTGTATGTTATCTTCTTTACATGCCGTTTGAATCTGATTTAGCATTGATTTTAATTTTAGTTTTGTTTTAAATTTTGATAATCGACGTTCTTTCATTGTTATTCCTGAAATACTGCATAAAATCTATCTGTTATTTTACAATAACACAAATTACTTTCAAAAGATTGATGTTCTATGTCTTTGTAATTAATATCAATATTAAACTATTTCTAGAGCAATTCTAACTTAATAAGATATGGAATTACTCTTTTGTCACCATTCTAATCTTTTACGATTTGATCTACATCAATAATTGTGAACATAATCAAATCCCTAAAATATTTTCTTTATGTCTAGGAACATACTTGTTCTTCGTATCTTGAAGCATTTTTTGTTGTTTAGATTTTTTAGCATCTAATGATTCTTCAAACTTCTCAAGTTTTTCCTAAACATCATCCAAAAATGGTTGATTAATATATTGTTGGAAATCTTCATCATCAATTTCACCAGAGATATCTAATAACATTCTCCATTTAACAGCATTTTCTGCTTGTTCTCTAGGAATCGTATTGATAAATGCCATGTAGCAAATTTGAGTCAAGTAACTATGTGGATTTTTGTACTTTTTATGATCAAAGTTTTTTCCGTACTTAACACAATTGTAAATAGCGGCACCTATCATGTTTTCTTTCCAAGCATCAGAGTAACCTCTGAATTTATAATAATGAGCAAATCCATTTGCAATCGTCAGAATACATTTACCAATATATTCTGGCATTCTTGTCTATGGATCTGTCTCTAGTTTTTCTTTCCATTCTGAGAAAACTTTATACAGTTTCTCATTATCTACAAAATTTCTCTAATTCTTATAATCTTTTTGCATTTTATAGTATAAGTCATAATTCTAATTATTCTAAATAAAATATAACAAACTTTAGTTAAAAAATAACTTCATGAATTTATAAAATCTTATAGATGAATCTCAGATGAATTTTTGTGGTTAACTGATATAATTTATCATATTAAATCAAAAAATGCATTCTAGTGTTACTGGTAAGATATTTTGATATAAAATACATTAAGTATAATACTATAAAATTAAAATACATAAATATGACTAACCTATAAAGCCAATAAATTATACGGTAGTCTAATAATATCAATACTTTATTGAGTGTAATTTATCACTTATCAACTTTATTCCTTTCTAAATCAACAAGATACTTAATAGAAGTTAAAAAGTGCATTTTTGCTATTATAATAAGAATTAAGTTCTGCCGGTTGGGTTAGATATATGGAAAAGAGATAAACCTTAATTTATAGGAAACTATTAGTTTATTTTAGAAATAAAAATCTAGAATAAACAGATTGGAGCAAGCTCCGTTGACTGGAAACCAGTCAACTAATTCAAATAAGGATAAAGGGACTATAAATGAAAAACGAATACTTTAGAATTAAATCATCTGATAATCATAATAACTTAATTTTAGAATTGATATCGGATGTTGATCTTTATCAAATCAATTCTGTGTTAAATCATCAATACATAAGTACAGATGGATCGTTACCAGAAACTATTTATTTTAAAGTTAGATATATTGGCTATCAAGAAAAACCGGATATGCTTCTTTTACATAGTGTATTACCATTTACTGCTATTACAAAAAGCAGAATTAAAGATTTTGTAATGTTACCTATGGAAAAAGTAACGCATTTACCTTCTGATATCGGGATTTGGGTTGATTATACAGAACATAAACTTCGTTATAAAATGCAATATAACATTAAATTGTTTGATGGAACTATAATTAAAGATTGTTATCCTAACGGAAATACATTTGCTAGCTGGGACGGAAAGGAATTTCACGATGATGAGATTAAAGAAATTCAATTATGTGATGAGTTTGAATCAGAACTAATGCAAAATTCGTTAAGAAGAATCTCAGATAATTACAAAACTTTTAGATATTTTCTGTTAAATGAAAAGCCCAATTAAGGGCTTTATTTTTTTTTTTTTTAGTTGAGAGAAATTCTAGAACCTTTGATTGTGGTTTCGCCTGATGATGTCATAGTACACTACTAGGATTTAACATTAAATGACCCAGAAATATTTAGATCAAAATTTCCACCTACTTTTGCATTAACATTTGCCGACAATGTTTGCGTAACATCCCCTTGAACTTTTTGTGTTAATGTCCCTTTGATTTGTTGAGAACATGTTCCATCAATAAATTGCTCGGAATTTCCTTTGATATATTGTTTAGAATTACCATCAATAACTTGTTCCTAGCTTCCTTTAATATATTGCCATGAACTTCCATCAATTTTTTGGTTAACTGAACCAGTAATTCCTTGATCTACATTTCCAGAAATTTTCTATTTCACATTTCCTATAATGTACTGATTAACATTACCATTTACTTTTTGGTCTAAATTGCCTAAAACAGTTTGCAGAGCATTTCCTTTAACCATTTGAATAGAATCTCTACCGGTAACAATATTCTAATTTCCAGCTACATTTATTGTAGCATTGCCACCGATAATAATATTACAATCACCTTTGATTTCTACATTACCGTTCTTTTCAATAATTTCAAATTTATTACCAACGATTTTATTAACTTTTGAGCCATCTGGCTGCTCTTCTGTAAAAGTACCAGTTGGGTGGGCTCTATAATATCTTTCAGATCCAGGAGTATCGTCTTTATCTTCAACGTGACCACCCGGTGTAACAGTTGGAAACTATTTTGTGTATTTTGTATTATAAGCAGATTTTGGTGTTTCAAATAACGGAGCGCCGCCTTTATCAGTTTCTAAAGCACCGGAACCAGGTTTTGCTGTGAACTATGCAGATCTAGGATCTGGTTGGCCAGAAAATAATCCTTCTGTAAATGTTTTAGCATCATCAATTTTTAATTTAACATCAGTAGAATTTCCTGTTCCAAAAATATCTGGTATAGAATCAAATTGAGGTGGATTTAACCCAAGTTCTTTCATGATATCTTGAGCCATGTCATAACCTGTTTTTAAAACATCCTTTACATCGCTAAAAATTTTCATATTAGCGATTTCACCAAGCCAGTTATCAACATACCCAATTAATTCATTACCAAAGTCTTTTAATTGCTTTAAGTAAGGATCAATAAATTCTTTTAATTTCTAAATTTGTTCTTCAACCCATATTTGAACTGTATCATATAACTTTTGAATTAATTCTTCCATTTTTCTGCTAATAGCTTGAATATATAAATTAATTCTATCAGTTAATGATCCTTGATAATATTGAGAACTGTTTGGAAATTCTTGAGCAAATGCTGATAAACGTTCGTTTACTAGTTGTTGTTTTAAATCTGGGATTCCTAACCACTAATTAAATTCATCTAACCATTTACCATACGTCTAATTAACGCCAAAAATATCTTTTTGTAATTTATCAAATCTTTTCTTAACCTAATCAACTGTATCGTCAACAAATTGCTCACATGTTCCGATATACGAAAGCATAGTTTCTGCTGTTGTTTTAACATTTCTCTTTAGCGATTCATTTTTAATATGTTTTGTATATTTTTCATGATTCTTACATACTGTTTTAACTGCAGTTACTGTATTTTTTGTTGTATCTATAGTAGATAATACTTGTTCTAAACTGATCTACATTGTTATTCCTTATTACGAATTTGGCTAAAATCCATGCGATTTCATATAACCAACATACGGTTCTAAATTGCCTTCATACATTACAGCAGCAACACGTTTAGCTCTTTCTGGTGTTTGATGAGCCCAAGCTGACGCCAGTAAACCTTCGTATGCACCACGCCAGTCTTTCTAAACCATTTTATTCAATGAATTTTTAAATTCAGCTAAATTACCTATACCCATTTGGAAACACATTTGGATCATCATCATTTTCCTAGGTAAATTTAATGTATTATATGTCATTTTTACATGAGGGTATTTATCTAAAGCAGCTTCATGTTTAACTAAATCTTCTTTAAATAAATCATACATCTCTTGCTGTGTTATCTATTCGCCTGGCACAATTTTTCGGCCAATCATTTTCTATAAAATTTGGCACGCACCTTCTAAAGATGTTTGCACATTCATTGTAATTAAATGACCTATACCTACGGTCCAATATCCTTTCTAATCACGATATGGTTTAACTTTAGCGCCTTCTTCGCATTTTAGAATATCTGCTAATTTAAATTTTTCCTAAGAATCTTCAATACCAGGCTTTGTTAAATCTGGAACATAAGACCCAGCACCGCCAGATGTTGATTGTCTTAATAATTCAGTTGCATCTACAATTCCTCTAGCACGTTCTGGTAAAGAACTCTGTCCTTTATAGTTATTATATGGAAAAGTTCCAGATGGGTCCTAAAACCCTTGATTTGGGTCTTTTTGAGAGTTTTGAGTTTGCATCTAACCCATCACAACACCGGTTTGCATTTCTGGATCGATATACATTCCAAAAACGGATGAACCTGGAAGTAACCCATGGCGTTGGCCAACGCCAGAAAACTATGCCTATGTAACTGGCATAATAGTATTCATCCACATTAAGTGTTCTGTTGGTGTCCCATCGATATCAGAAATCTACTTATTTGCAGAATGGGCACCATACACACGAACTCTTACTCTATCTAACTGCATCGGGTCATTAATATCTTCAACAACCCCGAACCAATATGTTATTTGCTCCTACTTAATCATTTTTGCTATAAAACCCCTTCTTGAATTAAATCTTGAACAAACGCTGGAAAATCATTAGGATCTAATGCATTAACAATACGTTTCTCTTCATTCAATTCAATTTCATGTTCAAGATACGTAATAGGAATCATTGTTCCTTTATATTGTAAATTCTGATGATGTTTATCTAATTTATCATACCATAATTTAGAATCTTTAGGGTATTCTTCAACATTATAAAATTTTTGATTTTTATCGTTTCTGTGATAATAAATTGTATTTTCTTTTTCTGGAAAATTTTTATATTTCTGTTTACAATATTCATATAAAGATTCTTGCGGCATTATCCATTCGTAATATGGATTTAATAAATTATTACAAACTAATAATACCCAGAAATATTCTACAGAACCGTAAAGTCTATAAGCAATATATTCCGGTCTGTCTGAATCATTAATCACAATAGGCTGTAAACGGTATCTATCAATAATATCTTGAACTATTTTATATTGTTTAACCTAAAATAAATGACCATCTGTTGGTTTTTTAAATTCTTTTGATAAATTTGTTATTACAACCTAATTATTAAAATCAGCAAATAACTAATTAGTGCTTATACTTAAATTTGTCTACTACATTATAATAACCCACTTAATAATTTATCAATTGTCTATGAATATTGTTTTTTACTTATACCAACATTATTTACTTTATGATGACGGACAAAGAAATCTACAGTAAATGTACTAACATCTGAAGTTTCATACTAAAATTCTAATGCCTACACCTAAATTGGAACACACCCATAAAGATAATGAACAGAAGTTGGTTGACCATTTCTATCATGTGTATATACAATTATATTAGTTTCAATATCTTCTAAGAAATTTTGATAACCGTATTCATCAATAACAGAATCAACCCATGATTTAAAATAAACATAATCCCTATTAGAAGAAAAGTTTTTGAATGTTACAGAAAACTTTTGCTCAGATTTTGTTTGAGGCGAAATCTATTTTAATCGGTGATTCTCTTCTGGCTCGTAATTAATTTCTGATGCAGGTAACTAAATATTATGAACTGCAATATTTGTTTCTTGCATTTTAGAATAATCGCCTAATGCGGTTAAATTACCAGTTGCTAATGTTCCAAAAATAGTATCAATTGCGCCTGGCTAGAAAATTCCATATACTTTTCTGAATACACCGTGTTTACGTGCTAGATCGTATCCAAAGCTTGCTAAAGCACTTCCTAATGGGTTAGATGTAATTCTATTAACAACACTATTCACTGCATTACCGATGTTCTAAAGGATGCCTGTAGCTCCTGATGTTGAATATCTTGCATTTACAGAATTAGGATCCATAACAACATCAGGAATTTTTGTAAAAAATACCTAGAACAAATTTTGTCTTTGAACATCTTCTTTATGAGCTCTTTGAATGAAGGCGTTAAATCCGCCTCCATATTTCTATAATTCATTTTTGATCTACATTATAATAATCCTTATGTGTTATTGCACGGAATCGAAAATTTGAGAATTTCTTAATGGGAATAATTCTCTGAATGTTATTTCCATCTCAACCTAAACTGGATCGTTTGGGAATGCTCTGAATGACTGAAACATCTAGTTCGGTGTTTTGTTAAATCTGATACTTGTAATAACAGCAGGACCAAATGTCTATTGAGGAATAATACTTCCAGCATTTACAGAAAAACTTCCTGCAGATAAATTACTTTGCTGTTTAGTAAATGTTTGAATTTTCCAGACTGGAGGAACCTTGATTACAGAGAAATCTTTTAACTATTCAATCCCTTTCGCTAAAATCTATTTATCTCCAACCCCTTTAGCGCCAAAGCCATTAACAACTTCGCCATTTAATAATTTTTTGTATTCATTACTAATTTCTTGAATAACATCACCGATATGACCACCATTAGTGTCTAACTACGGGTATGCTAAAAATGTAAACAAATAATAGATCTCAGCAAATGCAATTAAGTCATTGATATTTCTGAATGTAAATGTATTAAGATAAATCATTTGTCTAGGCTCAGAATCATTAAAAACTAATTTAGTTCTCTTATCAACAGTTTCACCATATTGATCCTGCATAATTCCGCCTGTGATTTCATCTATAACACCGAAAACAGACTATCCAATTACACCGCCTAGTCCTTTAGATCTTAAATTTGCTAACCAGCCATCTTTACCTTCTGAATATGATAATGAATGACTGTCAACCGTTGTTCTAGATGGTGGTAGAAAAATATTACATAATGCATTTGTATTTGTTTTATTTTTAAATACGTTATCTAAAGCTTTAGACTAAGATTTTAAAATCTAGTTTCTATCACTATATAATGCATCTCTTGTTCTATTTTCTAATTGGTATGCTGTACATACAATGCCCTAACGATAATTAGGGCTTGTTAATAAATCGTATGGATATTGAGATTTTTGCATTTGACCGTGTTTAGGACCAATAATATTTTTTAATCTACCAGAAGTTAAATTCCTAATCTAGGAAGACTGACTTGATTTTAATATTGCTTTTAATTTACTCATTATTCTTGACCTATATTAGTTCTTGATCTCTTATGATTTAATGGATTTGCAGTAGTTAATGGCTGATTAATAATATTTGTGTTATTATTTTGATTATTAACCTGTACATTATTTTTTTGCTCTTTTTTCTGACTAGCTAAGAAATCTTGCTGAGCTCTATACATCTGCATATTAGGATCGTATAAGTCATATTCTTGTCTTTCTTTTTCAGAAATCTGAGATTTGATTTTCTCGCCGCTATCAATTTTAATTCCGTCTTTTAAATATTCCTCATTAAAATCTTTCGTTGCTTGATCTTTAACAGCGTTTACTTCTTCTTCGTTTTGTTTATTTTCTTCTTCGTTACCCCAAATTTCATTCCATTGCGTTCTTAACCAAGAGAATTCTTTATCACCAACTTTATTTTCAACATATTCATCGCGTTGTTTTTTAACGGATAATAGATTTTCAATAATTTCTCTATTTTGTTTAGCAACTTCATCGTTCTATGACTAATATTGTCTTAAAGCTTCCTCAAGATCTTTTGTATCCTAATTAACTGATACTTTTAATCCATCTTTTAATTCAACAATTTGAGATTTATTATCTTTATCTTCTTCTGCTTGTTTAGATAATTTATCTTTAGATGTTTCATCCATTTTATATTCTTGAACTTCATCTCTATTACCTAATAATTCTTTAGCAGACTCTTCGCCATTTTTCTTAGCGAATTCATCCCAACGTTTTTGTAAATCTAAATCAGCATCAGTTCTCATCTGTTCTGCAATACGCATTAATTTTTGGTCTGCATCACCAGAACCTGGAATATAACTAACTATATTTGCAATTCCTTCTAATATTGTTGCACCTAATTTAACAATACCAGCATCTAGTTGTTTATTCCAATAAATTAATACATCAAATGGTTTTTCAATATAATTTTGGAAAAACTATGCCATGCTTTCTTTAAATTTATCCCATTTATCACCAAGCCAATTTCTAAATGAATCAAACCATTCAACGAGTTCATCCTATTTTGTCCTAATTAATGCTTGAAGAAAATCTATTGCAACAAGAGCTGTTAAAATACCACCGATGATTAATGTTGTTTTAACCGCAGCAACTACAGCAGCTCTTGCCATCTATAATAAAAATTTAGTTCCTTGGAAAATAGATTTACTGATACTCGTTAATAAAGCTAATGCTTTGTTTTGATTATCTTTCTCAGAGTCTTCTTTTATTTTTTTATCTTTATTATCAGGTTTTTCTTCCGGCTGTTCTTTGATAAAATCTGCATCAGGTTCAACGTGTAAATCATCTTTATTCTATTGAATCGCATCAGCAAGATCTTCGTTTAAATCAGTATCTAATTGAACTAGATTATCTTTAATCTATTGGAGTAATCCAATTTGAGTAGCAGATTGTCCCAATTCAGCTTTTTCTGCTAATGTCATTTCCTTTTTAGATACTTGAAAAACCTTTGTGTTCTTTTGGTTTTTTCTTAATTGATCTACAATAGCATCTGTTCCATAAATTAATGAACCGACTGTAGATGAAATATCCTCAAGAAAATATTTTTGTTCACCAATTCTCTCTTCTAATAATTCAAAATTGTGATCTTCTTTATTAATTAAAGATTTAAGGTGATCACCTAAATCAATAATCTAATCATCTTTTGCGTAATCATTATCCGGGAATACTTCAATTTCTTTTTCTGGTTTTTCATCATTATTTTCATTTTGTAATTTACCAAAATCTTTAAACGATTTCTATAATGAATTCCAACCAGAAGTAATAGATTTGAATGGAGCAGTAATATTTTTTGCTAAATTAGAAATACCCTATAAAGTATCACCTAATTCAGTCCCAGAAGCAAATCCTTCAAATGACTAAATTTTTTCTAAGATTTTATTAAGGACTTCATTTGCATCTGTATTTTTATATACATCTTTTAATGCGTTTACTTGTCCTTGGAAAAATCCGTTATTTTGATTCTCCATTTAAATTAAGCCCTATTTATTTTTATTTTGTTATAAATATTTATCTTAATAAATACAAATAAAGATAGAAATAAAAGGTAGATGATATGTCAACGAAGCCGTAGGCACCTGGGATAGGTGTAATTACATTATTCACAAAAGGTTCATCTGCAACTGGAAAACAATTTAATTTAGCAGGATCATTAGTTTCATTTGAAATTTACGAAGGATTAAATCAGCCTAATTATTAGTAGTAGATGAATTTAACTGTGCTAGATCCAGATAACACTTTATATAAAGAGATCACTGGTAATGAGATTGTTATTGTTGGTTTTAAAAGTGCATTGAATAAAGAAAATGAAAACTATGTAAAACCATTTCAGACTATTGATGCTGAGAAATATGTAGATGATAACCAAAGACAATGTGTTACGATAAGATGTACAACTCCTTATAATGTAATTGGAAAGTTAGTTTATTTTTCAAAAGTTTTTGATAATATTTCTAGTAAAGACTGTTTAGAACAAGTATGTGCTGTAATTGAACGTGGATTCTCTGGCAATCAAGTTAAATGTGAATATGAAAAACACTTTGAAGACAGTTTATTTTAGAGACCTTTAAATGTCCCATAGAGAAATTGGGAATGGATTATTGATTATTGGGTTCATAATTCTGTTGCACAAGGTTCTAGCACTTATAGTTCTTTGTTTTATTTTTGGGATGATAAAAACGGGTTAAATTTTAAATCCAATAAGTCATTAATACAAGAAGATCCTAAGCATATTTTGATGTTAATGAAAAATAGTGCATAGTCATTATTTCAACACGGTATTATTTAGAGATTTGAAGTTGAACAACAAGTTGATACTAAAAAACAATTAAAAGGAAAAACGGTTTAGCCTTTTGTTGTTAATCTTAATACATCAGAATTTGCATTAGGAAAATCTGGTAACGATGAAAAAATGGACTCTGTTACAGACCAAACATATAACTTTGAGAATGATCTAATTGGTCAATAGAATAATAGAGTTTTTGTTCCTTTAAATTACGCGACCGAGTGGAAATTAATGGGAACACAAATGAATAACACTTAGATAAAAACTAATGTAACAAATCAGATCTACGAAGATACTACATATACAACATTTGCTTATGCAGAAACGCCTGGTGATGTAATGAGATGCCCTGGTGATATAGTGCAAATTGTTAGAATTGATCGTAATGGTGTTATTGATAAAAATGATAGCACAAACTGGATTATTAAATCAATTAAACACCAAATAAGTTATGATAAGTATATTCAAGTTTTAGAGTTAATGAAATAATGGGAAAATATTAGAAAAAATATGAAGCATCTAGAATTTTTAATGTAACATTACTAGATGGTAGAAAATTAACATTAAAAAATTATCCAAACAAATATCAGAAACGTCTTTTATCTGCATAGATTTCTGAATATAAAGATATGATTTATAAGGAAATAATTAATGTTTTAAATGAATAGATTCTTGAACCGGTCGATTTTGATTTAAATTAGGTTCCTTATTTTGAATTGCATAGAGTATTTTTACATTTAGTAGCTAATAGCTATTAGAATAAATTACCTATTACTTTATCATGTGGGCATGAAACTGAAGTAGAAAATGATGATCATGAAAAAGTAGTTGTTAAATGTGATGGCGAAGTAAATTCTGTTATAGATTTAGATCGAATTGAAGTACAGCATATTCAAGATCTTATTTACGAATGTGATAATTTCAATGTTAAATTCAGATATCCAAATTTCATTGAATACATTCAATTCATGGAACATCTACAAATTGAAGATCCATCTGCAAAATTTTTAGCTATTGCAAATTTAGTAAATTCGTGTATTTACGAAATATCTGATGATCAAGGCACAGATTTATTTGAATCTTTGGATAAAGAAGACCAAGAATTTATTATTGATACATTACCACCTGGTGTGTTAAGCCAAGCCGCTATGGATTTAATTAAACCATTTATTATAGTTGCTATTCCATTTGTTTGCCCTAAATGTGGGCATAAGAAAAAAATCGAGCTCAAAGGTCTCGAGAATTTTTTTAGGTAATCTTTCAACCCTAGTTATATCTTAGCTACTATAATACAGCAACTGCATTGGCAAAAGAGGGTTATCTAGATTGGATTACATATGAAAATATGGCGCCTTATGAAACTGGATTTATAGTAGCATCTTATAAACGAGATATGGAGGAGAGAAAGAAAAATGAAAGCAGAAGAAAAAGCAGCTAAATATAAAAAAGTAGTTAAATATGACATTTTTGAATTGATTAAAATTGCTAAGAATATGTTAAAAGAAGACAAGTACATATTTAAAGGCGATGAATATCTAGGACCAAGAAAGAATGATACGAAATCTTAAATATAAAAGAAAATTAGTAACAGATGCTAAGTATACTGATATTCATCGCGATTTTATCCCTTCACTAAAGGGTGATATCAGTATAGTTCAAGATTAGAAATAGATCGAACAATAGATATCTGGTATTATTCTAACAAAAAAAGGTGAATGCCCTTTAGATCCTGAATTTGGATGTAATTTACCGGATGCATTATTTGAAAGCATGGATTCTGGAACAACTTACATAATTTAGCAATCTATTCAAGAAGCTATTTTAAAATATGAGCCAAGAGTTCAAAATGTTACTGTTAATACCGAAGCAAAATATGATACAAATTCTGTTCTAGTTACAATTACATATTTTATAAAAAATGTAAATGAATCTCAGACTTTAGAATATGAATTAACAGGTGATTAATTTTAAGGCCAGAAATTTCTGGCCTTTTTAGTATCTGCAATAAATAAATTAATAAATGAGAAATAATAAGAGATAATAATATGCTTGAAAAAATCTTTGGTAAATGGTTTTTAGATCAAGAACAGAAAGAAATCGATCATATTGAAGATAATGTTCAAAAATAGTTTACTGCTCCAGAAAATGTTGGCGGTGCTATTGAAACAGAAGTACAAGCTGCTCAATATCATTATGATACCTATTTTGGCTTCTAGAATCAGTATCTAATGCAAAATTATAAAGTAGCTAACGTTGCACAATTAATTGACCAATACAGAACAACAGCGCTGATGCCAGAAGTTGATAATGCGATTGACGAAATTGTAAATCAAGCGATTGTTTTATAGCCAAATGTTAGCCCAGTTAAAATAGACTTGGACGAAACAAATTTTTCTGATAATATCAAAGAAAAAATTATTGAAGAATTTGAAACTGTTTTAGATCTGTATGATTTTAATAGAAGCGGTGCTAAGTTATTTAGAAAATGGTATGTTGATTCTAGATTATACTTCCATAAAATTTTAAGTAAAAATGAAAGTGATGGTATCGCTGAATTGAGATTATTAAATCCTAAAAAGATGCAATTCTTTAGGGATATCTTAAAAGAATCAACAGGTGCTGGTGTTGATGCAATTGTTGGATTAGTTGAATATTTTGTATATGATGATCAACTTGATTCAAAATGTTCTAATTGTACGTTAGGATCCTTACAACAAAAATTGAAAATTCCTGCTAAATCAGTTGTATATGCTCATTCTGGATTAACTGATAACTGTGACCAAGTAATTGGATATTTACATAGAGCTATTAAATTATAGAATATGTTGAATATGCTTCAAGATGCATTAGCGATTTATCGCATTGCAAGAGCACCTGAAAGAAGAGTATTTTATATTGATGTTGGTAATTTACCTCCAGCTAAAGCGCAAGAACAAGTTAACAGAATTATGCAATCTGTAAAAAACAGAACTATTTATAATTCAACCGATGGCACAGTTAGCAATCAGTATAATAACATGAACATGATGGAAGATTTTTGGCTAACTCGTAGAGATGGTAATGCAAAAACAGAAGTTCAAGCTTTGCCTGGGGCTCAACAACTTGGGGAAACCGGCGATATAGAATGGATTTCTCAAAAATTATATGAAGCATTGCGTATTCCTTTATCTAGAATCCCAAATGCCCAAAATCAGTCAATGTTTACTAATGGTTCTGAAATTACTCGTGATGAATTATCGTTCTAGAAATTTGTAAATCAATTACAACAAGAATTTAGTAAAATATTTTTCGATCCTTTAGAAACTCAATCTGTTATTAAGAAAATTATAACTCAAGAAGAATGGGAAGAAAATAAATCTAAAATTAAATTTGTATTCGCAAAAGATTCATTTTTTGAAGAAATGAAATTACTAGAAGTTTTAGATAAAAAATTCCAAACATTGCAAGGTATTGAGAATTATTTAGGAAAAATGTTCTCATATAGATTTGCTTATAAAAATATCTTTAATATGACAGAAGATGAAGTTGAAGAACAATTAGAAGCTATTAAAGAAGAGAAAAAACTTGGTTTATATGATGATGTTTCTAGCGATTCAGATGATTTTGACAATTCTTAGAATAATTCTGATTCGGATGATTTTGATGATAGCGACGATCATGATAATCAAGAAGAACGCACAGATGATAATGAAGAAAAATCTGAAGAACAAACTATAATTAAAAAGAAAGAAATTTAGAGTTCTTTCAATAAAGAATAAATTAAAAATATATTTTTAAGGAAATAAAAAATGAGAAAAACGTTATCTCAACTAATTGAAGAGCAACTTGCTAGTCAAACAGCTGAAAATTTAGTTTATGAATAGATTGAAGTTTTTGAAGAAGCAATCAATTCATTTAACGATTTACCGCGTTCATTAAAAAAAATCATCAACAGGGCAAAACTCTGGTATTAAAGCTGGTGAAGGGTCTAAAGTTGTTGTTTTGGCTCAAAAAGGCTCAATTAGTAGTGCTGAACAAGCTAGTGGAGTATTTAGAAAATATTTATCGAAAAATCAGCCTTATGCTGTAATTTGGTTAGAAGTTAATGATGAACCATTATTATTTGCAGAAAGAGATACTCTCTATAGTGAAACCGATGTAAGCATAAGATTCTAGAACACAAACATCGCCACCATTAATAAACAAATTGGTAGCAATCGTAAAACAAAAATTCCAATGTATAAAGACATTATAAGAATTGCACCCGGTCATGCTGCTGATAAAGTTGAACACTTTTTATATGATTTGTATCAATTTGGAAAATTTCAAATTGCTATTAAAGGTTTAACTGTTGATAAGAATAGAGAAGATTTATCTATAGCTAGAAGTGCAAATAAACCATTATCAAACGGAGCAAATTTACCAGCAGATATCGTAGTAAAAGTTGAAGCTGCTAAGAAAGTAGTTAAAAATAAAATTGATGCTAGATTAGAAAAGATTAAATCTGAATTTGATAAAATTTTAGCTCAAAGCTTAAACGGCGATGGGAAATTGGATTTTTAGAAAATTCAAGCTGAAGTTAGCGCTATTCAAGATGTAACTTATAGATTAAATTCATACGTAAATGTTGTATCTAAATATAATAACGCTAATTTTAACAAAGAATATCTTGCAAAATCTTTAGCAGAATTACAAAAAATTGCGTAAAAAAAGGGCGAAAGCCCTTTTTTTAATTAATACTACTAAAATGATCCTAATAAATTTACCTATTTTGCACCATCTGTATATAGCTTGTCGCTAAATGCGCCAACATATTCATCTTTAACTTCAAATGAATCGCCGTGTTTTTCTCTTTCCAATACAACTAAAAATCCGAGAGTATATCCTTGAATAGGTTGCTATTCCTAGAATAAAATGCCCATCGTATCGCCGCCATACCATTTTGCTTTTACTGCTTTTAGTTTTCTCTAAACTTTTTCTGAACGTCTTTAGACACAGCGGAAATAACTCTAGATTCTTCGGCGTTTGCTTCAGTTAAGTTTAATTTGTCATCGGTGATATCAGTAATCTATTCTTTTAATAATTCACTTAGTGTTTTCATATTTTTTCCTTAAGTTATTTTTTTTTTTATCTAATCATTATAAATAATTAATAAAATTAGTACTAATTTTTAAGTAAAGGAAATAAAATAATGTCAATGTTAAGCCCAGGTATTAACGCAAAAGAAACATCATTACAATATAATGTCTCTGAAAGTTCAACTGGTACAGCTGCTATTGTTGGTAAATTTAGATGGGGTCCTGCGAACGTTATTCAACAAGTAGTAAATGAAACAGATTTAGTTCAAAAATACGGAACTCCAGATAATTATTCAGCATAGTCATTTTTCTGTGCATAGAACTTCTTGTTAGACGGTAATGATTTAAGAACAGTTAGATTACTTGATACAACAAAAGCAAAAAATGCATCTGCATTAGCAAATAGAACAACATTTGTGATTCAAAACCCAGGTACAGGATATTCAGTTGGTGATAAAATTACAGTAGTTTTTGACCAAAAAGAATTAACAAAAACCGGTTATGTTACTGAAGTTTCGATTGATGGCGCAATTCAAAAAGCATTTATTCCATCTGAAGAAATTATTGAAACTAAAGCTAAACTAGGATTAACTGAATTTGATCCAGTAAAATGGTCTGTTAAAATAGAATCATTAGCAGGTGGCGCTGGTGCACAAATTACAAGTTTAGGTATTGAAGAAAAATAGACAGTTTTAATTCAAAATGAATTCCAATTCGATACTCTGTTAACTTCTGAAACTAAAGATCAATTTACTAAACATAATATCCCAGTTGCTGTTGCTAAATATGCTGGTGAAGTTGGTAATGATTTAGTGATTCATGTTATTAACAAAGCTAAATATGAAACAGCTGTAAATGGAACTGTTAAATTAAATGCATTCCCATCAGGTAAACAATATTTAGTAAATGTTAAAGCTGCTTCTGCTTTTGGCCCAGAAAATGAGAATCAATTCTTATTTGTTGTCCAAAAAGGTGATCAATTAGTTGAGTAGAAAGTTCTTTAGGTAAAAGAAACTGAAAAAGATACATACGGTAATAATATTTCTGCTGATTTATATTTTAGAAACGGTTCTTCTGATTATGTTTACTTAATTTCAGAAGATCTTAATAAATTTACAGGTTCATTAGAATTATCTGGTGGGGATTCTGGCAACAACACAACAGAAGCAAAACCTTGGATGACTGCTTGGGATTTATTCTCTGATAAAGAAAATATTGAAATTGATTTATTAATTGCTGGTGCAGTTGCATCTGAAGGTGCTCAAGTTGCATCAACTGTTCAAAAATATGTTTCTGCTTTAGCAGATTCAAGAATGGAATGTCTTGCGATTGTTGATACACCATTAGAACTTATTGTAAATAAATCTGTTAGCGAAGCAACAGATAATATTGTTGAATGGCGTCGCGGTAGAAAAATTGGTCATAATGATCAAATCGTTGAACATAATATGAATATCAACAGCACATATACAGTGATTATAGGCAACGCAAAATATCAGTACGATAAATATAACGGCATCAACCGTTGGATTCCTCTAGCGGGTGATATTGCAGGTTTATGTGTAAGAACTGATAATGTTAGCTATCCATGGATGTCTCCAGCTGGATTTAAACGTGGTATGTTGAAAAATGTTATTAAATTAGCAATCGAAACACGTGAAGCTCATAGAGATCGTATGTATACTGAAGGTGTTAACCCAGTATGCGGTTTTGCATCATCTGGATTCGTTTTATATGGTGATAAAACTGCTACAACTATTGCTTCTCCGTTTGACCGTATTAATGTGCGTAGACTCTTTAATATGTTAAAACGTAATATCAGTAAAATGGCTAGATCAGTACAATTTGAAATTAATGATGAATTCACTAGATATAGCTTCAGAACAGAAGCTTCTGGATATTTAGGAACAATTCAAGATCGTGGTGGTATGTATAATTTCTTAGTCCAATGTGATGAGACAAATAATACTCCACAAGTAATTGATTCAAATAATTTTGTTGCTAGTTTCTGGATTCAACCAGCTAGATCAATCAACTTTATTCAATTAAACTTTATTGCTACAGCTACTGGTGCAGATTTCCAAGAATTAATTGGAACAGCGAAAATTTAATTAATTATAACGGGTATTTAAATATTAATAATACCCGTATATTTAGGAATAATATAATATTATGAAAACATTAAGTGAATTATTAAAAGAAGCCACATAGATTAAAGAAATTAAGAGCATTGTTGAAAGTAAACAAAGTGAAATTTCTGGTTTACTTGAAGAAGCAACATATTCAGGTAGAGCGTGGTCTGGTAAATTATCTAGAATTGATAAATTACTAGCATGGATGTATGATAAAGGTATTCTCACAAAAGGGGATATGAATAAAAAAGATACTGTATTCCGCGCATATTACCGTTATTACAACGATGGTGATTTCCCAAGAGCTTTAATTAAACAGGATATCACTAAATATAGTCATCGAGAGGAAATCGAAGCTGCTCTTGAACAATATTTAGAAAGTTTTATCAAAACTTTATTAGCTAAATATATGCCAAAAGTTAATCGCAAACAATTTAGATTGGATGAATTACTTACAAATTTAAAAACAGTTAAAAATTCGTCTGATTCACAAAGACTATCTGATTATTGGGTTAAACAAGTTAATTTTACAAAGGAACTTGATGAATTTTCTCCGAAATTTAAAGAAAGAATTACTGAATATTATAATGCGGAACAAGAATTAACTAAAGAACTTAACAAAGTGTTAGGTGATAAAGATAAGAATTATTACCCGTCATATAGATATGAACAAAATAAAGATTTAATGACACCAGCTGTTAATAAAGCATATATTAAATTGGTGGGTGCTTCTGAAGATGTTTCATAGATTTGTTAGTTATTAATTAAATCTATTGAAATGTTAAAAAATGAATTAACAAAATAATTCCTGTTTTATTTTAGGCACCATTTAGGTGCCTTTTTATTTGAAATAAATAAATTAAATAACAATATAAAAATAATAACTTATTTTAGTAAGGTAAAATAATGGCTCTTAGTGTAACAGATATTACAAAAGCATTTAGCTCAGGTGATGTTGCAAGAAGCAATCTTTTTAAAGTTAAAATTCCATTTTTAGGAAGAGAAACTGAATTTAAAATTAAAGCTTCTTAGATCCCAGTTGCAGTTGTAGAAAAAGTTCCGTTGTCATACATGAATAAAAAGATTAATCTCGCCGGTGATCGTACTTACGAAGATTGGACTGTAACTGTTTATGTAGATGCGGATCATAATATTCGCCAACAATTAATTGATTGGCAAAACTCAGCTCATGCGATTGGTAAAGATATTCAAGGTGATATCCCAGCTCAATACAAAAAACAAGCAACAATTACTGCTATCGATCGTCAAGGTAAAGAAACAAAATCATATAACTTCGAAGGTGTATGGCCAACTAATATCGCAGAAATTCAAATGGACTGGGAATCCAATAACCAGGTCGCAACATTTGATGTGACTTTCTAGATCGATTGGTGGCTTCCAGCTTAATTTTTATAATAAAATCAATCACTTATAAAATTGGTGATTGATTTTATCTTTAATCCAGTTGTCGGCTAAGGCTTCCAGTCTTCATAACTGAAAAATTTCCAGATTTTTCTAAAATAGACTCTTCTATTTTATAATCGGGGAAATCTAAAGTCTAAAAATAATCCCTTGGCAAATTGTTTCCATGCCATAAAGGGATTTTTCTGTTAATATAACATAATAAAATATACCTAATTAACTTCCATTTAGTAAAAATCTCATTACCCCAAATATGAATTAATCTAATTCCTTTAGATTCACATAATTCTGTTTTTTCCAATTGTTTATTATCATTTTGTCTTTCAACAGAATGCCAATAATCGCCATTACATTCTATAGCTAACTTTAACGATGGGATATAAATATCAAGTTCTTTAGGTTTTATAATTTTTCTATCATTACAATTAAATGCAATATTTTGCTAAGTTAAAAAGTCTCTTATTTTTGTTTCCAAATAGCTTTCGGATTTTTTTAATATAATATTATGTCTATTCAAATACTTGTAGCTATGACTTAACTACATATTCTATTTGTTAATAAATTCTCTAAAATCTTTTTGATCGATTTCTTTGTCATGAAATTTATTTACAAAATTATCAATAAATTCATAATTTAACTATTTAGACCATCGCGTACCATTTTTATATTTCGCAATACCAAGTTTACTAATATTATCTACACCATATTTTTCTAAACATGACTGCTTATACTTTTCTTTAAACTCTTCTGTTTGCACATAATAATCAGTCCCATACTTTAATCTGCATGCTTCTTTTTGTTTTTCCCTATTAATAAGAAAAGCGTTTTTAACTCCATGTTTTTCTAATAAGGTTTGTTCTGCCTTTTTAATACGTTCTTTTTCGCCGCATTTAAAACAACAAAACTATTTCTTTTTCTAAATCTGTTTAAATGTTAAATTTTTTTTACAATTTTTACAATATAGAACACATTCATGATTATGAATTTTCTTTTGGTAAATAATATAACATCCAATTTTCAAATCGGGATGAATATTATTAATAATAAAGGATTTCTCTGCATCCTATAATTTATTCATCCGTTGGTACTAAAAAGTATAACCACTTAATCCATCTGTTAATTTTTCTTCTATTTCTTTTAACATATTATTCCTCCATTATTATATTATAAATAACTATATATTAATGAAAACTTATTTTTATACACGTGGGAATAAAAATGAATTTAGTACAATTAGTAGAAAATAAAGACTACGTTGGCTTTAAAGATAAAATGGAAGAGCTAGTTGAAGAAAGCCTTTTAAAATTATTCAAAGAAGCTAAAGACGAAATTACTTAGAAAGCAAAAGTTGAATTGGACGAAGAAGATACTGATAAATCAGATGAATCTGACGAGTCTGAAGAAACTGATAAAGAAAAAGATTCTAAAGAAGAACAGGAATAATAATTATGACGCAGGAAAATATTTTTGAAGCTGCGTTTGAATACTATTCTACATTAGAAGAATCTTTTAATCAAGAAGAAATTGAAAATATTTAGATCAATATGATTAATGAAGATTCTTCGTTTGAACTTGGAACTATTATCTATCAATTAGTAAACGGGTATTCTTTAGATGAGTGTACATCTGATTTTGATGAAATGCTTGAGGATGAATATCTCGAGGAAAAATTTGTTCGTACAGTAAATGCGTCTGGTCAGATTCGAAGAATTAAAGATAGAAAAACCAGAGAACGTATGGCAACTATCACAACAGGTTTATCTAAAGCTAAACGTAGAGAAATTGCTAGAAAAACTAGAAGAACTAAACGAGCAAATCCATCTATTGGTAGAAAAGCATTAAGAAAACGTAGAAAAGCATTATTAAAACGTAAAGCATTTGGTTTATAAGGAATATCATGGAAGAGTTGTTAATTGAATCCTGGGGTGTTCCAGTAGAAGTTTTAAATTCTGAACAAATGAGTTCTTTAACAGAAGCAAAAGACTTAGACCCAAAAGCATTATATATCCAAGGTGTATTTCTGCAAGCAGATGTTATTAACGGTAATAAAAGATTATATCCAAAAAGAATCCTTGAAAAAGCTGTTGATAATTATATCAAAGAACAAATTGCACCAAGACAATCTTTAGGTGAATTAAACCACCCGGCTAGACCATACGCTGACCCAATGAAATCCTGCCTTGTAATTGAAAAATTATGGTGGGAAGGTAATAATGTAATGGGTAGAGCAAGAGTTGCTACTGGTGATTATGCAGAAGGTGATAAAGTTGCTGCATTAATTCGTGCTGGTTGGATTCCTGGTGTTAGTTCTCGCGGTCTTGGTAGAGTTGTTAATAAAGGCTCATATAATGAAGTACAAGACGGTTTTAAACTTACAGTTGGAGTTGATATCGTCTGGGGGCCAAGTGCTCCAAATGCATTTGTTAAAGCTATTACAGAGCATAAAGAACTATCTGAAGATAATTCAGAAAAAATTGTTTCAGAAAAAGTTATAAATAAAACAAATGGTAATGATCATGCGAAAACTATCGTAGAAGCATTACAAAAATTTAAAAAGAAAAATGAAGATGCTAAACAGATGACATCTTTAGCTGAACGTGTTAAACAACACTTTCAGAAATAATCTTTTAAATAATATTATATACAATTTAGGAAATTATAGATGGAAAACTTACATACACTTATCACTGAAAAGTCTAAGGATGTTGCTGTAGAATTATCATCTTTGTTTGAAGGTTTAGAATTAGCAGATGAACTAAAAGAAAATCTTCAAGTAACTTTTGATACCGCTGTACAAGCAGCAGCTATTCAGATTTAGGAATCTGTTTTAGAAGAAGCAACTAAAGAATTAGAAGAAAAACACACTCAAGATGTTTTAGATATCACAGAATAGATTGAAGCTAAATATCAAGAGCGTGAAGAAGCTTTAACTGAAGCTACTCAAACTTATATTGATGATTTTTTAAGAGAATGGAAAGAACAAAATAAATTAGCGATTGACAACAGTCTTAAAGCTAAATTATTTGATTCTATTTTTGAATCATTATCAAATGTTTTTGTTGAGCATAACTTAAATGTTCCAACTGAACAAGTAGATGTTTATGAAGAACTTCAACAAGAATGTGATGAACTTCAAACAAAATTAGATTCTTTAATGAAAGAAAATAAACGTTTAACTGTAGAAGCTCAAGAATCTAAAGTTAAAGATATCATCAAAGAAGTTACTAAAAATTTAACTGAATCACAAATTGAAAAAGTGATTGCTTTATCAGAATAGATTTAGATTGATGAAAATGTTGAGAAAAAATTAAGAACTATTGTTCAAATGGTTGAAGCAACATCTAAAAAATCAGTAAAAGAATCTGATGAAGAAAATAACGATTCTGATGAAGAAAAAGAAAAATCTGAAGAAAAAGAAATCGTTAAAGAAAATTTAAATTACGTTGAACCAGGCAGCGGTAAACCTGCTCCTAGTGTAAACCCTCAGATCGCTCAATATCTTAAATTCTCAAGATAATGCGGTTAAAATAAATATTAAATAATAAAAACAATTTTATAGGAATATCTTTAAATGGATAAAAATTTATTAGTAGAAAAATGGGAACCACTTATTAACGCAGAAGGTTTACCACAAATGCCAACAAAAACTGAAGCAATCGCTGCAATTTTTGAAAACCAAGAAAAAGACTTTGCAAATGATCCTGCTTACCAAGATCCAATGGTAATTCAACAATTCAAAACTATTTCTGAAGCTGTTGTTACTGGTGATGCTGGTTATAATGCAGATAATATCGCAGCTGGTAAAAATTCTGGTGCTGCAGTAAACGTTGGTCCACAAATCATGGGATTAGTTCGTAGAGCAATTCCAAAAATGATTGCATTTGATATCGCTGGTGTTCAACCATTATCACAATCAACTGGCCAAGTATTTACTTTCCGTAAAATTTACGGTGGCAACCCATTAGATAAAAATGCGTTTGAAGCTCAACATCCAACTAATGCTCCACAAACTTCATTCTCTGGTAACTTCAAAGCGATCAAAGATTTTGATACTGTTGCATATACAGTTGGTGACTTAGTTAAAGTTGAATTCAAAAATGCTCAAACCGGCGATGAATTACGTTTCTTCCAAGTAACTGAAGCTGTAACTCCAGCTGCTAAAACTGAAGATGAAGCTAAAAAATTAATTACCGAAGGTAAATTTGTAGAAATCGGCGAAGGTATGGCAACTTCTCTTGCTGAACTTCAAGAAGGTTTCAACGGTTCAACAAATAACCCTTGGAATGAAATGAGTTTAAGAATCGACAAACAAACTGTTGAAGCTAAATCTCGTCAATTAAAAGCTCAATATTCAATTGAATTAGCGCAAGATTTAAAAGCAGTTCATGGTTTAGATGCTGATACTGAATTATCTAATATCTTAGCTGAAGAAATCATGTTAGAAATCGACCGTGAAGTAATTCAATGGATTAACGCTACAGCTCAAGTTGGTAAAACTGGTTTCACAAGAACCGAAGGCACTGACGCTGGTGTATTTGATTTCACAAATGCTAAAGATGTTAAATCTGCACGTTGGGCGGGTGAATCTTTCAAAGCATTGATGTTCCAAATTGATAAAGAAGCAAATGAAATTGCTCGTCAAACTGGTCGTGGTGCTGGTAATATTATTATCGCGTCTCGTAACGTTGTTCAAGCATTAGCATCTACTGATGTATTCATCGGTTGGGGTGTACAAGGTACTCAAACTGGTTTAAATACTGACACAAACAAATCTATGTTTGCAGGTGTATTAGCTGGTAAATATAAAGTGTATATCGACCATTATGCTCGTACTGATTACGTAACTGTTGGTTATAAAGGTTCAAGCGCAATGGATACCGGTTTAGTATACTGCCCATACGTTCCATTAACTCCGTTACGTGCAACTGATCCGAAAAACTTCCAACCTGTCATTGGTTTCAAAACGAGATATGCAATCGCAGTTAACCCACTTGCAGATCCTGCTATCAACAAAGTTTCAAGCATGGCTCAAGTTTCTTCTGCAATGCCTACAACTGCATCTTTTGGTAGAAACTGCTACTACAGACGGTTTTTAATCAAGGGACTTTGAAAATAAAGTTCACTAATAATATTGTAAATAAACGGGAATATTCCCGTTTATTTTTACTATAAAAATTATAATCCTTTAACATGGAATCATCATGATATGAATTAGATAAAAGAAAAATTTAAAATGGACAGATTTAATAGATGTCGTATAGAATTATTAAATCAAACCGAAAAATAGTGGTTATTAAAAGAATATAACACTAGTAATTTAGATGCAGCATAGATTGCTTTTTGGTATGAAAATTATAAAAATTTTAGACCAAATACTAGATGTTATATTTGCGATAAAGAACTATCACACGAACAAGTTAGACGAGTTTGTGTTGGAAAAAAATTTAGAACGTGTTAGAATAAATGCCAAAGAATTGCGATAAACAACACTAACATGGAAAGATATGGCGGGAATGCCCCAGCCTGTTCCAATGATATAGTTAAAAAAATGCAATCAACAACATTAGAAAAATACGGTGTTGTTCATTTTTCGCAATCAAGTGAATTTAACGAGAAATTTGAAAAAACTTGTCTTGAGCGATATGGGGTAAGACGTCCTTGGCAACTAAAATAGGTTCGAGAAAAAGCTTGGAAAACATATGAAGAAAAGACTGGGTATTCTCATAATATGAAAAACCCAAATGTTATAAAGAAACGTGAGGAATATTGGGTTGATAAAGCTGGAGTAAAATCAAACTTATGCCTAGTAGACCCAAGCAAATATAAGAGATCTGCTCAAGAAATAGAAATTGAGAATTTTATTTTGTCTGCTGGATTAATTGATAAAAAGGATCTTAAGATATCAGACAGAACCATCTTAAGACCGCTTGAATTGGATATTTTGATAAAATCAAAAAACCTAGCTATTGAATTTAACGGAAATCATTAGCATTAGATTATTTATAAAGATAAAAATTATCATTATAACAAAACTATAGAATGCGAAAAACGGGGAATTAGACTAATTCATATCTGGTATGAAGATTTTATTAAGAATAAAGATTTTTATTTTTAGATAATTAGAACATATTTAACAGGAGAAATACCAAATTCACAATCAGATGTTCTAGACCGAGATATATTTAGTAAACTAGATTTTCCTGATTATGAAGAAGTATTGCCTGAATTAGAGATAACTGGTAAACAGGGACATAAGATTTTTAGAACGGGTTTCCTCGTTAAGGGCTTGTGATAATTAAATAAGTTTAAATTAACTTAATTCATGATAAGGTATATCTAATTAATTTTAGGTATACCTTTTTTATTAGATATGATAAATGATTTAAAAAATAAATGTAAAAATTGCAAACGAGTTGATTCTGTAAAAAATATTTTATCTTTAGAAGAACTAGAATATATTAAAGATTTCTATAATTTTGATTTAGATTTCTCTGTTGTTTTATTTTTAAATGAAATAAAAGGGGTTCAATTTTATACAAAATGCAGAACTTGCGGTAAGTATTTAACTGAACAACAAATAAAATCTAATATAAGACATAAAAATGGGTTTTATTGTTCTAGAAAATGTAATCCTAATTATAAAAATATTGATTTCAAAAAACGAGCTGAAAAAATTAAACAAACTAATCTTGAAAGATATGGTGTAGAAAACGTTTCGCAAATTCCAGAAGTAAAAGAAAAAATTTCTGTTATAGTGAAATCATCATCTAAATCAGCCCTCGAAAAAAGAATTTCGACTAATATAGAAAAATATGGTGTAGAACATATAATGCAATTAGATGCTTCTAAGGATAAATTTAGAAGTACTTCGATGATTAATTACAATACATCACATCCGATGAAAAATAAATTAATATCTGATAAAATTAGAAATACTAATTTTAAAAAATATGGTTTCTATTATTCTTTTCAAATTCCAGAAGTAAAAGAAAAAATTAAAAATAAAAATTTAGAATTAAGAGGTGTTGAATACCCATCTCAAGATCCAAATGTTTTTCAAAAAATTAAACAGACTAATCTTGAAAGATATGGAGTAGAAAATGTTGGGTTAGTTCCAGAATTTAAACAGAAAGCATATGAAACGATGATTTGTAATGGGTCTATTGGTCAACAAGTATCATCTGTAGAAAATGAAGTATATGAATATGTTAAATCTTTAGGAGTTGATGTAATTCAATCTGATTGGAATTTAATTTCCCCGAAACAATTAGACTTATATATTCCATCTAAAAAATTAGCGATTGAAATTGATGGCGTTTATTGGCATTGTAATAAATTTAAAGATAAAAATTATCACATAGAAAAAACAGAATTATGCGAATCAAAAGGAATTCAATTACTTCATATTTTTGATATAGAATGGAACGATAGAAATAAACAGAAAATCTGGAAATCAGTTATTAAACATAAACTAGGATTAACAGAAAATAAAATTTATGCTCGTAAATGTAAAGTTGTTAAAATTGATAAACAAACTGCATTTGATTTCTGTAATCAAAATCATTTACAAGGTGGAATTAAAGGACCAATTAATTTAGGTTTATTTTATGAAGGTGATTTAGTTCAAGTTGCTGTTATCAGTACTCCAAGATTTAATAAAAATTATAAGTATGAATTATTAAGATTATGCTCTAAATTAGATACTACAGTAATTGGTGGTGCTTCAAAATTACTCAAAAATTATTCATCATTAATTTCATACGCAAACAGAAGATGGTCTGTTGGAAATGTTTATAATCAATCTGGATTTAAATTACTAAATATTAGTGGTCCTAATTATTTTTATTTAGTAAATGGAAAATTAGAATCTAGAAATGGTTGGCAGAAACATAAACTAAAAGATAAATTAAATGTTTTTGATGAAAATTTAACCGAGCAGGAAAATATGAAATTAAATGGAATTAATTGGATTTATGATTGTGGAAATATTACATTCTATAAATAATTTTAATTGTAATATTACAGGAGAGATAATAAATGAAATAGTTATAGGAATTAATTAAAGAAACTTTAGTCACCGAAGATTCCAAAGGAGAGTACCCGAATTTCCCATATATATCGGGAAAAGGCAGGATTACTCAAATTGCAGTAAGTTTAAAATTACAAAAGAAAATCGTTGAAAAAGTTGGCGGGGATTATTTTGTAGATAAAGATTTTAAAGAAAAATACGGTCATTTACATCCATTCAAAAATTCAAAAGATAATGGAAAAACATTCTTGGATCAAAATATTTTAAACCCAGATAAATTCGTTGAACCGATGAAAGCATCTCAAAACACGACATATTCAGTTCGTATTGATACCAAAAAATGTATTTTTGCTATTGATGAATTTAAAACAAAAGAACAAACCTATAGATGTACTACTTATTTTAAATATGTTAAAGAATAAAAAATAGCAGCACGTGCTGCTATTTTAGTTTGTAAAAACACCAAATTCAGTTAGATCTTCTAGATTATGGCTGAAATCATCTATCCCATCTTGAACTGCAAATATTATCTAATGATAATTTTCAAGCTCTTCCAATTCTTCATTAAACATATTTCTAACTAAATTGTAATTAGTTTCCATATAATCGTCAAATCTTTCTTGAGTTGTTAAGTACGTAAAAATAACCAAGGCCATTACAGTATCATCATGAAACCCAGCTCTTGCTTCATACTAAGATCCTTTTTGAACAAAATCTCTTAACTCTAAAATGGTTTGTTTATCATGTAGAATTAATTTATATTTTTCAATAAGATCTTTTAATGTACTACACCCGATTGCTTTGGTTCTTTTTGACTGTTTCATGCCAAGATCTTTCTACTAATCTACAATAACATTCTCATATTCAAGGTCAATATATAAATCTTTTGCAACAGAATACCCGACAGAATTTAATTCAATGTAAACCCATGCATTATTATATTCAGTAGCTTTAGCCATAATTATCTACGGAAATAATAAAGGCTATACTTTATTTGATCTATAAATTGCGACTTGTTCAAACGGTAATTTAGTCACATCTATGATTTGAATAACTGAATAATCTTGATCCCTTCCTTCTGCACAATCAACTGTAGCCACATATTTATGATCTTTTTCTGGTTCTTTATACTTGATAAAATCTGCTGAGATTTTTTCAATCCATTCTAATTTCTATAATGCAAAACCATTTACTAACGTATTAGCTGCGCCCAAAAACCGACAACAGAATTCTTGTAAATATGCTTCTACCTATGAAGCAGTAATTTGTGATGTAACGAAAGCAAGGCCATCATCAAATTTTCCATCAGGGCCATATAATCTTGGTGTAACATCGTACCATAATACTTCTATTAATTTAAAGTCATTTTTACCACGTTTAGCTTTATCAACCATATCATAAAAATGATTTAAACCATTAGGGGTTGAAGTTACAATTAATTTTGATCTACGCCCAGATGAAATTGTTGGCAATACAGATTTCCAAAGTTCGTCGAAATTTTCTACGAAGGCGTTTTCGTCCATATAAATTAATGAAAACGATTGTCCACGAGTTGCATCCGGCGATGCTGCAAATGCTGTTAATTTACATCTATTATCAAGTTCAATCTAACCTTTATTCCATTCAACAATACCTGGTTGTAAAAATTCGGGTAAAAACTCAATAATTTGTTTTGTTCTATCAAGAACCTCAACTGCCATCTAATGTTTATGAGCTAATACACCAGCATTTTTATCTTCATTAAACACGAGATAATGAGCTAAAAATATCTATGTAGTTGTTGTTTTAGCAGATTGTCTAGATTGATTCGCAATTGCCATTCTGTTATTTGCTAATAACTCTAGCAAATCTTCTTGATAATCATATAGATTTATTTTAATCGTGCCGAAGTCAATATGCTAAATTACACAATAATTTCTAGCAAAATATAAAATATCATTACGGCATTTTATCCATTCTTCTTGCATTTCTTTTGTGTACGGAGTTTTAACATATGCCCGTTTTAAATTAGGCTTACCTAAGTATCTAGTTCTTTTATTATCTTTATCTTTAAATGTTCTGAATTCTTTTGGATTTTGTGATTGTTGCTTAATAGGTCTAACCGGTTTTAAGAATTCATAAGCCGCAAAAGAATCTGGCATATATTCATTTGTATGCTGAGACTTAATCATTGGAATATACCCAAGATCAATTAATCTCAAATATTCTGGGTTTCTTTGTTCTTGATATAATGATTTCAGACGATCAATATCATCTTCAGATAAAACTCGTTTCTATCTATCTAATGACTAGATCTAAACAAAATCCTCGGGTAATAAATGTGCAGTACTTTTCATTTCTCTTTAAATGACTCCTGTACTAAATAATCATCCCTAGTGCCCTCTTGTTGGAGCAATTCTGATGGCTACATAGTTTTAACTTCTGAAAAATCTGCTTCAATTGCTTTAGGTTTTGATTCTTGATTTTTTAATTTTTTCATTTTAGAGTAATTATCTAAAATAGCGGAATTTGTTCTTGTAACAGTGTCCATTAAATTAGCAAAAATTTCAACCGTTTTTGGTGTGTCAGAATTTCTAACGATTTCAACCATCTGTTTAGATACTTCAGTTAACATTGCTAATTGATTAATTTGAGTTTGTCTGATAATTTGATAATCATCATCTAAGTCATGTTCTACATTATCAGGATTACTCTACACAACCGGAAGTTCCATAGGAGGTAAAACTGCATCTTCTTCAAGGGATGCAATACCGGGTACAGTTGTTATGTCTAAAATATCAGAAAGATCTAACCCTTTATTAAATTTATTTTCTTCCATTTACTTTCCTTACTGTGCCTCTTGGTGTTGGATTTTCAAAATTAGGTACTTCATCTTTACCAGTTCCAACTAAATAATCACCATTCCATGTCTCAGAGTCAGAATCAATTGGGGTAATTTGATAATCTAATGTTTCCCAAGTTTTTGCTTCATCTGGAGTATCACCCTAATTAATAGACTATCTGAAATCTAAAAACACAGTTTTAATAATATTCCCTAAATTCTCAGCTGGTGGATATAAATACCCTCTTACAGCAAATTGAATAGACCACTCTAGTCTTCTTCTTTCATTTGGGCCCGAAGCTTGTTGTTCATCTGGCTAAATACCAACTATTTCAATCGGAACTTTGTGACTAATTTCAAGATCACCTTCAAATCTCTCTTTTATTTCCTAAATAAAATAAGGTGTAAAATACGGAAGGATCTGTTCAACAATTTGATATATATCATCTTGGTATCTTGTCTGAATGTTTAACTCGTATGTGATTTTACATGGCCAAACGTTATATTGTTTTTTGTTCCCATTTTTTGAAAATTGAACCCCAGATAATGTTGTTCTCGTTTTTGCTTGTCCGTCATAAATTACATCAATTAACTACACATTCATTCTTGGTAAAATTGTTTCAACACCTAATTCAGTATCACCACCAGCTGGCTTTTGTAAAAGCTAATTGATTTTCATATTAAAGGCTTCTTTAGAGCCGTATGTAACAGGGACTTTAATTAATCCTTTATCCTTTCTTTTTATACTGATGTTGTTAAACAAATTCGCCATCAGTAATGCATATGTTCTAAGTTGTGAATGATAAAAATGTCCAAACATATACTTAATCCTATTTATTCTATATTCTATAGTTATTTATTAAAGTATTATTACATTATTTCTGATAGACTAATATAATTTATCGGACTAAAATATACAATGCATTCTAGCACATTCTAGATGCATTTATAAATTTAATGAATAAATCTATGTAGATCTGAATAAATATTCAGAAAAACTGAATAATTATACGGTGATCTAATAAAATCAATACTTTATATTAGCAAACTAATTAATACAAAACTTTATTCATTTTAAAATCAATAAGATAAAAGATAGAAGTTAAAAAGTGCATTTTTGCTAGTATAATAAGAATTAAGTTCTGCCGGCGGGGTTAGATATATAGAAACAAGGTAAAAAGTAAAAATATCAGATTGGAGCTTGCTCCGTTGACTGGAAACCAGTCAACTAATTCAAATATTATTCAATTCAAATCTAGTACTTAAATAATATAAATTGATAAGTAACTAAAGAGTATAGCATGAATACCAATTTAATACAGATTTAGCAATACATAAACAAGAAGAAAAAGACTAAAGAAGATTGGATTGAGATTTGTAAATTCTATGTTATTCATTACAAGAAAGCTGGTAAAACAAGAAATCAGTTTGCAAAAGATACTGGCTTATAGTTATCTACATTTGAGAAAAATCTATAGAAATACTTAGATGATATTAAATTAGCTGTTAGTAATGATAAACCATTAAAGGTTTCCAGAACGCAGCAATTAATAAATGATTTTAGAGCTGGACTTAAAGTAAAAGAAAAAGATTCTGGCGCTGCAAATAATAACAAATAGATGAAATGGTTTACTAAAAAAGTTTAGTTATTAAATTTCAAAAAAGTTAAAATGCCTGAAGCTGGTAAACTATACTTATATGCGTATGATGCAAAAAATAAAGATACTTTACCTGTTTGGGATAAATTTCCATTGATTTTATGTTTAGGTTCTAAAGTTGCTAAAAATGGTAATTTATTATTCTACGGATTAAACTTGCATTATGTTCCACCTAGGGTTCGCCAAGAATTTTTAGAAATCATGCTTGTGTATTAGAGTACTAAAAGATTAACTGATAAAACAAAACTTAATGTAGATTGGTAGAAAGCAAAAAGTTTTTAGTATGCATAGAAAATGATTAAAGCATATTTACCTGTGCAAATGAAATCACCTGCTTCTGAAGTAGATCCATCTGAATGGATTAATGTAATCTATATGCCGCTCCAAAGCTTCGTTTAGAATGGTTCTAGAAGCTCATAGAAGAAAGTATGGGGAAAGTGATAGGGTAATTCATGTTTTTAATAAAAATTCGTCTATGGCTTATTTAGGAGCTATTTTGATATATGAATACATATAAAGGTAAGTTTTTACCGAAGAATTTACAAAAGTATAAAGGGGATTTTCATAAAATCACATATCGTTAGAGTTGGGAATTACATTTTATGCAATTTCTTGATAGAAGTCCAGATGTTGTAAAATGGAATTCAGAGGAAACGATTATTCAGTATTGGTCTACATTAGACCGTAAAAAACGTAGATATTTTATGGATTTCACTTGTTGGTTTTCAGATGGTTCTGTATATTTGTTCGAAATAAAACCAGATGCTCAGACTAAAATGCCAAAAAATCCAAAAAGATTAACTGAGTCTACAAAATCTAGATACATTCAAGAACTTTATACTTATAAAACTAATATAGATAAATGGACTGCAGCACAAGAGGTTTGTCGTCAAAAAGGATGGCATTTTAAAATTCTTACTGAGTATCATTTGAAAAAATATTTTGGAATGAAATTATAATGGAAATTACATCAACAATCCCAAGGTATCTTTTAGAATTTAATAATTTTGCATTTTAGATAAATGTTCAATTAGTTAATAGTACTGAAGAGCAAGAGATTATAAAATAGGTTAAAATAATCCCATAGGTTTCTAGGGAAACTGTTGTTATTACAGAAGGACAAAATTCTAAAATAGAAGGTGTATATAAAAATGTTTTTCAATTAGGATCCGATGCAATAAAAACAGTAAAAAGATCAGATAAATAGATTTAGCAGTATTCTAGTTTCGATTAGATTCCAAAAAATAAAACTGAAGATATTTTTAAATTTAAACCACCTTCGAGTTTAGATTACCCTTTATCTTATACTTGTAAAGTAATATATGATAAAAAGATAATTTAGACAGATGATACAGGAACTAGTAAAGAAACTATACAAAAAGATTTAACATACGAAAAAACGTTTTCTACGGTATTAAAGGGTAGTTGGGATATTTGGCAGAAAGCATTAAAAGAATATATTAAGGAATATAGCACATGAGTAAATTATTTGGTTTACAAATTATTATGTCTGGTATCGATGATTTGAATAACTCTATTTGGATTGTTGATCAAGACGAAGCAAGATGTATTTGTTAGGTAAATGGAAAATATGATGATCATTTAGCGCATTTTGATGATTTGAATATTTTTGATTATAAAGAAATTCCTATTCAAGTAGAACCTAAAGTTGAAGGAGGTCAACACTTAAATGTGAACGTCTTACGTAAAGAAACTTTAGAAGATGCGGTGAATAACCCAGACAAATATCCACAATTAACTATCCGTGTTTCTGGTTATGCTGTTAGATTTAATTCATTAACACCAGAACAACAACAAGATGTTATTACTAGAACATTTACTGAAAGTTTATAATTTAACATAAAGGGACCGTTTGGTTCCTTTTTTATTTCCATCATTTTAAGAATAAATAAATTAATAAATGAAGGGATTATAAATATGACAAAATTATAGTAGAGTCAATAGATTTTAACATCTATTCCTGATATAGTTCAAAATACTGCATCTAGTTTCGAAGAAATTAGACAACAGTTAATTACATTTATGTCAGGGCAAGAAGAATTTAAAGATTATAATTATGAAGGATCTCGTCTTGCTAAATTAATTGATCTTTTAGCATATAATACGATGTACATCCAACAATTTTAGACTGCTGCCCAATTCGAATCATGGATTCAAACAGCAACACAAAGATCATAGGTGGTTGCATCTGCTCAAGATAATATGGGTTATTTACCATCAAGTTATTCTGCAGCATAGTTATCCGTTAGGGTTGGATTAACACATAAATTACAACCAGCTGTAGTGCAAATCCCTAAAGGAACTAAATTCATTGGTGTAGTAAAAAATACAGATTCCTATGATTTTTGTACATGGGAAAATGCTACATTATTAAAAGATGATGAATCTAAATATTATGCAACATTAAAATTAGTCCAAGGAAGAATTATTCAAAATAAATTTGTTTTTGAAAAGAATGGTAGAATTGTTATTGAAGATAAATTTATCGATCGTAATTATATCAGAGTATATGTTGATGGTGCTTTATGGACAAATTGGACTAATGATTAGATTGTAAATACCACTGGCGATTAGACTGTATATTATCTTCGTGAAAATTATTTTGGACAAACTGAAATTTATTTTGGCGAAGGTGAAGAAGAAGAAATTGATGGATATTAGGTAGATCATTATGTTGGTGGTAAACGTCCTCAAGTTGGTTAGATAATTACAGTTGAGTATATCAGTACAGATGGGCCAGAAGCTAATGGCGCCAAGGATTTCAGTTATGTTGATTCTTTATCTTATGTTGAGATGTTTTTATTAGAAGAGAACCCAACAAAATAGAAAAATTATACAGGCGCAGATGGTGGCGGATTGCCAGAAGATATTGAAAGAATCAGAACATCAGCACCAATATTCCAAGAAGCACAAAAAAGATGTGTAACATCATCTGATTATGTTTAGTTCATTCATAAAAAATTTGGTAATATTATTCAAGCAGCTGAAGCATTTACTGATTCATAGAAGCCTGGCTATGCGTTTATTTCATTAAAACCAAAATCTGGATTAACGTTAACTGAAGTTCAAAAAGATGATATCAAGGCTTATCTTGAAAAATATAATTTAGGCCCAATTACTCCTATTGTGATGTCTCCTAATTATATTCATATTAAGCATAATATTAAAGTATCTTATAAACTTGGTAAAATGCCAGAATCTGAAGAATGGTTAAAAGGTCAAGTAATGAAATCTATCGACCGTTATTATACTGAAAATGTAGAATCATTTGGTAAATCATTTCATACTTCTAAATTAATGAAATATATTGATGATACACATTATTCAATTTTAGGTTAGACTTGTGATATTCAAATGGTTCGCGAAATTGATAATTATTTTAAATCACCAGCTTCTGGCATTTCATTTTATAATAACATAAAGGGATCTGATTTAAAATAGAATAAAGTTAAGTATAAAGGAAAATCTATTACTTACGATCAATTTTATCAATTATAGAAATCTACTTCTAATAATAAAACTAAATTAATTTTTGGTCCATTCTATTCAGACGATACACCAAAAACTGGTAAAGAATATACAAGAACTGATATAGATAGAAGCTTACCTGGTAAATATTATGAAGTTGGCTATTTTGATCATATTAAAAATACATTACATTATGATCTTGGATAGCTGAATGTAGATTCATAGAATTATATTTCACAATATATTGAATTTTATGCAACCCCTAAAGATGAAAATATCTATTAGAATAATGGATAGCTAATTGTATTTGAGAATGATTTAAGACCTCAGTATACAAAAATTGTTATGGAGCCTATTTAGTAATGAAAGCACCTTAGATTACAGGTTTACAAATTTATAAATTAGCAGCTAACTATTTACATATCAGATGGCATGAAGTATCAGAAAACTTCTTTTATGAAATCCAAATAAAAGAAAATAATCCAGAAATTTAGTTTACACAAAAACATGTTTCAGAAGACCCTGAATACTTTTTTGATAATTTATTACCAGAAAAAGAATATATTTTAAGAGTAAGATAGTTATTCGAAGAATTTGAACCATAGGATTGGGTATATTCAGAACCATTTACTACATTTAAACATAATGCATTTACAACTACAACGATGGATAGATTTTATTTGTCTAAACCATACGTTAGAAAAAAATTCTATGAAAAACAAGATGCTTATGTAGATTTTAACAATGATGCTGTAATGGCATCATTAATGAATGAATCTTTTGTATATGATTCTGAAATTGAATATGTTAGTTCTGTTAAAAATAAAATTGTAAAAGATAAAGAATATCACGAAATCCAAGGAGATGTTCCGACTGTTTGTTATCACCCAGATAGAACATGTATTTTTGAGATTGATGGCAAATTATATGCAACAGAAAAATGGCAAGCCGTTGTGAAAGTATCTGCTGATAAAGGACAAACATGGCAATATTATAAAGCATTTAATGATAGACTTGGTTGGCCTGTGTAGAATTCTATTGCCTGTCAAAACGGATCTACAACTTATGTATTAGGTTATGATAAAATCTTTAATGGTAGATCATAGACTGATATCAGATGGTCTACTAATGCATATAAAATGTAGGACGGAACATTAACATTTGCTAAATTAAATCAAAAAGAAAATAGCCTTGGATATGAAGTAGAAATTTTTGGTAATTTTGTTTAGTTACCTGGTACTTTAATGCATAAAGCAGAAGCTATTTCTTGTTCTGAAAAATATGTATTCGTTGCTGGGCAAAATCATATCCGTATGATTGATATTAATAATGCTCCTATTGATACAGTTGAAAGTTCTCCAACATTTGGGCAAAAGCAATGGGATCCTAAGAGTTATAAGATCGCTACATGTGCTAATTCTGTTATTAAGAAAATGGAATACTTAAATGATAAGTTATTCATTTTAGTAACAGGATCTACAGAACAAAGATATGAGAATCCTTCTCAAATCAGAAATGTAAAAAGAACAGAATGTACTGGGATTTATACATTCGATCCAGAAACTAAAAAGATAGAAAGAGTTTTTGGTAATACTGAAGAAGAAAGATCACATATAGATCATAATTGGACTGATATGTCTCAAAATGGTAAAGAGCTGTTTTTTGATTATTATCAACCGGGATTAAATGTTGTTCCGGACCAAGTAGATGAAAATTATTCTAATCAAGGAATTGCAAATCCAACAAGATATGAAGAATCTTTATATTATCTAACAGATAAAAAGAGACATCTTAGCACATTAAGAACTATCGGTTACGAAAAAACAATAAACCCAAATGAACCTTTAAAATGGTACTTCGGACCGCAGTCATATTATGGTGAAGCTAAGTATACTTATATGGCTCGTGGTAAAACTAGATCATGGTTAACACCCGTTACTCATAAGGCTGTTGTTGTATATCCGGAAAGAGATCATACATATAATATCGATTTATATAGAGAAATTAATAAAGAAGTTGCTTAGAAAGGTAATATTACAATTTATGCAAAAGATATTAATTTTTCTGGATTTAATGATTACTCAAATGGTATTTTATTCTACACAACAAACGGTGTAATTATTGGTTATTATGAATTTGAATATCGTGTAAAAGGCGAAGCAAATATTTTCTGGAAACCTGAGAATGTTATTTTAAGAGCAAGCCTAGAAAATCAAATTATTGAAATCAAACAAGAGAAATCCAAAGAAGAAGGTTTAGTTACACCTAATATTGTTCCGATGCTTAATAAAATGGGCCCTGAACATTATCTATCAGATGAAGGATTTTTTAGAACGTTTGTTAAGTATTATCTTGAGTTTATTTCTGAAGGAACTACTTCTCATTATTCAAGACTTGTAAATCTTATTAAAAACAAATACCCTAAAGAAGAAGACTCAATTGAGTTTTTATGGTCCGAAATGGGTAAACGTAATATTTATCTGTCGAAAGAAAAACGTGAACAAGTAACTAGATTCTTTGAAACTAGAAAATATGATTTTTATTCAGCTAAAGGAACAGAAGCATCATATAAATTTTTATTCAAATTATTATATGACGAAGATGTTGAACTTGAAATTGAATAGAAAAATACTGCTGAATATTATATTACTGTTGATTCTGATACGATTACGGAAGATATTGTTGGTACAACAATTTGGACACCAACGGCTAAGGCTAATGTAACTTATATTGAAAAAGTATATGACGAAGGTGTTCCATTCTGGCAAATAACGATCCATAATGTGTATGGAGAGTTTATTAAAGGCCAATAGTTATCATCAGACGATGTTCCTGACTTCACTGGAATGATTTCTAAAGGCGTTAAAGGTAAATTTTTATCTAATAACAGTAATGAATACCTAGGTCGCGGTAAATCTTATTATGTAATGCGAGTTAAATCTGCGTTATAGACATCAAGATATAGAGATGATGTAATGAGATTTTTACATCCTGTTGGATTTGGATTTATTGGTGTTACTATTATTTAGATGATTATTCGCGGCGGTTTAGATTTTAAACACTTTGAAACATCTATTAATATATACAAAAATTTAAGATTTGATGCTGGTATTCCATTAGAATACCCAGAAACATTAAGAAGACTTGATTCGTAGAACAATTACATCAGAGATGTTTATTTTGGCGAAATTCAAGAAGAAGCAAATCCACTTTATGGCAAAAACCCATTAGAAAATTGGCCAAATTACGACACAGATGAAAAAACCATTTATAACATGAAACCATCTGAACGTCGTAAGAAATGGTCACCGTTGTTTTGCGATTCTTGGTGTACTTGGTAGAATTGGAAACATTTAATTGAAAAACGATTAAAAGAAGATATGAGATTACCAAGAGATAAGATTAATACCATTAAAAAAATAGTTTAATTTATTATAAAGGAGAGTATATTAATTTATATTCTCCTTTTATTTTAGGTTATAATATGGAATATAAATTTATTAAAGAAAATAAACGTAAAGATCCTAGTAGATGTTCGTGCCCAGAACATAATGCACCTTCGTTTTTATATATCCCACCTGGACAATTATATAAACATATTTGTCCTTGGTGTAAACATGAAACATTTTTGAAATCAATGGAGTTCAAATGAAATCACACGTAGAATTATTAGCAAGATATGCTGTTTTATTATCTGAATTAAGTATTGTTAAACAAGGTTTATATGATTGGTTTAGTTCCTTATCATTAGAAGAAAAACTTAAGGTGTTTTTAGTAGATACATTTCCATTAGATGAAATTCTGAAAAAAGAACCTTACATTTTAAATTTCAAAAAAGAACCTTGGGAACGAAGATCCGATTGTGATTATTTTGAATTTGTAGAAAGATATCAAGATGTTTCAATCGATGATATCTATAAAGATTTTCATAATTATTATGAAGACGATGATGGGGAAATTGTCCGGGAAGACCCATTACATGAGTATTTGTTTGATTTATCTATCGATGAAAAAGTAAAATTTATTTTAGATGATGATTCAATTTCTTCAAGATATCTAAAACAAATGCTAGAACAAAATGTTTATTGTTTTGAATATGATTGGTAATTAAGATTTATTTTATTGAAGGATTCCTAAGTGGAATCCTTTTTTATTTTCTAAAATAAATAATTCATAATATAATAGAAAAATAAGAGAATATAAATGGCTAAACAAGTATTAACTTTAGGGTCAGCAGTTGATGACGGTCAAGGCGATTACCTTAGACTAGGCGGCCAGAAAATTAATTCTAATTTTAATGATGTTTATTCTGAATTAGGGGATGATACAAATTTATTCCCAGCTGGTTAGTGGAAATTAATTAGATCCGCTGACAAAGGAACGATTAATGCTAAATTTGGGCAATCTTACGCGATTGATAGTTCAGGTGGACCATTAGCAATTAATTTACCAAAAGGCACACCAGCAGACTACGGTAAAGTAATTAAAATTAGAGATGTCATCGGATCTTTTACTTCAAGACCCGTTACGATTATCGCCGCCCAAACAAATACAATTAAAGGTGTAAAATCAAAAAGATTAACTAGACGTTGGCAAGACATTGAATTAACTTTTGTTTAGCCAGGTCGTTGGGAATATCTTGAAAATAAATTAATCGACAGACTTTAGTCTACTGATGCTCCGACAATTGTTAAAAAAGAAATTATTGCTCAGGATAATCAAAAAGATTTTATTAATCCGTTTGGTGATACTGTTGCTTATAATACGCAAAATTTACTAGTTTATTATCGTGGTAACTTATTAACATACGGAACAACTTTAACAGATGATTCTGATTATGGCTCAGTTGATAAAACAAATGCAGATAATATTTTGCCGTTAGATGGTAAAACAATTAGACTTAGAAATGCATGTTCAGCTGGTGATACTGTTACGTTAATCACATTCTTAGATGATCCATAGGTATTCCAAAGTTCATACGTGTAGAAAACTTTACAAGTTATCGATAACAGAATTATGTAGGCTGTTCAATTAGGAAATAATACTAATGGAATTTTACATATAAATCCGTTTGAGAAAAGAATTTTTACTAGAGATGATTTAGGAATTACTGATGCTGATGGTTAGATCAACCCATTCAGTTTAGAAGTTTTAGTAAATGGTGTTCAATTAACTAGATCAGATCAAATTAATACTTCTTTAACAGGAAAACCAAGTTTCTGTTGCGAAAAGAATGGTATTAATGATTATGATGTTCCGGATTCATTTACTTGTGAGCAACAAGGTGGTGTTTGGAATGATTCTGGTATCGATTTTTGTGCTGTACAAAATAGTGCTGGTGATTATACATCAATCAAGTTTGCTGAACCTTTAGTTCATGGCGATATCATCACTGTAAGATGGTTTAATAATACCTTAGGAACATTATTATCTGAGCAAATGATTGACGACTTGATTTCTGCGGGATATCTAAGTTCTGATTATAATTTCTTTAGAAGAAATAGAATTCAATATGCAGATATCACAAGACCATCTGAATTAACAAAACAAGCGTTGCTTGATGATACTTCAGAAGTTAGATGTGCTTAGGTAACAGATTTCTTCGATTAGATTTATCCTATTGGTTAGATTTATATTAATGCTAATAATCCAGCAAATCCTAGAGATTATATGGGATTCGGCACATGGGTTCGTTTCGGTGAAGGTAGAACTATCGTTTCGTGGAATGCTTCAGATAGTAATGATGCAGATTTTGGTATTAATAATAATGCAAATAATGTTCATGCTGCGGGTGGTACTGGTGGTACTAGATCTAATAAATTATTACCATCTCAAATTCCTGCTTTAAACACTGATAATTTAGTTTTAGAAAAAGCAACAAACGGTGATGTAATTGTTGGTCAGTGCCAAGAAGATCCTGATACAAATGGTCCTGGTTATAAAAAATATAACGAAGTTAGAGCAAATGTTGGCGCATAGAAAGGCGAAAACAATACAGTGAATAACTTACCCCCATATATTACAGTTCATATGTGGCTACGTTGCGCTTAATTTTAATAGGATAATAAAATGAAGAATATTTTAAAAGCAAACGCAAGAGAAACAGCAAGAACAATTAATTAGAATGCCGTTTCGTTACGTTATGATAACACAAAAGCAAGACCTGCATTAATTGGCGGTAAAGCTAAAATCGGTGATCCTGATATCGATGCTCTTCAACAAAATATTATTGATTCTAATGTTCATTCTGCGTTAAATCAAATTGAAAATTCATTTATTCCAGTTAATGGAATTATGATTACCGCAGAGAACTATGATCCAGCGGGAAACGGTATGACAGAACGTTTAACGATTTAGCTGCCAAGTTCATCTGTAATTAATAAAGGAACCTTATTAATCAGAGGTGCATTAGTTGAATTTGATGTTGGCGATGTATTAACAACAGTTACACAAAAAATTTAGGATCAACTTGCTTTATTAGTAGAAAATCAAACCGGTATTGATAAAGTGTATAGACCAACTGGGACAACTGATGTTTTAGACGTAACTTATATCGATAGAAATTATCATGAACCTATTGAAATTAATGACCAAGTTTTAGGTATTAATATCACCGGATCTGTAGTTACACACCCTCAAACCGGTTATGGGACATGGGATAAAGTTGCCGTAAATAATACATTAGTTCCTGGTCTTAATCTAAGCATCTGGAGAAGAATTTCATGAGTCAAAATAGAACAAATAATATTAATCGTCATACGTAGGATTATGCTTAGTAGGTACTTCTAAATAAGTCTAGTCTTACCCGTGGACTACAAGTTGCAGATAATCTCCAAGATGTATTAAATTTGCTTGGGGAAACCGCATTAAAAAGTTATCAATTACCAATTTCTAATACTCGAGTTGCTGGTATTGTTCGTGCAGCTACACAAGAAGAAGTTGACGCAGGTTCCGCATAGAACATTTATGTATAGCCTTTAACATTAAAATCAACTGTTACTAAACCAGAAGCAACAGAAACAGTTAAAGGTATTGCAAGATTCTAGACAGATACCGATGCAAATAACATAAATGAATCAAGAACAATTATTAATCCTAAAAATTTACATAAAGTTTTTGATACAAGAAGAGCAACAGAAACAAAAGCTGGTACTATAGTAACATCAACTCAATCACAAGCTGAAACTGGTGTGGATGATACTTAGGCAATGACTCCGTTAAGAGTAAAACAAGCTGTTGCTAAATTTACACCTAAAGTTGAATTTGCTACAGCATCAGAAACTGTTTCCGGATATACTAGACTTGCTTCAAAAGGTCAAGTACAACAAGGCACCTTAAACGTTGGGTATGCTGTATCTCCAAAATCATTTGTCGAATCTAGAGCAACTCAAACAGCTGTTGGTACTGTACAAATGGCAACAAATGACCAAGCTCTTAATAGCTCTGCTACTGATTTAGCGATTTAGCCGGCGAATTTAAGAGCATTAATAACAAGTACAGCTAGCGCAAATAAACCGGGTTTAGTTAAATTAACAAATGATGTAAATAGCTCTGATTAGACTGCAGCTTTAGCACCAACCGCAAGAGTTGTTCCTCAGTCTAGAAGAATTAATGGTAAAGCATTAGATAATGATATTAATATTACTTCTGGCGATGTAAATTGTTATAATAGACAAGAATCAGACCAAAGATATTTCGGTCAAGGTGTTCCTGCTGGAACTGTTGTTGCATATGCTGGTCAGAATATTCCTAATGGTTGGATTGCTTGTCATGGCCAATGGTTAAATCGTCATCAATACCCAAATTTATTCAATGCTATTGGATATACTTATGGCGGTGGCGGTGATGGATTCCATTTACCAGAAACTCGCGGTGAATTTATTCGTGGATTTGATTCAGGCCGTGGTGCTGATAGAGATAGAAGATACGGTTCATGGCAAAAAGCTACTATTGCTTGTGCAAACGGTGCGGATTATGAAGGTGGTTATGCTCATGGATTAGCGATTGGTCCAAATTTTTCTGGACAAGGTCATTGGGAATGGGATAGACCTGGTGAACGTTGTAGATATGGTGTTTATCATTGTAGAAATCACCCAGCAAGATGGGTTGGACCGGCAAATAATTCTCATAATTATTCTAGATGGCAAGCTGCTCAAATTTTAGGCGGCGATTACGTAGATCATGGAATGGTTCAAGGTATTTTCCAACAATTTGCTAATGGTGGGGGCAATCAAGACGCTACACAGTCGTTGGCAAATGATGATAGAATTGGGAATGGACATGTAACGTATGGTTCTAGACCTAGAAATATTACAATGCATTATATTATTAAAACATAATAAAAAGGAGCCAAATGGCTCCTTTATTTTTATTTGAAGAAATCTTTAATTTTTTGAATTAAACTTTTCTTTTTAGTTTTTTCTTGAAGTTCTTTAATTGCTTCAATTAATAATCCAATTACTTGGTTATAACTAACAGTCATGTAATTTGTATTTTTATCAATTCTAACAGCAGATGGTAACACTTCTTTTAAGTCTTGTGCAATTAAACCAGCAGAAGATTCCCATATATCAGTTCCAATTTGATTAACTTCATACGTATATCCAGATAATTTTTGAACTTTTTCTAAAGCATTATCAATTCTATTTAGATTACGTTTTAAGCGTTTATCTGATCTGATATTAACATCGTTTACATCTAAGTTACCGACGAAGTATGCACCGTTTCTAGAATGGAAATGATTTGCTTCCATATTACCACCGGCATACATTTTACCCGGCGCATAGAATTCACCATCATGTCTAAACATCCAGCGAACTTCGCGACCGTTATCTTCTCTAATTTGAACAACCCCGTTACCCCAACCATCGTTACTAGATGATTCGTAACCAAATGATAATGCAGCGATCCAACCACCCCAGGAATTTCTTACTCTACCTCCCAAGAAAGGGACAAACTCATGTTTATTTGCTGCATTATATTCATTTGCCCAATATGCAGCGTTTCCATCATTATATGCACCAGCCCATGAACCACCTCTTGAATTCACTCTTATATCATTAAAAGTTTTTGTTCCCGTAACAGTCTGAGAAGTATTAATCGTTACTGCATCAGAAATACCATAACCACCAATTGTCTAAGGTTTACCTGCTAAAACACCCCAATTAATTTCATCTTTAAATGCAAGTTCACCGTTACGTTTTCTTAATGTAGCTATATTTATATTAGAACCATTTGTTTCACGATAAATTACTGAAAGCATATAATCACTTGAATTCGGATTTGTTTCTATTCTAGAATATCTACCTGAAGTATTGACTAGACTAATACCAGACCAATCATGATGCCTAAAGCTTACATCACCAGTAAATGTTCCCCCGGTTTTATCCATTTTATTAGATTCTAAAGTAGAAACTTTATTATTTGTTACATCAAGATGATTTTGAAAAACAAACTCGCCAAGATCAGTAACATCTACAGTTGCTTTTAATCGCTAACCAGCCCAACCGATATAAACCTAATTATTATACATTCCAGTTTTACCGCCTTGTTTAACAGCATTCTAGATATTATATCCTTCAACTGTAGTGGGTTTATTTGTAATATGATTCCAAGATGGCAATTGGCTTTCTGTAAAAATTAATTTTCCGGCATATTGAATTGAACCATTGGATTTTAGCACGAAAAATTTATTTGTTAAAGGGTTTTTAATATAAACAGATTCATCTGTTAAACCAATTTCGCCAACTTTCTATTTATCCGTTCCGGTATTAACAAATTTTACACTATTACTAACAATAACATCTCTCTAATTCACATTATTCTATGCGATTAAATTAACCAAAGACAAATCACCGGTCATTGTATCACCGGATTTGCTTACTTTTGTGTTTGCGGTATTCAAAGCATCAACACCTTTATCAAATGCTGTTTTAACAGCTAATGACGATGCCGCGATTGTTTGATCCTATGAAGCCACCTAATTATCAAGTTTTACAATACCAGCCAATTTAGTACTCTAAATTGGAATCGTTTCTGAGTCATAAACTAGACGATCTTTATAATATAAATTACCAGCTTGATTGTTATTAATTTTGATATCTTTATTATTGTATTCAATCTAAGATTCTTTATTTCCGTTTACAATTTTATATGAATCCTAAACTGTTACATTAGTTGTCTGAACACCGCTATTCTAAATGGTATTTTTTAAATTCTCGATTTCTGATATAGCAACTGTTCTAACCCATTTAGTATTCGCTGCTTGTTCCTAATTATCATTCTAAGGAATTTCTTTCTTAACTAATAGATTACCATTAACTGTTAATGATTGTGCTTCTAAAGTGTTGATAGATGCATTCTAAGAGTTGATTTTATCTTTATCTAAAGTAAGAATATTATTTCCATTTACTTTTAGATCAATCCCTTCATTTTTGAATAAAATTTCGTTAGAATTCTGTTTACCTGCTAAAGTTGTCTGAGATTTGATAGAACCAACACGTTGATTATCAGTTTTAAAAATAACAGATGACTAATTTAACCCATCAAATGTTAAATTACCTGTCATCTAGTCACCAGATTTATCAACTTTATTATTATTTTTTAAGTCATTAAAGTCAAGTTTACCATCAGAATCAATAATAGTTTTACCAGTAGGAGTAACTAAAGGTTTATTCAAAATAACATTTCTAGTTCTTTGATCTCTGTTATCATCATACCCTAATACTAAATCCGCTGGTTTATTTTTAGAGCCCGCTGAGATATTTGTATTCACAAATCCGTTATCGTTTGTAAATGATAACCCAGCACCACCGTCTACTCTTGCATATAATTTATTAATGTAATGATTATCAACAGATAATTGTGCAAAAAATCCATTACCAAATTTTCTATTCTATAATCCAAGGCTCTAATATCCATCTGAAAATGGTAAAATATTATGATTAGACTAAGCAGTTACTAAATCTTTATTATTAGGTCTGATTTCAGTTTCACCATTTTTGACTAAAAAGTATTCACCACCGATATCAGCCCATTGTGGATAATTACCTGTAGTTACAACAGTTCCTTGCACTTTAGGGAATGTAATATTCTAACCAGTTGAAGTCTAAAGTGATAATTCACCGGTTTTTGATAATTCCATTTTAGATGTATTACCACCTAAAGTTAATTTAACTTTAGGTGTAAAATATTCATCGCCGGCTACAGTAATTTCTCTTTTAACTGTAGGTCTATTTATTGTAGCAGCATTTAGCACTTCACCTTTATCCACGTCTGGTTTAGCTGAAGTCTAAAAGATTTTATATGTTTTTTTGTAATACAAATTCTATCCATCATCGGCAAGATTTAAATTACCAGTATGCCAGATTGTATTACCTGCAATTGTCTAGCTAGAATTTAATTGCATTTTACTTTCCTTTAAATTTATATTCTTATATTAATTATTTAAAAATCAATAGATAAAATAAAAGGCGGAACAACCGCCTTTGTAAATTATTAATTATTCTTGAAGATCTTCTGTATAAGGTATTAACATCTATGACTTTTTAACACCGCCGTTTATTTGTTTTAAACTGGTTTTAATTTTCTTCAAGTCATCTATATTTGTAATTTGAACTTGCTCACCGGAATATAATTGAACCGGATCATTAACACCTTTAACTAACTGAATAGCACTTGTACCTGCTTGTGTTAAACCATCAGTTGCAACCTTAGTAATATAGATCGGTTCTGCAATCATAGCACCGTTAATTCCTATAACTACACTATTTTTCTTTTGAACCGGCGTTTCTAGAATAACACTACGATCGCTAACTTTTTTGATTCTAACAGTATGTCCTTTAACACCTAAAATTTCAATAGAGCCAAGACTGTTAGCATCGGCATAAGGAACTGCAACAGCAACATCTGTATTGACCGTAATGATACCCGTAGCGATGATTTGCTATAAATGATCTGCATTTCTAGGAGCTGTGATCTAGGCCCTAATTGTAGCATCACCTTTAATTGTTAAAATACCATTCTTAGCAGTAATCAGATTTTCATCAAATGTAAAACCATCATCTGTGTACAAGAATTCTTTCCATTTGTTATATATGTCTTGAGCCTACATAATACCTTGAACTACAACATTAATCTTTTCACCTGCCATACTGAAAGTGCAGGTGCTATTATTTTCAATATGTCTGTATTCTTCATCAACGGTTAATTTAACTTCAGCTGCGATTGTTGGTGTGCCAAGTGTTGCACCGATATCTTCAGTCTGATTGACGATTTCATCAGTATATGTTTTAATAGTTGGGTGGCGTATTGTTCTAGACCAGTTAATAAATTCAGAGTTTGGTAAAATTACATTAGTTGGGTCTAACACTCCTGTTGGTTTTGATTCACGAGCATTAGTTGTAACCTCAGTCAGTAAATCGATGTAAGGTAATGCTTCACCACCGGCACTTTTCTTGAGCTTTTTGTTTTCTAAATAGATGAACTAATCTAAATACAAAGACTCTTTTGTGATGGCATCCCTATGTAATGTTGACCTATCATTTATAAAACCTTTAGCAGAGTTTGGTATATCTGATTTCATTTTGTATCGTATCTTAGCATCTGAAATATTAAAAGATTCATTGATACAAACAAACCTACATGCTCTACCATCTTTACCATTATTAACATAATTCAGTCTTAATTTGCAAGAGAAGAATGCTAAAGTATTATTACCATTTATCCAAGCATCGCAGTCTACTGAGTTCTATTTCTGGGTACCATCATATAAACTTAAACCGCGAACCCCAATATTACCGGCACTCCAATTTAATAAATTTGGCCCGCAGTTTTTAAATGTAATATCGTTCAGTTTAACACCTTTAGCTAATTCAATACACCATAGACCTTCAAACAAATTGGGTTTGCCAGGCAATCCACGAATAACAGTACCTGGGTTTGTGTATAAAAACACTTGTTCTGATGGAGATCTTCTTCTAACACGTAAGTGCATCCCTTCGATTTTATTTGCAGTAAAGTTTACGCGACCGTTGTCCGGCAATACCATAACATTAGTGTTGATAAAATTAACATTCCCTTCAGTAACACGTCTTTGTTTAAATGAATGATTAATAAGAATATCACAACTATCGAAAGTTACTTCACTATTTTTACCAGTTATAGTGTTAATTCCAGGGCTGTTAGATCCTAGTTTCTCTGGTGTAGTTATTAAGATTTCATCTTTAAATAAGACCTTTTGATTTTCTTTTGTTCTAAGGTACGCACCCGTACCATTGGAAGAAGGTGGAGCACTAATCACTCGATAATTAGGTGTTGTTTGATTAGTTATATAGTCAAAATTTGAATTATCTGTTGTGCCTGAAAATGTAATCTACATCAGCTTATTTTCCTTTTGGCTAAAATATTATCACCAGTTGGGTCAGAACAAATCGTGTCATAACCATCTTTAATAATTCTGTATACTTGCGATGGACTTAGTTCTTGATTTTCGTAAAGGTAATAATTTTGTTGTTCATTATAATTTTTGAATTGATACTGAGTAATATAATCAATCCATGATTTTTCATTCGTTTGAGGACTTACATTAGGAAGATTTAATCTATGAGCAATTGATCCGGTTGCATCTGAAACATAAGTATCAAATCCAGAGCCAGCTCTTACATAATAAACCGTATTAGGTTTTAATTCTTCTCTAGACGGCAGCGAATGAATTAATTTTTCAAATCTAATTAATGGCATTTCGGTTGCCTCATTATAAAATTCTTCATTTCTTATATATTTAATTTTGGCGGGGTCCCATTTTATTTTAGTTCCATTTACGACTAAATATCCATCTCCTTGCTCAGAGATTTGATCTTCATTTTCTACAGTAAATGTTACGGGATCTTCATTAAATGGAACCAATTTTAACTAATACCCCATATTATACTAAGTTGCAATAATCTAAAATTTACCAATTACTTCGGTTTGTTTTATTGAACTACGTGTTAAATCGAAAATATAAAATTTGTATTTAGCATTTAATAAATCATTTGCCGTTATTACATTTTCGATATTATAAGAATTAGTGATATCAAAAATAGCTTTTATATGATACTAAGTATATTCACGTAACTAAGGTTTTAAAGTATGATACCCGCTCAGATCTATATGTTCTGTCCAAATACACATCATAGAGCCTAATACTTTTGATGTATCTTTTAATCGCGTAAATGTATTTTGATAACCAAAAACAGATAAATCCCATCTTTCAATCTAGTCTCTACCAGCGTAAACCTAGTTCCAGCTAGTAACATCTCTTCTATCATTAGGAACAGAATAACAAAACCACGCAGTCTAGTTCCATAAATTATTTCCATAATCGGAAATTTCTTGAGCGGTTGCTCTGGTTTTTAATCTTTCTGTTTCTACTTCAGAACCTTTTGTTGCTTCGCCGGATTGACTCCAATAAACAACATCTAATCTTGTGTTTAATAAACCTTGTTTAAGTATATCTTTTGTAATAAAATCATTCCAGACTTTTGTTCTGCAATTGTAAGTTTCTGATATCCATAAAGAAAGATTATTAAAAAAATTGCATACATTTACTGGGGTATTCTCCGTTCCAAATTCAAATTCATCACCCCCTAAATGAATCGTTTTTGTATTAGTAAAAGCACCCATCAGTTCTGCGATTAATTCTTTCACTAATCGATAAGTTTCGGGGGAACCTAAATGTAATTGGTATCCCCCTTCGTGGGTTCTTACTGAATTCCAGTAATCCCAATTATGATTGAATAATAAATCAAGCAGTTTATTAGAATGAGCTGGAAGTTCCAATTCCGGGATTAATTCAATTCCTAATGATTTAGCGTGGTTTGATAATGATTTTATTTCATTAAGAGATAACACCATTTTATTTTCATTATATCCATCTGGATTAGCCGGATTGCCTAATACTTTTGATTCAATAGCGTAATGATTAGAATCACAGAAGTGAAGCTGAACATATTTACCACCAAGTTCCGCAACTTGTGAGATAATATTTCGGATAGAATAATAATCATAAGATGTTCTAGCTATATCTAACATTAAACCGCTTGACTTCATATTACCAACTTACTGAATCCCATTGAGTTTTAACAGCTTTACCTTTATATGTTAAGGTGCCGCTTGCGTCTTCATTTAATTGATCTAAAACTGTTTTATTTTCATGGCTATGCATGTTTTGCACAGCTTGATCGATTTGAGCAACCGTAGAACTTGGTTTATCTGCTAAATTAGCCCATGATAAATTCAAATCCATCTACTCGGTTTCAGAAATTTTAATCCATTGATTATCATTTCTTAAATATCTTGCACCACCACGAGTAACAGTTGAATCCTAAGATGCATCGATTACATAAACCTCAGATCCATTTACTACAGCAGTTAACAAATCACGCTCAGTAATACTTTGTACTACTTTTAATGATCCTTGAGATTTTTTGAGTTCTTCGATTAAAATTTTAGCATCTTTTTCTGAAAAACTTCTGCGGGCTTTACCGTTTTTCTGTGTTACATATACCTCAACATAGTTTTCATTTTCCTGATCTGCGATTAGGTAAATCTAATCGGCTTTAAGACTAGCAGGTAACGACGTTTCTTTAAAAATTTGAAATTGTGCCATTTAATTTTCCTTTACCAATTTGTTGATGCCCACTGAAATGTTTCGTCTTCTTTAACCTTTACGCCTTTTCTTTTCAAGTAATCGGAAATCCCTTTTACTTGTTGAGATAATTCGTGAACCGGTCTATTTAAAACGCCAACATCGTTTTCATCTTTATATCCAGTAAGGTATTCACCGTCTTTTATGTAATTAATATTTTCCATGAATACACCTATGAAATTTAAATAATATAATAAATTTATTTAATAAAAGGTTTATTCACGTGAAAGAAAATCAACATCTAAATTAGGCCATTGATGTTACAAAAAGATTAGACTATATTCGTAACGGAGAACCGTTAGCAGGATATATTTCTGAGAATGATGTTGGGCCTTTGAATAGAACAGCAAAACAATTACATGATTTTATTATTTTCTTAAAAGATGAAATTGTGGAATTAAAAGGAAAAATTAAAGAACCTGAAGTTAGCCCTGAAGTTCAAACAGAACAACCTACTCAATTAGTAGAAATCTCTGAAAGAATTGACCATATTCAAAAAGTTGTTGCTGAAAGATTAACAGAATCAGATAAAAGACTCCAAAGAATTGATAATGATATCGATCAATACTTAAGAACAAAACCGTAGAACTTCTTGGATTATAGTACAATCCAACAATTAGAAAAAACGATCGAAACTTTAGAACGTAAAGTACTTGAATTAGAAAAAATTAAGGTTAAAGAAGTTTTATCGGAAAGTCCTAACGGATTAACTGAGGAACAAATTGCTCCTTATGTTGCATTAATTAATTCCTTAGAATCTAAAGTAAGAAAAATTGAAATAGAAATTGGTAATTATGATAGAGAATAGAATCAAGGTTCTGGATTAAAAAATCAAGTTAACCAATTATTAAAAATTACAGCAAGAACAACTGATTTATTAAATTCATATTCAACAACTTTATCCCAAGCGCAAGAAAGTAAAATTATTGAATTATTAGATGCTAGAATTTAGCCTTTAAAAATTAAATCAGAACAGTCATTTAGTATTTCAAAAGAAATCAACGAAAGAATGGCCGCTCATGAAAATAAAATAAATCAGTTTGAACAAAAATTTGATGTTTTAGATTTATTAGAAAACCAATAGTTATAGAGTTTTTTAGTTGATATTCAAACAGATGCTAAAGAAGCGAAAGCTAGATCATTAGAAAATAAAACAAAATCAACAGAGTTAGAAGAACAATTAACATCAACAACTGATAAAGCTGATACTAATAAATCTGATCTCAATAAATTAAAAACATTAATCGGTTCATAGGAATTAATTACCAATTAGATTTTATAGACTTTAGAAACTGTTGTTGGAACAATCGGTTCTCCTACAGTTGAAAATTCTATTGTTGGTCAATTAACTCAGATCTAGACATTAAAAAGTGAATTCTCGGAAAACATTCAAAATATTAATTTAATTATTGGTTAGAATGTTCCGGGTCAAGAAACTGGCTTTTACAGATTATTAAATGAAGCTAAACTTGGTAAAGTGTCTTATTATAAATTTAGAATTCCAGATGAAGCTAAAAAATATAAAAGACTTTAGATAACATTACCAGATTATATTGCAAATAAAGGTAATTCATTTATTGTTAGAACTTATCAAGATCATAAGAATTTTATCGTGTAGTACGATCAAGCATCTAAAAAATTATTTTTGGATTTAAGCAATCTTTAGTCTGCTACTGATATTATTATTCTTCCAATTAAAGTTGAAGAATCTGGTATTTCAGAATCAAGTATTGAATACATTGAATTAAAAGAAGGTGTTGAAGCATGAACACGATAATTAGTAACCCAAGACAATTAAAAGATCTTATTTTACGTCGTTTAGGTGCTCCTGTTATTAATATCGAAATCACCGAAGAACAAATTTATGATTGTATTTACAGAGCATTAGAACTTTATGGCGAATATCATTACTAGGGTTTAAACAAAAACTATTATATTATCAAAGTTTCAGAAGCTCAAGCTAAAACAGGTTTATTTGAAATGCAACCTTAGATTTTTGCCGTTACTAGAATCATTAGAACGAGTTCTGGTGCATTTTTAGGAATGGGTGGTGGTACTATGTATACCTGGGTTTCTGATTTCGTACAGAGCATTATGGGGAATAATATGAACTAGGGCCAATGTTATTCTGCATAGACTTTATCTGGAATGGGTGGTAATTTATCTTATTATAGTTCTATGATGTCCGGATTAAATTTAATGCAAGATGTATTAAATCCATTACCAGAATTTTTTTACAATACACAAAACAACCAGCTCCAAGTGTATAAAAATTTCTATGAAGGCGATTTGTTAGTGATAGAAGCTTATACTAAGTCCTTCGATAACGATTTAGATTTTTCTGATAATTACTACCGAGCAGGTAACGTCATTTATGCTGGTGAGAAACAGGAATAGGTATACGGGCAAACAAGATACGAAAATCCGCAATTATACGCAAGAGTAGGTTCTGGTGAAATTGTGACTAACTTATACTAGAACACAAACGATCAATCCGCATTTGATAACAGATGGCTTAAAGATTATTCCACCGCTTTAACAAAAGAAGTATGGGGTCAAATATTATCAAAACATCAAGGTATGAGTTTACCGGGTGGTGTTCAAATTGATGGTAATAGATTAATTCAAGAAGCAAAAGAGGAAATTCAAAATCTTCGCGAGGAATTATATCAATTAACTATACCTGATATGATTTTATATGGATAATAGGTGATTTATGTTTGCAAAATTAGAAAATCAAAAAGATTATATTTAGAGCACTAATAAAGATTACTTTTTAAATCCCTATTTTAATAATCACAATCACGATGGGCAGCAAACTTTACAAGATATTTTGGTTCAAGAATCAATTCAGTCTAGAGGGATTGAATTGGTTTATTTAGAAAGAGATCAAGCGAATTTAGATTTATTATACGGTGAAGATCCATAGAATGAATTTAATAATGCTAAAAAGTTTGTTGCATATTTAGAATCTTTTGATGGTTATTAGGGCCAAAATGAATTTTTCTAGAAATTTGGGATGTCTGTTAACGATGAAATTACATTACAAATAAATCCTAATTTGTTTAATCAGCAAACTGGGACATTTCCTAAAGAAGGTGATTTATTATATTTCCCGATGGACAAAGCATTATTTGAAATTACTTGGTGTACTCCTAGGGATTAGTTTTATCAAAATGGTGTTTTATAGATTTAGAAGATTCAAGCTCAAAAATTCATTTACTCCCATGAGAAAATAGATCCTAAATTACAAAATGCAGAAATCAGCTCTGATATGTATAATTTAGATTTAAATGAATTAACTAAATTTGAATCAGATGATTTAGAATAGCTATTTGGATTATCAGAACAACTAGAAAAATCTACTGATATATATAAAGATCAATTAAAAGAAGATAAATTAATTAAGAAAAGTTTTTAGAAGATTGATATTGATACCAGTCCAGTTAATGGGCAAACTGGTCATGATATTGAATTTTTAGATGAGGATTATTAATGGAAACAAATGTTACTGAAAATTTAAAATTTCCAGGGTGGGCATAGAGACTCGGTACAGGCAGCATAGCGAATAGAGTAAGAGAGCAATTTAACATTTACCCATAGTTTTGGTTATAGTCTATAAGAAGAAAAACCGTTACTATTTCTTTAGATAAGTATAATGATAAAGTTTCTGAATATTTTTGGTCTATACTGGTAGACCCCAATAAAGTAAAAAATTTTATTTTAAATAACGCCGATCAGTATACAGATTTAATAATTAATTTTAATAGGTGGGGCAATAAACACACGATTAATTGGTATGATGATCAAAGATTAACCCCACTAAATTTAAATGGAATAACCGTAAGATCATTAACAATAAATTAGCATGGGATGAAAACTACTAGAGGTAATTCGCGCGGCGGCTTAGGTTCTTATGAAGCATTTACAAATATTAATACTAAAGTTCAAACGAATTATAATTAAGATATGAAAATAGCATATGGAAGATTAATTGCATCAAAAGAAACCGATGAATATTTATTAAATTTGTGCAAGAAATTAAATCTAAAAGATATTTAGAAAGAATTTCATATTACTTGTTTATATACTCCTGGAACAGAAGAAACATTAGAAAAATTAATCGCAAGAGAAGCCTCAGATCTTGGTGTATAGTTACCGGTAAAAGCAAAATTTAAATCATTTAGACTTTTTGGTAATACTTTAGTTCTTGAATTAGAATGTAAAGAAGCAACTGAGATTTTTAATCAATTAAAACTCAGAGGAGCAAAATGGAAACATAAAGAATTTATTGTTCATTGCTCATTAAGTTATAATTGCGATAAAATTCCAGATCAAAAAGTAAATATTAAAGAATTGGTATTTGATGACTATAAAGCAGAATACTAGAATGATGATATCAGTAAAGATAGTATTATCAGAGAACATATAGTGCAAAAAGAACAGAAATTATATTCTTTAAATGATTATTTCATTCAAAAATTAAATGAAAAATATCAAGATTATAATTTTGGATATTAATAATAAAGGCAGGATTTCCTGCCTTTTGTTTTTCTAGCCGCTGCCTAGATACTTCTACTTGCTTGTTATCAGCTGGCCGAAGCAGCACTCTGCGGATTCCTATAAGAGGGAACATTTACTCTTTATTAAAATTTAAAGAAAATCTAAACTTCTTCAGTTTGGTCCATCTATCTGATGATAGGTGTTCTATTTTCAATATAAAGCAATTCACCAGAATGTTGAAGTAAATCATCTTTACGATGAGAATTCCCAGTAGCTTTAATTTTACTTTTCTAAGTGGAATTTTTTAATTCTGGGTTCATAATTAACCCTAATTGTCTAAACCCAGTATTTCCCGGTAAAGTTGTTTCAGAAAAATAAATAGAATCCATATATGCTTTAAATCTTAATGTATTACATTTTGTTCTGAATACTAATTGATTATCCTAGTCCCAGCTTAATACATTTTTATATCCCCATTTTTCTGGGTTTTTCTAAAGTTCATCTGGCATAGGAACAACTAGGTATTCATTTGTTACTCTATTCACAACAACATCAACTGGAATTGAATACAAATATTCCCATTTATATCCATCTTCCATATCAATCGCATCGCCAGTTCCTCTAGGAGCATAAATAGATTCGTATTTTGGCGTCCATTTACCGCCGAATTTCTAGCATGTGATTTTATCTGTTGCGATATCAATAGAGCATTCACCTTCACTTGGAACATCAACACATCTATAAACTTTAATACCTTCGCCTGGTGCAATCTGGTTAAAAATACCAGTATTCACTGCAATAATATCATTAATGTAGAATGTTTTTGAGGTTGCATATCTCTAATCGCCCCAATCCTTTCTTGGAATTACAGCATCAAAATAAGCCTCTGGTATCTTTATAATACCAACCATGTTATTCCATACGTCTACTATACCAGCAGTGTTATCTAGAGGCATTGGCGGGCTGAAATCATATTCAGTTTCGCGTTCTGACCAAGATGATTCTTTACCGAACTACAAATAAATGGAATTTTTATCAGCAGAAGCACCCACCTTGTTCATAAAGTTTACTAAGTTTTGAGTTCTAAATTTAGATGTAATTAACTATCTATAACTTGGCATATCTTATTATTCAAATAATTCCGGGAACATGTCTTCAGCATCTAACTTATCCATGTTATAACCATCTGGTGATAAAATATATTTTTTAACTTTATCTTTAGGGCCAGTGATATCACATTCATGACCGCGTTTAAATTTAAATTTAATACCAAATTTCTTTTCAGTTTCTTTTTGTTCTTTAGCACCACCGTCAAAAATTACATCAGCATCAAGTGTAATATTTTTTTCGGTGATTAAAGATTCATTCATTAATTCTTGTAAGGATTTCATATTTTACCTCTTTATTCTATTTAGATAAATTTATTTAATATTCCAAAATCCTTTTCAATTAATTTATATGCATTACTCATATCTTCTTTTGACATATTAGAAATTTTAGACTGAATTTCTTGTTCAGATAGTTCAACGTATTCAAAACAATATAACTCTGAATCATCTGGAAGTTTATCATATAATTTAATTGATAATTCAATTAATTCATTTACTTTCTTCGCAAAGAATTCATTATTTTTATGATGTTTACGTTGGAAGAAAACTTTTTCAATTTCAATTGGAATAATACCACGTTTATCTTTTCGATATAGCATACCATTTGCTGCTTGAGCATATTCTGTTGAAGTTTTTACTTCTTTATTCAAATATTTTTCAACAGAATGATAATCTGTTCTTCCTGCAATAGTTTCTGGGCTAATATTCCATTGTCTTACAATTGAGGGATATAAGCTTGTGAGATCGTCTGACACAATCCATCCGTATCTCATTCCAATTTTAGGTTCTTTTACATAGGCACCAACATAAGTTTCTTTAGGATGAGATCTTTTCATCGGAACAATTTTATTTTGGTTTAAAAGAGAATTAAAAATAATTCCATCCCATGTTGTTACAGGTGATAATACTTTTTCAAAATTAATATGTGAGTAATATGATAGACTTACCGCTAATAATAAAAATTTTAATTTATTATCAAGCTTTTCAATTAATAAAGTATCTTGAATGTTATAATCACAATAACGTTGAGGATCTTCTTCCGCAAGTTTCCATAAAGGACCATCATATTCAAGTTTATTTTCACCGAGTTCTAATTCAGCAATAAAATCTAATTTATATGATGATCTCGCGGTGATTCTGAATTTTTTATATAAAGCAAGATAATCCAAAATAGCAATACCAGCAAATGAATAAGTTTTTTCTGGGAATTCATCATCTGCACTAGAGCCTTCTGCAATTCTTGAACCAATAAATCCAAATGGGCTAAAATTAGATGTGACTTTTTCTCCAAATAATTTATTATATCTATTCACCATGTACTGGATATCATAATTGTCAATATTCCAGCCTGTTACAATATGAGGATAATTAGATTTCCAATATGTTAAGTAATCTAATAACATTTCTTGTTCTGAATTAAAATACTTATATTTAGCGCGGTTTAAAATTTCTTTAGATAATGTACTTTTATTTCTGTCCCATTTTCTAGTTGAAAAAAGCCAGATATCACCTGTAATTGAATCGATATGAGAAATAGCATCAATTTCTTCTTTTGCTTCATTTGGATATGGGAAACCATTTTTTGAAACTGTTTCAATATCGATAGATGCAATTCTTAATTTACTAGCATCAAAACTAACTGGGCCTGGGTATAAATCAGCTAAGTATAGCAATTCAAGATTTTCTTGCCCAAGTACTTCTTGATTTGCATCTATCATCAACCGACGATTATCTCTATATTCTTTAACAGAATTAAAATCAAATCGTTGAACGTTATTCCCATAAATATCTTGATATCCTGTTTCATGATTACAATTCAAAAAATACCATGGCTGCATTTGAATTTTTTCAATTTTATCTTGACCATTTTCAAAATATCTATGATATAAATATTCACCGCGCGAATACACATTTGAATAAAATTTATTCACTTTTTACCTCTTCTAAAGTCGTGAAGAAATCACTTAATTTATTTGTTTTATATTTCTTATCTGTAATAATTGTAACACATTTCATATTAATTATTTCTACAAATTCACCAGAATAATATTCATTAAACCCAAATTCATCTGAATAATAATCATACTTAATTGTTTGGTCTTCTTTATTTCTTGCTCGTAAAATAAGTTCTTTATTTTGGTCTTTGCATAATACATAATAATTATATTGATCATCATTAGAAAAGACACCAGCATTTACGCTCATTGAAACCAATAAAGCAAATAATAACTTTTTCATAAAATCCTCTTTATACAAAATTGTTCTTAAATAATATAAAATAATTTGCAAATTATTACTAAAACAAAGGTTAACTTTAATGAAATTTCAGAATAAGAAAAGATTAATTGACGTCGGAGAAATTGGTAACGCTTAGACCGGCGATATCATTTTTAATGGTGGCGTAAAAATTAATGAAGTTTTCTAGGATTTATACAGTGTATTTGGTGATAGACGATTACTAAAAGGTAACGATGGCCAAAATTTAATGATTCTTCATGGTACTGGATATTATCAAAAACTCCCTAGATCAGAATATACCACAGAAATAGAAATCGGCTAGATGCATGATATCAGTACATCAGATGGTCCATTGACAATTAGATTACCAACAAATTGTAAAGCAGGTGAAAGAGTTAGAATTTAGAATTTCGATGGTTCATGGAAAAACTTTACTTTATAGGTTGATGCAAATTCTGGTGGTAATATTGATGGTAAGCAAATACAAAAATACAATCAAGATTTTTGTGAAATTCAATTTGTGTGTACAGATGATTCTCAATTAAATGTTCGTGGTTGGAAAGCTTTAGTTACCCCATTATACGGTAATCATTATGTTCCTGTAGATGATACTATTGGTTTATAGAGACAACAAATTCTTCAAAAAGAAATCTTTAAAACAAAAGACTACACTGCTTTAAAATTATTAATTTCTGGAGAAGAGATTATTAATACAGCAGAGCAAACATATAAGCAGTTGATGGAAGTTCTTGTTTTAACAGATAAAGATCAAGTATTAAGCACTGAATACGGTGTTTTATATACTTCTCCAGAAAAATTATTTACTGTTGAATTTGTTTTATCCCAAGATAAATCCACAGTGTACGCAAAAATCTAGTAGAGTTCTACAAAACAACTTAGAATTCAAATTAAATCTATAGAGCAAATCAAAATTTAAAAAAGGAGGCATTGCCTCCTTTATTTTATACTCTTTCCTTCAAAAGATCATAACACTCTTCATATGTTCCGGCAACAGCGGTTAAAATAGTACCATTTTTATGTTCTTCAACAAAATAATGAGTTGTTAAAATAACATCTTTTATATATGGATGCCCTGATTCAACTTTAGCAACAAAGAAAATTTTATCATCTTTCTTGAATTCTGCTAAAATATTTTCTTTTACAAAAATAAACATAGGTCCTCCTGTTAAGTACGAATCTATTTTATATCTTTACTATAATAATTAACTTTAAATTTCAAATAATGAAATTAAAGAAGCTTTTTTCTCATGTTGCCAACCAATTGCATCAGCCATCAATTTAAGTGGTGCATCAAATCCTTTTTCAATCATTGTGTTCAAATCAATCATATTCTCAAGATCTAAATTAAATTCTTTTGGAGGCTTAGTTCCTGTTGGCCACCCGAATACTTCGCCAACCGTATTAGGCATAGTTAATCTTAGCATATAAATTTTGTCACCTGATTTAATTGGCTCTAAATCTTTATGATATTGTTGCAGTTTATTATACGCAGCAGCAGCCTTATGATTTTGCCTTGCACCTTTTAATGTAACCCATAAATTAGTATCAATATACTTATCAAATCCGTTTACAGATGAAATTTGAGCAATTTGATCTAATGGTTGGGATCTGTATTCTTCTTTAACTTTCTTAACATATTTTTGAAGATCAGATTCATCTTTAGTTAACATAATTTCAATTGCTTTTTTCAAAGCTTTTTGAGCAAAAGGCGGTGTACTAGATTTCTGAGTTTCTAATCCCATTACTTTTAATTTATATGTTAGATGGCCAGTATCATCGTATACTCTATCACCTTCAGAATCCCACACGACAGCTGCATATTTTTTCTTAGCAGTCCAAAACGCTGAACTTGCAATGATTTCACGGTCCATGAACATTAAATGTTCTAATGAATTCATATATTTATGGAGATCTTGGTATGCATTATCAATAGCAGGTTGGATTAATTTATTATGAAGTTCATCAGCTTTATTAACTCTCTGTTCCATAGATGAATCTGGATTTCTTGATATATACATTTGCATTAACGGGTCTATATTGACATAAGCACTATCGGTATCTTGGTAGACGATATAATCTTTATCATTTGTTTTTAATACTTGATTTAGTTTATTACTAATAGCATGACCACCCCATTGAATAACAAGTTGACCTGTAGAAGTAACTGCTTCTGCATTTCTTAAATCATAAAATCTAAAGTGATTGTTACCTAGCGCGCCATAGAGCTAGTTAATGAGGATTTTGCGAGAATATTGTCTAACATATTCTACAATAGAGATACTTGTCAGGTATTTCTTAGTGGTTTTTAATTTTTCTAATGATGGTTTCATAAAATAATATATCCTGTCTTATATATTTTAAAATATTTTAATTCTTCTATTTCTGGTTTAACTAAAGTATAATTAGAAAAATCTAAAATCTAAAAATAATCTCTTGGTAATCTACCATTAAATTGTTCAATAAGCTTCTAGAATTCATTCTAATGAACTTTATCTTCTATGTATAATTTTAATAATTCTTTAATAAATTCTTGATTATTAAGCCATTCGTGTTCCCAAATATGGATTAAATGTATTCCTTGCTGTTCGCAAAGATTAGTTTTCTTTAACTGTTGATTGATGTCATCGTCAATACTAGTACTATGCCAATAATCACCGTTAAACTCTATAGCTAAATTCTTTTCTGGTATATAAAAATCAAGTTCTAAACCATTCAATATCTATCTATCTGAAAATATAATTTTTATATTTGGGTATAGATCTTTCAAAAAATATTTTAAAGAAATTTCATATTTCTAACGAGAAGATTTTTTAATTTTAATTCCAGCTCTGCGAAGATTTACACGAAATGCGTTTGGTTTACAATTAGCATCTAAAATACCTCTTTGAAATTCTTCTTGTGTAATGATATTTTTATTGTTATAATAACTAGTTAAATTATATAAAACATTGGTATTAATTCCACGACGTTGTTGAATTTTTAAATTCGTCTATGTTTTATCAATATTTTTATTAGTATCAATACATTTTTTCTTAACATGGTCAAGCTTCATTGGGTTATCTACACCATACTTTAATAAATTTGATTTTTTAATTTCTTCAATTTTATTTTGACTCATTGTAGAAAAAGGAACGCCATAATTATCCATAGATGTTTTTATTCTATTACTTATAACATCATTATTCATTGTAGAACAACTTTGCTAGCAAAATACATGATTTACTCTACTTTTATTGTACTTCAGTTGTCGTAAAGTGTTTATTATAATTTTATCAGAAACTTTATTTCCACATGTTGCACAATAATTAGACTAAATCTCAATATCAAAATTTAATTTATAAAATAACTAAATATAAGAAGACTCTAAATTTAACCCTGGATATAATGAAAGTAACTTAGCTTGTAATTCATTGCTTAATTTTAATAAACTTTTAAAATAAGGTCTTTTCTATTCAAGTGTAATAACTTGCTTCAATTCATTTATAATTTCAAGTTCTTTATCAGAAAAATATTTCATATATCCTCAAAATAAAAAAGGGTTTAGAATAATTCTAAACCCAATTATAATTTATTAATCTTAATTAATTACTTTTTAATTTAATTCCGACAAACATCTATAACTTCTATTTACCAATTAAGTTATTCCAATCATCGCCACGATTAATTTTTTCATCCTAATCAATAAAAGGATTAACTGATAATGCATATCTTGTCATTAAAAGAATATTATTATGGAAACTCATAGGATCTCTCGAAATATAAATCTACGAGCCGTCTTCTTCCTGATAAGGGCAATAATATAAAGAACCGATAATATCATCTGGAATATATTCTTCATCTTCAGGTTCTTCATCTTTTGATACAGCTTCAGCAATATCAATATTATGTTTACAACCAACTACAAAATAGTCAAATTTGCTATAAGTGTCGATGTAAATTTTTAGACCTGATTTTAAATACCCATGTGATCTTGTCATTTCTGATTCTTGATTGAAAACAACTAAACCAGCACCGCATAATAAGCCATACACATCCGGTGATACAATTACATAAGTAGCTGAATATGTTGTATTCTATAACATTTTAGCAGCAGCTGCACCGATCATAGAATTGATATCTCGACCAATTTGCCATAAAGGGTCAGTTCTTGTTGATAAATCAATAAAACCATTAGTAATACCTAATGCTTTATCATCAAAACGTTTACTTACAGTGATTAATTTACTAATAATATCTTTATTAACTTCATTAACCAAAGCTGTTGCTAATGTATCTTCAACAATTGCAACAGAATCCATTCCGTTTGCTTCAAGATCTTGAATTAATTCTTGTGTTAATTTGATCTAAATTTTTCTAGTTCTACATGGAACAACCCATTTACCAATTTCAAATTTAGCTTCAATAGGTGCTTCACCTTCAGTATATGAAACTTCAGCGGCGTCTGAATATAATCTTAATGTTCCATCGATGACAGCTTTTAGCACAACAACTGATAAATCTGCATCAGCACTTAATGTTCCAGCTTTAACTGCGATATAAATTGCATCATTATCAGGCGTTCTATATACTTTATCTTTAGTTACAGATAAACCACTTGATAAAACCGGTAAATCTTTAACTTTATTTTTACTATTTGCGCCAGTAACAGTTAAATTATTATCATGTAATGTTTGACCATCTTCAGTCAAATATTTTAACCCAAAAATCTGTGCCTCTGGGTTATTTGTTTGTTGAATAGCTACCATATCACGGAAAACTCTTGAGGCAACTGTTTTCTATAATGATACTAAGTACGGGCGAGTTCCCTAAATTGCATTGGTTTTTGTCTATTCTTGTAGTAATTCTTCTAAAATTCTAGCCATTATATGCCCTTATTATTTTGTAGAAGTTAAGTACTCATTTACAAGTAGTAAAAGCTCTGTATATCCAGAGGCAAATAATACTTTATCTTCAGTGATCCAATAATATAAGTTTGTATTTGTATCACGATAGAACACAATTTTGTCTTTTACTGAAATAGCTTGGTTATAAACTTTTTGTGTAGATGAATCTTTAATTTTTCCAGATAAAATTTCATTTGCTTGATATGTAAAAATGAAATCAAATTTAACACTTTGAGTGCTTGTTAAAATAGGGTAACCAGAAACGTCTGTATCAGATTTTTCTTTTGTAGCTGTAGGTTTCTATTCGGTTTCTTCTAAAGTGTCTGTATGGGCTTCTAATTCATCCTAAACAGTATCAGTTTCTTGTACTTCTGGTTGTTCAGTAACTTCTGCAGTTTCTTGAACATCTTCATGATGTTCAGTATCTTCAACCGTTTCGGCAGTTGTTTCAGCAGTTTCTTCTGGACTAGATAATTCAAAGCCAATCACTAATGGCTGAGGCTCATCTTGAATTGTAATATAAAGTTCAACTTTATCTTCTGGGTTGTCAAATTTAATAACAGCAGATTTGTTTAATTTCACTTCTGGTGTTAAAATATTTGCTGTAGTCTATTTTACTTGAGCGGTAATATTTCTTTGACCAGTGATTTCTTTTCCATCTTGTTCGATTTTTAATGGAACTGTATAAACGCCGTTTTCAACGGTATATTCTGGAGTATAGTTTAATCTAATCATTTGCAAATTTTCTCTATTAACTATATTTTTATTTTATTATTTATTATAAAAATAAAGGCGATTTAATAATCGCCTATAAAATTATAAAGAAATCAAATATTCACGAACTGATTCAGCAACCCGTTTATTAAAAAGTTTAATTACTTTATCTAATAAACTGATATCTTCAAAATCCTTTTTAATATCTTCTATTGCGTCTAACATCGTTTCCTTAACAATATTACCAAATGCTTTTTGTAGTTCTTCTCGTTCAGAAATGCCGTAATGTGAGCAAACATTTGAAACGCGATTCACATTAGCATAGCTAATAATTTGTTCTAAGAATTTTTGTTCTTCTTCGGATAAAATAGATTCCTTTTTCATCGGTTTAGAAGTATGATTTTCTGAGAATTTTTGATTTTTATTCTTCAGAATAATACGGCCGAATCTAGCAAAAGTAACATCTAATGGTTCAATAACAACACCTTCAGCAATATTTTTACCAGTGAATGTTAGTTTTTCTTTATCATATAATTCTTGATTATATTTTAAATTACCAGAAATAGAATCAAAATCATTAGGAAATGATAAAGCTTCATCTAAGTTATTTGTTTGTAATAAAATAACAGGGGATGCTAAACCATAAGTATTTGCTAAAATTTTAACCGTTTCTTTATTAACTGCTAATGGAACTTCAGCGTCTTCATTAACAAATGTTAAGAAAATGTCAAACAAATAAAATTCTTGATTACCATAGTCAACTTCTTTTTGAATTTTATTACCAGCGGTTAATGTTCCGGCATATTCACCAAATAAATTAACTACTTTTAACGTTGGCCCATAATGACTACGAAGATAATCATTTAATTCAGTTACTCGCTGAATTAGTGTTTTTCCATTATGTTCTACACGTTTTAAACCAGGTAAATCATAAAAACTTGAAAATTCATCTAATAATTGATTTCTTGATGCAAAAGAAATATTATTATTTTCATCAAAGATAATTTGAAAATTAGCACCATGAATTTTTTTCAGAAACAATCCATTGTTGTTCTGGTAAATTCATACGAATATAATCAATAACTTTACTTTGAGAACTGTTAGTGATACTTGGATATTTTTTAAACAAATTCATATTTTACCTTTAATACGTTACTTTAATTGTTACATCAACAGCATCTAATTCTTCAATCATAGTTTCTTTTAAAAGAGGGAGATCCGATAATAAATCATCAATAGCATTACCAACAATCGTGGCTGGTGTTAATGAAATCAATAAAATGTTATCATCTACTGTATATAATTTCTCTACGACTAGTTCGTAATCGCCAAAAGCCTGACGATAATCATACGGTTGTTCCGGGTCAATTTCTTTACCATCATTTTGGCCAATCATGTTAGCAATAAATTCAGAATGAATGTGTTTCACTTCATCTCTTGTTAAGCTTCCTTTAGGGTTAGACACATTAATAAAAATCGAAGGTGATAGATTATAAGATAATCTTTGTTCTAAAATCGCAACCAATTTATTAACTACTTGAATAGAAATCATATTTTCTCCCATTAGAATTTTTTAAGACGTTGTTCAAGAACGTGCTTATATGCTTTTAATAATTCAAATTGTTTTTGTAACAATTCATCCGATGATAAATGAAAACAAACTTTAGCTAATTTTTCAAGTTTTGTTTCCAATTCATTGATTTCAATTTTAACATTATCTTCCCATGTCAAAACTTTTTCTCGATAATATTTTTCTTGTACTTGATATCCGTATACATTCCACATTTTATCAAATGTATTATCGTATGCAACTTTTTTACCAATTTCAAAATCAAAATTTTCTGGATCGATTACCCCAGCATCACCCTGAAAAACATATCCATTTTTAACCGTAATAACGCAATGAACACATCTGCCAGGAACGGTTTCAATATATTGAACATCTTTGATTTGAGATTCTAAAAATTCTTTTGTTAATTTATACATATTATTTCCAAAATTTTAATAATTTATATAATAAGGATTCTTCTTTTGTTGGATATTCTACAACAGGTTCCCAAGAAACTTTAACAATATAACTAATGAATATAGTATATTCTGCTTTATACCCATTTTCTTTAAAAATTTTAACAAGTTTTTCACATGCTTTAACTGCTTTTTCATGAAGCCCTAATGCTTGCATATCTATAACATGAAATGGAATATCTCTTGTATTTTTTAAGAACATACTAGCTTGATAATCACCTCGTTTTGATTCAAATTCAATTTCTTTATTCAAATCATTAATGAATTTATCAATATCTTGCAGTTCTTCAAGAATTTCACCAGCTTTATCCCGTAAAGGTGATAATTGTCTTGGAATATTAATATCAATTGGTTTAGTTGTTATTTCAGTCATTTAATGCCCTTGTAGTTAAGTTAAATATCTATATAACTTTTATATAATAAATTAAAAATAAATTAATTAAACTTTTATTATGATTAGATTCTAGAAAATTAATGAAACATACGGTAAAATCTAGACTCTTGACAACGATGCCTTATGGGAAATTAAAGATTATTGTTAGTTTCAACCAGAAGGCTATAGATTTAACAAAAAATATAAATATGGTGCTTGGTCTGGAAAGATCTAGCTCGTTGGATAGAATGGAGAGTTTCCATTAGGTTTACTAAAAATCATTGTTAAATTTTGCGTGGAGTCTAAATATAAAATAGAAATTTCCGATACATTAAAAACTCATAAAGCATTTGAATCAAAAGAAGAATTTGATAAATGGGTTGACTCAAAAGAAATTTGGGCTAAAGGCGAAAGAATTAATCCATATTGGTATCAAAGAGAATCTGTTTTTCAAGCTTTACAAAAAAATCGTGGAATTATAAACGCTCCAACATCTGCAGGTAAATCATTGATGATTGCATTACTTGCAAAATGGTTTTCAGAAAATTTTGATCAAAAAATATTAGTGATTGTTCCAACTACATCATTAACTGCTCAAATGAAGAATGACTTAATTGATTATAGATTATTCAAAGAATCTGATATAGCAGAAATTAGAGCAGGAACATCTCATTTTGTTTACGATAAAACTGTTGTGGTTTAGACCTGGCAATCAGCTCATAAAAAAGACCCTGAATGGTTTGAACAGTTTGGAATGCTTATCGTTGATGAAACTCATCTATAGACGGGTGCTAGCATATAGCAAATGGTTAAACTAATGACTAATTGTGTTTATAAAATAGGTTTATCCGGTTAGTTAAAAGATGGTAAAGCAAATATTTTAAATTACATTGGTTTATTTGGCGATATAATTAAACTTGTTTAGACAAATCAGTTGATGGAAGAAGGACAAGTTGCTAAATTAAAAATCAAAGCATTAAAAATAGATTATCCGGAATCTGATAAAAAAGAACACAAAAAAGATGCTTATGATGAAGAAATAAAATTCATTATAAAAAATGAAAAACGCTGTAAACTATTAGCAAAACTTGCTATCGGATGTTCTTCAAAAAATAATGATGAGAATACTTTACTGATGTTCAGATATTAGGAACATGGTAAAATGATGTACGAAGAAATTTGTAAATCATATCCAAAAGAAAAAGTATTTTTTATTAATGGTGAAATTAAAACTAAAGATCGTGTAAAAATTCAAGAACTTGCTGATAAAGTTTCTGGTATTATTATTGTAGCATAGTACGCAACTACAGGAACCGGTATCAGTATTAAAAATCTTTAGAATGTTATTTTTGGATAGCCGATTAAATCTAAAGTAACAGTATTACAAACAATCGGAAGATCTTTAAGATTACACAAAGATAAAGAATTTGCTACAGTTTATGATATTATCGATGACTTGAGCATCAGATCTGCAAAAACTGGAAAAATTACCCATTAGAATTATGCATTAAAACATGGATTAGATCGTATTAAACGATATAATGAAGAGAAATTTGAATACTAGATAAATTCGTATTAGTTAAAATAAAAGGAGCTTTATAGCTCCTTTTTAATTTGTTATGATGCATCGACACCCATATTATACTTCCCAGCCTTCGTCAGAAATAAATCCATCCCAAGCTTCTGCTGTTGAGCCATTCCAACCTTCAGAAAGTGCGCCGCGTAATTTAATAGAATTAATGATTTTACTTAATTCTAAATTTAATAAACATAATTTACTCATTAGATACTCCTTAACTTAATAATTGATATTCAGAAATCTCATTATTCACTGATTCTGTAATTGGTTTATCATGATAATTTTCATTATCTTTTGTTAATAATTCAACCATTACTTGGGCACAATAACCTTTATGGACTTTCTTGCCCATAATTTCTTCTACATCTTGGTCTAATAACTCAGTTTTACAAATAGGACAAATTCTCATTTTATACCTCTAATTCTTTTATTGGATTTTCATATAATCGTTTTTCATATTTTTCTTCATACCCATAAGGATTTGAAATAAACTTAATACCTTGTTCTTCAAATTCAATTGGGCTATGAATATGTCCAGAAATCCAATAATTTGGCTTTCTTTGCAGATCTTTAAACATTTTAGAACAATCAGTAAAATATGAATAATCTAATAATTCAATTTCAGGTTTCCAATTTCTAAGTTTTCTAAAATTATCAACAAACTTTTGTAAAGGAGCATGATGAGTAACTACAATAAATGCTTGATCTTTTTTTAATCCTTGAGAAGCGGATATTAACCTTTGCCATGATTGATCGAATTCAACAAATGCATCTTCAGGCAAGAATTTTCTATAGCCAGGTTTTAGAATCATTTTACCAAAATCATTCATTTTTAATTTTGCTTCTAACATCGCCATCGGTTCTGCATTATTAAAATTTGTCCATAACGTTGCACCATAAATTCTTACAGGTTTATCTTTTATAAACAAATCGATATATTCCTTTTCTAAAAAATATAAATTAGAAAATAATTCTTGTTGTATTGATTTGCAAAAGAATTTAGAATCAGTTAATTGATTTTGATAATTTTCGTGGTTCCCTTTAATCAAAATAACTGGGCAACCAAAAGAACACATGTGTCTGATAAATGAAATATATTTTCCTTTAGCAGTTGAGTTATGACACTGTCCGATATCACCGGCTAAAATAATCAAATCAAAGCTATCAGTTTCTTTAATTTTTAATAACTTAAAAACAGTTTCTTTATCAGATAAATCAGAATCCCAAAAGTCAATATGAAAGTCAGACGCAATAAATGTTTTTAATTTCACTTAGAATTCCCCTTGTTCAAATTTATCTCTATCTAGGATATTCTTCAATGCGAATCCACGTTGTTTAATTGCTTCTAATGCTTCTCGAATAAAATCTAATTTTAAGCTTAATACATATAACTTCTAGTCTGCTTTTTGTAATTCAGTGTCAGCTGCTAAAACAATTTTCAATTCTGACTTTTCATAAGATTCCATACAAATACCTTCACGGCCTGTATAATAGTCAAGTCTTGCTTTTAATGTTCTAGATTTTTCGTTTTCAGCTTGCTTCATTAAAAATTTTACATTCTAAAAATAATTAAGCCATTTAGAATACAAGTAAGGATTATTTGCAATTTGCTATTGTAACCCAATTAGATTAATTTTAATATCATCAGCAAGTTCTTGCTGTAATTGTTCTAATGTTTTTTCCATAATTACATAAAAATAAAGGTAGACTTATTATCTACCTTATAATATAATTTTATTTAAGCTTTGTAACTTTTTAGTTCATTCTGTTATTTCTGCGAACATCTTCAAATGAATATTCTTTAATCAATTTACCATTTTCAAATACAAGTTCAAGTTTACCGCCTTCATCTTGACCTTTTGATAAATTATCAACAAATGTTTCAGAATTTAAAACTTTTACACGGCCTTTTTGGGATTTCTTCATTCCGCTATCTGTTTTCGGATCTTTAAAAATTGGAACTTCTTTACCGTTAATAATCGCTGAAGTTGCTTTAATTGCAAATCCAAAAGTATCACGAGTATTATATTGGAATGTGTATGAGCCGATTCCAAGCACAATATTACTTGAAGCAAAACCTTTTTCTTTTAATCTATCAAGAATTTGCTCAGCACGTTCTAAAGTAATAGAATCGCCGTAAATAGCACCGATATGAGGATCTAGAACTTTATATCCTTTATCATTAATATATCCACCGAAAGTTTCATATAAGCACTGAATTAAGCCTTTTACATAAGGTTCATTTGTTACCAATTTGAAGCTAGGTTCAAAAATATTTGTACTTGTTACTAAATAAATGTCATCTTTAATAATACAGTATTTAGGACCGAACACCGGTGAATTTACATAATAATTAAATGCTTCTTTTAATGAATTGAAGTTAAATGCTTCAGATAAATCTACGCCACAAATAATTTCAACAGGATCACCAGAATCAGGGCGAATAACCAATTTACCTTCACGATTTAAAATTTTATCTTTTAAAGCTGGTAAAACATTTTCAACAACATTCCAGAAATCGTATGTGTCTGATACTACAGAGAAAATGCCTTCTTTATATAAATCAAGTAAAAATTCAAAAGTTTTCTTGTCATCTAAACCATGAGAACTCATTACTGAATGTTCTGTGGCTGGAATACTTGTTCCAACTAAACCTTCTGCATTATAATATTTTTCAGCAGCAGTAATTGCTGGGATCGTATCAGTTCCAACAAATGATACTAAATGGCCTAAACCAGATAATTCAGCAGATTCTAAAGAACTCATTCCACGCATTGAAAAATCATGGCCTTGGAACATAATATGATTATTATTATCACAAGTTTCTTCAGAATACTTTTCAAAAATTTTTCGATATGCTAAAGAAATGGATGCAGATGTCATTGGCTGCCATGTAGTGCAGCTAATCAAAGTTTCAAAATAATTTGTTAACCAATAAAATTTAGGATGGGTATTTTCAATTGTCATAACCGGAACTTTAATACCAACTGCTTCACCTTCAGGAATTGCTTTAATTCTTAATGGTAAATATCCAAGTTCATGAAGTTCTTTAAGGTGTTCGCCATTGTCTTCAACACCTAATGTGTTTTTAATAAATGCTTTATACTGAGCTAAAACTTGTTTTAATGGAACTTTAAAGAAGTTATCATTAAAGAAATCAATTAAGTATTTTTTAATTAAGTATTGGACCCTAATACAACAATTTGATCAATAGGTTTTTCATTAACTTTTGGAGCATATTTATTTGTACGAGGAGTTAATGTGCTGTAAATTACTTCAGTTCCAGTTGGATATTGTGCTCTATGAGAAATTTTATAAAAATCACATAATAAAGCTGGAATACTTGATGTTTTTAAAATATTATTCATTAGTCTCTCCTTTATAATTGTAGTCAAATGAATTTGATGTAGTTACAGATTTAAGATCCTCAAGATCTTTTAATTTTCCAGAAAAGAATGATTTTTCAAGATGCGATACAATTAAATGAAAACCTGGAATAAACCAACGTTTTTTGATTTCATCCATCGCGCCTATAAATGTTCCTCCATAAGAACAAATATCATCCACAATAACAACTTCTTTATAATCAAAGTCATTAACATCAGATAATACTTTCAAGTCAAATGATAATAACTTACCGGTGTCAAAATCTCTGATTTTTTCAATTGAAATTGCGCCATAGAATTCATTTGCTAAATGACCATAACGTTTAACCGCGGTTTTATCTGGAAAGCAAATTACATAATCCTTTAATGTTTTTCCTGCTGGAATTTCAGCTGCTTTAAATGAATCATAAATTAGCGAATCAATTTTGTTAATATTTTCAACATTTTTCACAACATTCAATAACACATCCGAATGGGCATCAGAAACAATTACTTTTTCAAATCCTAATGAATTGATAAAATCCGCTACATATTGTAATGAAAAGAACTGATTAGGAGTTTTTACACGGTCCATTCTTGTGTATGGAAAGTATGGGATATGCAATTCCTTAAGATTTTTATAATAAGGTGGAATTCCCGGCATACCGTGTTTCATGCTTTTGATTTTTTGAACAATAAACCATAAAGTCATAAAATCTTTATCATCTTTATAATGCCATTTGATAACTACATCTTTTGATTTCAAAATAGCATTTAAATTTTTTTCTGATAACTCAAGAATCTGTTCTCCGACAGGGTATTCCTTTTGTATAAATTCTGTTCCGTTTATCGTAATCATAAGATCTCCTATTAAGTTAAACAAAATAATTTGAATTTTAATAATAATAATTAAAGAAATTACTTTTATTTGTAAAAATAGTATCAGCTAGAATGCACTTTTTCATCTTAAATGATAAATTATATTGGATAATAATCTAAGATGCATTCTAGGGTGTTCTAGATGCATCTATAAAATTTAATAGAAAATCTGAATAAATATTCAGAAAAACTGAATAATTATACGGTAGTCTAATAATATCAAATAGATACACTATCAAAAATTCTAACATAGAACTTTATTCCTTTTAAAATCAACAAGATACTTAATAGAAGTTAAAAAGTGCATTTTTGCTATTATAATAAGAATTAAGTTCTGCCGGTTGGGTT